ATGTATCTTTCACTCAAACAACACTTCACTAAACCAGACTACGATTACTACAAATATAACGGAAAGGTACGTGCGAACGAAAAGTCATTTGAGCAAAGGCAAGACCGTTATTTTTTTAAAAAGTTAGCGACAAAACATACAGGAGATAAACTCTTAAATTATTTTGTCGCTAATTTTGTAGACAATCCTAAAGGATATCTCAGATCATTTAGTGAGGATACCTATAATAAATGGAGAATACATCAAGAGTCTTTCACTTATAAATTTAAACAAGATGTAAATCTTTTACTCGATGATTATGAGTTTCCATATCAGGAAGCATTTGATAGAATGTTCATAGTCACTTCTGGTCAGCATCCAAAAATCATGAGACACTATCTATCTGGAGAGATCTCATTAGAAACATTGGTTGTATTTGAAACATGTTTAGGGTTCGTTGAAAATTTTGATAAAACTTTGTCAGATCCTATCTGGAAAGATACCCGAATGAAGGTCATGAAGTATAAACCATTTCTAAAATTAAATTGTCAAGAGTATAAGTCGGTAATCTTAGATACTATTAAAACAAAGTTATGAGTAAATTTTTCGAGTCCCAACAAGTCCAAGAAGATCTACAATCAATCTTTAATTTTTACAAAGAAATTTCATCAGAGACAGTACGTTTAGGAATCATGGATAAAGAAGAGAAACTAGAACACATTGAAGATTGTAAAGCACTTATTGATAAACAAAAGACTTTCTATACAAGGTTGTGTCTAGCATCTAAAGAAGATAAAGAAGCAGCAGATATGAAGAACAGAGTCAATGCTTTAACTAATGCGTTTGGATATGAGGACCTAATCGAGTGTATGAATGCAATGGTTGCTACACTAGAGGCAGCAGCAAAGAGGGATGATCTATGAAAATTAATATGATATCTGATGCACTCAAGATAGAATTAAAAGATCTTATCAATGAGGTTTTAGATGAGAGAGAACATCAGAAAAAACTAGACGGTCCTTATGACTTTCCAGAAGATACTGATTGGCAACCAGATGATGATGGTCTTGATTATGAAGTAAATTACTATGGATAAGAAGTTAAAAGATTTTATAGAGAAATGGAAGAAGCGTTTACGTTTCCCCAAAATGCCACCACCACCAAGTTGCCCCGCTTGACAACACCTATATACTATGCTACGATTACACAGTAGTATACAAACAACTTACACACTAAAACGGAGAATACGATTATGTCTTTCGCATCACTTAAGAAAGCATCTAGCACTGGAAATACTTTTGCTAGATTGACTAAGGAGATCGAGAAACTAAACCAACCTGCTCAAGGTAACAGTGGCGCAGACGAGCGTCTTTGGAAACCAGAATTGGACAAGTCAGGTAACGGTTATGCTGTTATCAGATTCTTGCCCGCACCTGATGGAGAGGAACTTCCTTTCGCTAAGATCTGGTCTCATGCCTTCAAAGGTCCTGGTGGTCAATGGTATATTGAAAACTCATTGACAACTCTTGGTAAACAAGACCCTGTTTCAGAATACAATACTGAACTCTGGAACGCTGCAGGAGAGGGTTCTTCTGAACGTGCACAAGCACGAGCACAGAAGAGAAAACTTTCTTACTACTCTAACATTTACGTTGTGAGTGATCCTGCACACCCTGAGAATGAGGGTAAGGTCTTCCTATACAAATACGGTAAAAAGATTTTTGATAAACTCGTTGAAGCAATGCAACCTGCATTTGCAGACGAGACTCCAATCGATCCTTTCAATTTCTGGAAGGGTGCTGACTTCAAATTGAAGATCCGCAAGGTCGATGGTTACTGGAACTATGATAAGTCTGAATTTGCCCCACCTAATACACTAGGTGATTATGATGACAAACGTCTAGAACAAATTTGGAAAGAGGCATACTCTCTTGCTGAGTTTGAAGATCCTAAGAACTTTAAGTCTTATGAACAACTTAAGGCACGTCTTAGTTTAGTCTTGGGTAACACTGCTCCAGTAGCACGTCCTGATGAATCTTTTGAAGATGTTAAACCTCAGACTCCAGATTGGGGATCAGAAGTTAAAGATTTTCGAGAGAAAGCAGTTGCCTCTGCTCCTGCCGAGGATGACGTAGAACTTTCCTACTTTGCAAAACTTGCTGAAGAGGACTGATTATAAACTGGCACAAGGAGGGTTGTAATGACCCTCCTTTTCTAGTATAATTAAAACATACACAAGGAATACAATGAAAACTGCCCTCGCTGCAATCATGTTACTTGCATCTGTCCCTGTAAATGCTGAAAGCATTGGAGACAGGAGTAATCGTCAAGCGTATGAATCCTCTAGAGGATATGCATACGAACAAAATTGCTATCGTTATGAATATCGGGAAGAGTACGTTCCTGGCACATCTAGATCGCCTGGTTACGTCAGATCTTACCGAGAAAAGATTGCAACACCATGTTTCTATGGTGATCATAGCAGATCTTCAACTGCCCCTTCAAGAGTTTACAGAACTCCATCACCTGATGGTAATGAGTGTAGCGAAGGAGCAATTCTTGGAGGAATCTTAGGAGGAGGTGCAGGTGCAGCACTATCACAAGGAGACGGTCGTTGGTGGGCAATACCTTTGGGAATTGTCGGTGGATCTATGATCGGTTGTGATATTGATGGAGGTTAGTGATGTCAAAAACTAAAACTCCTATAAGCAAAGAAGAAGTCGAAGATATGATTGAGTTTGCTATCAACAGACACAATCGTAATGCAGGACTCATCAGTATGGTTTTAGGATTTCTATTCATCGCACTCTTTGCAGATGGATTCTTTAGAGTTATCGGAGAGATACCTCCATTTATGGGTATCGATGTTGATATACTCAAAGAGATAGTGGAAAGAACAAAAGATGAAGTATTAAAAGCACTTTCAAGATCATGAACAACATAGGATTAGAAGTTGTCTTCTGGACAATATTGTCAGTTTATTTACTAGCAAAAATCGGAGTCTTTAAAAAGAAATGAATGATGTAGCAGTAGTAATATACTTGATTTTATTTGTTATGTTATTCGCAGCAACCTTTGCATACATGTTTAGGTTGATGGGTTCTACGTTGGATTCTTTTAATAAGGCATCAATTGGACATCCTGAGTTGCGAGGTGTTAGAGAAGGTGAACAGTTGTTAGGAGTTACTTTCAAGGGATATGAAGAACTATCACTAGATGAAGTAGAAAAATATCCAGTAAGTGCACAAAGAGACCATGAGTCCATAGAACTCTATCGTGATTTACAAGATCGTATTGATGAACTTGATGATGAAGACGATGATGATGACGATGGTGATATCCCTGCTAAACCGTACGTCGGTTCTGGAATCTGAAATTGACTTTTAGTTCCCATGAAACCGCAAAAAAATTTCCGCCAAAAATTTGACCCCTTTAGATTTTTATGAGTGACATACATTTTAAAAAACACCGAGTGTTCCGAGAAACAGACGGTGTTATTTTTTATGACATATCAGTAGAGGAATCTAACGCTTCTGACTTAGTTGTTCATGAAGGTCCTGCTCAATCTCCTCCACCTGATTGTGTAGGAGGGAAACAATTCTATATACATTCCTTTCAAGATGATTACAACAGAGTTGTATCAGGCACAAGAATGTTTGAATTAGTTAATTATGATTGGAGATTCCCATATCATATAGTGCACCTTGATGTGCATAGTGGTGCATTAATTATTCCTCGTGGAACATTTCATAGATCTCAATCAGGAGAACATGGATCTATTGTAATCAATCAAGCAAAGAGATACGATGGATTTGATGCTAGTGCAGAGTTCTATCCTGTATCTTGTGCAGAGAACGTTCAACTATATAATGTATTAAAGAATGAGAAACCAGTAATTCATCGCTTAGGAGAATGACTCAAAGTTATCACATTTATTTTCAAGAAAAAGTCCTCTTTAAAAATTTGACAATAGAGGAATTTACTTTAATATGGGACAAACTCTATACTTCCTATTGGAAAGATGACATAACGTATTCTATATGTTATGATGAAGCATGTGATCTAGAACCCTCTTTTTAATTATGATTCCATTTTTACTTACTAGTGCAGCATTTCTTAACTTTGCATTTTATATCTATGCAATTGGATTTGTAGTTGCACTCGCCTTAGAGCAGTATCTCAAGGTCAGACCCCTGTCTGCTGACTCATCGATGAATGAGAGAAATAATTATATTGTGCAGACTAATAGAAAATATTGTTGGCGACAAGCATGGGTAGTAAATCTTTTTTGGTTCCTATGTAATATAGCATTGTTTGTTATATCAAGGAACATGCAAACACCTCAAGATACTTTCTGGAACGGAATATGAAGAAGGAATCAAAAGAAAGAGAGTATGCTAAGGATAGAATGGAATACTTCAGAGAGTTCCATCGAGTCATTGCACCAGTAGTTGTAATGAAAGTGGAGGGTAAAGATGAATAAAATTTATGCAACTTGTCTTATTGGTGCAGTAGCATGGTGTGCTGCATCAGTAGAAGCATGTAGTCCTCGTTTGGATGGGGGAGAAACTTATTGCCCTCCAATTGATGAAGTATTCTTACCAAAAGAAGAGATGAAGGGTGAACTTGATGTTTACGATATTAATCACTGGGCAGCTATACAAGGTATGTTTATCAGAAACCAAAGAAGAGAACAGATAGAAGAAAATGCGACTCATCCTACTGACGCAATAGATAAGGCATTACTTGATTTTTGGAATGATGACGGAGTATGAAAGACGAGCAGAAGACCCCTGTTGGCAGCATAAACAAAAGTGTATCGCAATGTTCACCCTCGATTCACACAACACTAGCTACATATATCGTAGAGAAGATGGAACATATTACTGGCAGCATTGTAGAAAAGAAGCGGAAGACGACCTCTTCGTAGATGCTGATGGGTTGCAACTAGAACTTCTAGGTGACCCTGTGCTATCTAAAGAATTTATTTTTAAAGCAATATTTTACTAATATCCGCCACCATATCCAGATCCAGAAGAGCCGCTAGAACTTGAACTAGAACTGCTAGAACTAGAGGAGGAACTAGAAGAAGAACTACTACTGGAACTCGAACTGGTCGAACTGGTCGAACTGGTTGATGAGTATGCTTGTTGGTTACTGACATCGCCTACGTTGCTAGTGGTGGTTGTGCTAGTTGTTGCTGATGTTGTCGAACTTACCACACCTGCGGTTGCACTGGTTGCAGAAGGTCCGTTATCAAATGATGTCACAGCAGTATTAACTGAAGATGCAGAAGCACTGCCACTAACATAACCAACAGCATCAAAGAATCTAGAAGCAATACTGAGAGGTGACTTCTTATTATTTACGTTATCTAACTCTGCATGAGGAGCGTACGAAACAAGAGTTTCAAACTCTTGAATCATTCTATCTACAATTCCTCTATTGGGAACTTTAATTATTCTTTTTAATTCATTTAAGTAATGTTCATGCTCATAATTAGATACTGGATATATTGAATCACTCTCACCTTTTGTAGTTCCGTCTGGTAAAACTGTTCTGTAAGTTGAATTTACTTGAATTCCTTCTTTGACTAAAACTATTCCATTATATAAAACCTCTTTTGTTTCATAGTGATGCACAACTTCTGGATCGCCATACTTTTTAACAACCATATCTTGTAGATCTGCTTCACTTCTTGGCCACTGCTCATAAAAATCAGTAATATTGTTTACCATTAATACAACCCAATCTAAAAATGGATCTCCTAATGCTGCTTCGGCAATCATTGAGGGAGTTTCGCCTTCTGATAACGAATACGATTCAAAGAAGGTTGTATATTTTTCTAGGTCTTCTCTTACTATAATTCTACGAGATATATTTTTTGCTAAACGATATTTGAAGGGTTCATCATTCTTGACACCCTCGCCAACATATACGTTTGGTAGAAAATTAAAATATGCCATTAGTATCCTCTTATGATGTCTGATTGACTGAGGAGACGAACCTCAGTAAATTGTACTTGTAGTTCAACAGCAGGAACTTGAATCATGGTACCGTCAATTCTTTTTATTGAGGTATACTGATTGTCTGGTGTGTAATTAACAGATAACCCAGAACATACACAGGTATCCATTAAAAAATGTAAAGTTAAACTTTGATTAACAGCTTCTGGATCTGCATAGGGTATACCTCCAGAAGCACTACTAAATTCACCTGACTTTGGATTCATTCTCATAAATGCTAGTTCATATTGATCAGGAATACCAAAAAATCTATACCCTGCCATTACACCACCATTATCTCTGAGAAAAGTTTTAAAATTATCTGACGTTTGATCCTTGGCACCAGTAGTATTTTCAAGTTTCTTTGCATCATTACCTTCGTCAGTTAAGACTGAATCCAATACAGCACTTTTTTGACTTACGTTAGCACCTACCTTAGGGTGAGCACCAACTTTTACATATTGAATTATGTTTTTGATTTCTTGTGCTTCTTTATAGTTTCTTGCAAACATTTTAAAAGCAAATGAATGGTTTCTAAAATTCATTTGACTAAATATCTGCTCAACATAAGGATTGAATACTTTTCCTTCTGTTAAACCTGCTAGAGAGTTCATGTTTAAATTCCCTCGTACGCCTAGGAAACCAGATAGAGCATTAGCACCTGATGCAATAGTAGAAGCAAAAAACTCTGGAAGCACAGCTCTTGCAGCGTCTTGAAGTGAACCTGCTACGCTTTCAAAATTGTTCTGCGTTCCACTGGTAAGTGCATTGATCGCAGCCATACCTCCAATACCTAAATTTGTTTGATTATATACTGGTGAATACTGAGCATTAATACCACCAGGAATTGCAAGATATGCTATTGAAGAATGATAATTTGTTTGACCTAAGTTTCTAGGATAATTATTTTGCCCGTAATATGCTTTACCACCATCATCATGATATACAGTTTTCTTTCTACGAATTCTTAGGTAATCTGTCTTTCCAGTAAGACTATCAGCTGAATCTCCATTAAAGTCTTGATCCATTACAGGGGGTTGTAATGGATAACGTAGGGTTGATTTACCGTAATCTCCGTCGTCTAAGAATTCAGTTGCCAAGATTTCTGCCTAAATACTAACATGGTCTCTATGTATTTATGAGGTATCAAGGAAAATATCGACCAAACTTTCCAAGAAAGTATAAAGGTGACCCCAATAACGTTATTTATAGATCGTCTTGGGAGTATAAGTTCATGAAATGGTGTGATATAACCTCCACGGTTCAAGAATGGGGTAGTGAAGAGATTATTATTCCCTATATTTCCCCTGTTGATGGTAAAAGACACAGATACTTTCCAGATTTCTATGTAAAGATAGAAGGTAGAAGGTATTTGGTTGAAGTTAAACCATTGAAACAAACAAAAGAACCTAAAACTCAGAAACGAATGACAAAACGTTATATTAATGAAGTCGTGACTTGGAGTGTCAATCAAGCAAAATGGAAAGCAGCATCTGAGTTTTGTAAAGATCAAAACTGGGAATTTATGTTGATCACCGAAAAGGAACTTAAAGTATAATGGCAATCATTAACACAGAACAAGCACAGTATCCTTCATATCAAGAGTTCCTAGCGTTCTCGAAGAAAGAAGATAATCATCCGAGTTTTACTAACCTGTTCTCGGTTCATTTTGCTGCACCTAGACTATTACAAAGTAACTTGGGACCTTCAGTAGGAGGAAGTAAAACAAAAAGATTACATCCAGAGACTCCTCAACTCCGCACTCTCTTAAATTACTATGCTAATTCTGTAAACCTTCCCAGTAAACAGATGACTACTGGTTCTTTCCTAAGTGTAGGAACAGCAATTAAGTATGCGACTAACCAAGCGTACAGTCAGATGAATATATCTTTCATTATGCCACGTTCACAGTATACTAGAGCATTTTTTGAAGAGTGGACTACAAGAATTTCCGCTGATTCAAATCAATATGTAGAATTTTATGATGATTATGTTTGTCCATCACTTAGAGTATATAAATGGGAGAGAGGTGGAGGAAAAGATGTAGTGCAAGATGAGAAAATGATCAAAGCATTGAAGGATGCAGGTGATCCTTATCTAATTGCAAAACAATATAGAGTCACTGCGGTATGGGAGATGAGAAATGTATTTCCCTTTAACATTGGATCAATTCAATTAAACAATGATACCTCTAGAGCAATGACTCTGACAGTAGGACTCTTATATGAACGCTATCGTCTTACAGTTGCGGATGACTTCAGTGATCCTGGCACATATCAGTTTCCTGGTGATAGTAATCCATTTACATCAAACATTCCTCAACTTGATAGATATAATAGTGCAGTCTTCTAAAACCAAAATCGACTTTTAGTTCCCAGATAACCGCAAAAAAAATCCCGCCAAAAATTTGACCCCTAGGGTTTTTGACTAAATAACTATACTGAATTGAACTTCTATGGCATTACCTAAGTTAAATGTACCAAAGTACAAAATGAAACTACCGTCAGATGGTAGAACGGTGAATTATAGACCATTCCTCGTTAAAGAAGAGAAACTTTTACTTCTCGCAACTCAATCTCAAGACCAAGAACAGTTAATCGTTGCTATTAAAGATATCATGGCTGCTTGCACAGATATCAAGGATATTGATAAATTGGCAACTTTTGACATTGAATACCTTTTCTTACAGATTAGAACTAAATCTGTTGGTGAAACTGTGAAGGTCTCTTTGACCTGCCCTGATGATGGTGAAACTACTGTTGAAGTAGATATTCCTCTTGATGAAATCAAAGTCAAAAAGACTAGAGGTCACAAAACTGATCTTAAAATTACTGATGAAGTCACGGTTACTATGGGGTATCCAAGTTTAGATACTTTTGTTAGTATGAACTTTGTTGGTGATGGTTCTGAAGTGGGTGTTGATCAAGTCTTTGAAATGGCAGGAAGTTGTATCAAGACAATTTCTGATCCAGAACAAGTTTATGACTGTCAGGACGTACCTAAAAAAGAAATTCAAGACTTCTTTGAAGGTATGGACACTAAACAGTTTCAAATGGTTCAAGACTTTTTTGAAACTATGCCGAAACTAACTCACACAGTTAAGGTTACGAATCCAAACACAGGTGTTGAGAGTGATGTAATTCTGGAGGGATTAGCAAGTTTTTTCGGATAGCCCTAATGCACATGGACTTGAAGACATATTATGAGAGCAATTTTGCCTTAATTCACCATCACAAGTGGAATCTTGAATATATTGATAATCTCATGCCATGGGAAAAGGAAGTCTATTTCAATCTTCTAATCAACTTCTTAAAAGAAGAAGAAAAACGTATGAAGGAGCAAAAAGCACAAGGTGGCTAAGATACAAGTCTACAAGTTTATTAATCCTGGAGTGGCGACTATCAAAACTCCATCGGTTGTTGCTGCGAGACAGACTATTCTTGCTCAAAATAGACTTGGTAAGACATTAGAGGGCGTTGGACATACAGTCCTTGACTTAGAAAAAATCACCAACTTACGTCTAGGAATACAAAAGAAGGCGGATGAAGCGGAAAGAAGACAGGACCAGAGAGAAAGAGATGCTGAAGCTGAAGAGTTAACAGAGAAAGGTTTATCAAAATATTTCGATAAAAAGGGAAAAGAGGCAAAAAAATTTAAACCAGATAATAAACTAAAGAGTGCATTTAGTAAAATGTTTGGGTGGGTAGGTCCTCTCCTATCTCCATTTGTAGATCTAGCAAGAAAAATATTTGGTTTATTTCTAATTAAAGAATTATTAGAGTATACTGCAGATGAAGAAAACTTAAAAAAAATAGAGACCTTCCTAATGAAGACAGATTTTGTCTTTAGGAAGATATATGGTTTTGGTAAATGGTTAATTAAGGATAATATTGTAGATGGTATTGAGCAATTATTTGGTGATGATACAACATTATTAGGTAGACTTGGTGGTCTCGGTAAGTTGATGACAGGTATCATTGGGTTGAAATACCTAATGAACCCATTCAGTATTATTACTGATATTATCTTTCTAGCAAATCTTATTAGTGCAACTAGATTCATTCCAGGTAAAGGTAGATGTTTACCGAATATTAAAAATTACAAACCTAATTTAAAAAATAATAAGGTAAACTTGAGAAGGACAATAAGCGGTGGGAAACAGATGAATCCTGGTCCTCTCAGTGGAGTAAGAGAGTGGCTTAGAAAATTTAGAACGACTGCAGGTAATAAAGTTACTCAAGGCACTACGACAGGTAAAAACCTTTTTGCAAGACTTACAGATAGTGTAAAGAATGCTGTTAAACCAAATAAAGTTACTCAATCAGGCACTGGTAATATTTTTACTAGAGCACTTGATGGTATAAAGAGTAAATTTACAAAACCTAAGGTTTCAGGTAATGTAAAACCCAATCTCAATTTAAAGGTAAAACCAAACAATATTATAAAACCCAAAACTATTAAGGTAAAACCTAAAGCGGGTGGAGGACCACTGGGCACCCTGTTAGCGATTGCTCTTGATATAGGAATTCAAGCGGGATTTGGTTCTATAGAACAGAAAAAATTTGAAAATTACCTCATAAAGTTTGAGGCAATGAGTAAGGAGGAACAATTAAAAGAAATTCAAAGGAGAACAAAAATAAGAGATTATGCTAAATCAAAAACTTCTGGTGCTTACGGTGTTTTTCAAGAAATTATTACTGGAGGTGGATGGTTAGGAACGAATTATGATAAACAAACGTTGGAGAGGGAGACTAATTATCTGAAGGCAATGCATCAGATAATGGGAACTGTTGACAGTTCTGCTATGAATGATAATGAGTATAAGCAGTTCTATGAAAACTTAAAACCTGAGAACAAGGATACTAGTAAATTTGATGATCTGAATCCTAAAAATGATAAAAAGTGGTGGAACCCAACAACATGGTTTAAAGCAGATGGTGGTAAGTTACCAGAGTTCTTTATCGGTGGTTTATTTAAAGCAGTCAAAAATGTAGTTAGTGGTGTAGTTAACACTGTTACTAACGTTGCAAAAACTGTATGGAATGGAGTTAGTAAGGTTGCTTCAAACCCACTTGTATCTACTGTAGCGTCATTTATTCCTGGTGCTAATATTATCGTACCTGCTATCAACGCAGTAAATGCACTTAGTTCTGGTGATATCATGGGTGCTGCAATGAATGCACTTGGTGGTATCAGTAATTTTGCTAATATCAATACAGTTAATGCTATTAATCAACCTACATGGATGCAAAACTTGAGATTTAGTAAGTTTGGACAAGGTGTCTCAAACATGTATCATGGTGCAGTCAAGGCAGTAGCTAATATTAGTAGTAGAGTTAATGGTTTCTTTGATATGGCAAGAAATAGCACGATTGGTAAGATTGGTATGCAAGTTTTTAATGGTAATATTGGTGGTGCTATTGGAACTATAGTGGGTCAAATGCCTGGTTTATCAGGAGGTATTGAGAATTTTGGTAATTGGTTGAAGAAAAATAAATTAGAGGGTATCTTAGGAGCAGTTCCTGGTCTTGGAGGTTTAGCAAGTAAAGTTCCTAATATATTGTCAATTCCAGGCATGGAATCTATCCTAGGTAAACCAGGCGAAGGTTTTAGTGCCTTAGGTGCTATTGGTAATATTGCTGATAAAGTTGGTATGAAAGGTGTATACCAAGCTATCATGAGTGGTGTTCAATCTGGAAACTTTATTGAAGGATTACCAGAACTTGCTGCAGAAATAGGTGTTGATCCGAGAGTTTTAGGTGTTCTCGACAGAGGACGGGATTTATTACAGAATAATCAGTTCAATGCAGAGTATGCAATGCAGACTGCTATTGAATTTTTACCTGTTCCGTTGATCGTAGAAAAAATCGTTGCAGCACCTACTCCTGTGCCAATAAATAGCGGTGATACCTACTTAGTAGCACCATCCTCTACAACTAACAGATAATGGCAACAGTAAAAAAAGGTGCGAAACTAGATTTTTATAAGTTTGTTGACCCTAATGCGGGAGCAAGCACTACTTCTAGAGCTAATGCAAAAGGAGGGAATAGAGAATTAACTACTGTTATAAAGCAAAATACAAGAGCAATTAATAGTATGGGTAGAGTTGTCAATTCTATTGGCAGCACTATAGTGTCTATAAAAGACGTGCAGATGAGGTTGTTGAAGATAGATGAAGAGAGATTAAAGAAAGCATCATTCGTACCCAAATATACGAAAAAACAACCTCCTCGTAAAATGAAAGCATTTGATAGTTTATTCAAGGGGAAAATACCAGGTTTCTTTGAATCACTTGCAAAATTAGCAAGTGCGTTGATAAAGTTTTTCTTAGTTCTTCCTGCTCTTAAATGGTTATCTAATCCTGAGAATCAAGATAAGGTTGTTAAAGGACTTGAAGTTCTTGCTAAAGTTTTTAAATTTATTGCATCTGTTGCTAAATTTGCCTTTGTTAATACTATAGAAGGACTGTACGATCTTTTAAAAGAAGATGCTACATGGATGGAAAGAATAGGTGGTTTTACGAGAGCACTTGCAGGATTGGGAACCGCATTCTTAGCATTAAATTTTCTTACAAATCCAATGGGGGTTATCAAAACCTTCTCAAGTGTGCTATTATTCTTTCACAAGGGTCTCCTTGCTGCCTTTGCCAAACTTGCTACTCATCCTTTGATTGCAGGTGCAGCACTGTTTCTTCTTCCAAAATATGCTGATCAAATTCCTGGTTTAGTCAATAAAAATGAGGAAGCGATTGCAGAGGGTTTAGAAACAACAACAAATGAATCTGGTGATACTATCATTGCAGAATCTGATGAAAAAGCACAAAGAATCGCAGATCTTAAAAAACAAAAAGAAGATCTTTCCCTTCTTGATAGGTTGTTTGGTAAAGGTAAAGAAATTGAAGAGTTAATTTATTACTTAGAAACTGGTAAAACTAAAAGTTATGGATTTTTTGAAAATGGAGGTTATCTAGATGGTTATGCTAAGGGTGGTTGGATTTCTGGTCCTCAGTCAGGGTATCCTGTATCACTAGATGGTAATAAACCTGATTTTATTGGACATGGAACTGAATATGTTGCACAGAAGTCGGATGGTGGTGCATTTATTGTTCCGTTTGATACTCCTGCAACTAAAAAGGATCCTGATCTAACATCTCGAAGAATGACTGAAGCAAGACTTCTAGGATTTTTTGAAGAAGGTGGTGGGTACGATAAGTTTGCTAAGAGAATGATTAAGATTCATGAGGGTTTCAGTCCAACAGCAATACCTGAACCTAATGGTGGAATGTCTATTGGATATGGTCATTATATTAAACCTTCTGATAATTTCCCTCCCACTATTAGTAGAGCGTTTGCAAATCAACTGTTCAAACAAGATTATAAAGATCATAAAAACGCTGCTATGAAAATACCTGGTTTCGGTAAATCTAGTCCTCAACAAAAAGCAGCATTGGTTGATCTAACCTATAATCAAGGTGCAGGTTGGCATACAGGATTCCCCAAGTTCATGGCAGCGTTCAACAAAGGTGATTATGAAATCGCAGGAGATGAACTAAAAGATAGTCTTTGGTTTAATCAAGTTGGACGTAGAGGACCTACTATTGTCAATTTGATGAAGAATAAAGGTTTGGGAGACGGTATTGGACAATACCTTTTAGATAGAGGTTTAGTAGTCCCTATGGACGAGTCGAAATCAAGTAAAGGATTTGATTGGACATTTGGATTAGCACAATTTTTTGGTGGAGCACCTGCTGCAGCTGCAACATTAGATTCTAATATCAATGAGAATAGACGTGATGGTATGGAGACTAATACTAAAAGTGATTCATATAGAGTCGTTCCTACTTCACATGCAGATACAGGTTCTGGATGGGGTATTGAGGGAGTTACCGATAAATTTGGTCGTCCTTTGGTATTCTCTCAACCTGCTGCTCAAATGTTTGCTAAGATGATGCAAGCATCAAATGGAATGGTAAAAGGATCTGATGTTGCAAGCAGTGGTAGATCACCATCAAAAAATAAAGAAGTTGACGGTCACAAAAACTCAGTTCATTTATATGGAGAAGGTATAGACATCTCTGGTTCTTCAAATGCATGGATGAAAAACAATGCTTCTAGATTTGGTTGGAATTATGGATACAGTCACGGACCTGGTAGTGGTCACTATGATTATGAGGGTGAAGGTGCAGGTAAGACTCCTATCTTAGGAAAAGCTGGATCTCCTTCATATTCGTTCATGGATTTACAGAAAGAAAACGCAGGAAGAAAATTACTTGCTTCAAGTAGTCTATCTGGATTAAGTTTATTTGGTAATAATAATGATCAACCAGGTTCTGGAAGACCTTTTACTGACATGTTCTCGGAGGGAACATTTGGTAATATGGGAGATTTCTTCACAACCCAAGGGTATCAACCAAACATATTTAATTCTCAGAATAGAACGAGGTTTGCACAAAATAATAGTGAACAACAAAGAGTTAAGAAAGTAACTGAACAAAGAAACCAAGCAAGAAGAGAAATCAATGCAAAGACTTCGGAGATTGTGCAGATGGCGTTGGCTGCTGTTGAAGCGCAAAATGGTTCCAATAGGCAATTCATTTCGACGGCTGAGTCGGCGATTAGGAGTTTATTAGGTGCTCAACAAGGTGGAGGTACGTTCGCTAATGTTGGTGGAACAACAGGAACAGTATTACGAACTGCTGTTGCTGTCTTAAATTCATTTAATAATCCTTTAAGAGGTATTTTCCAATGAGTAAAAATTCTTCTAAAGAAGGGACATTAGTTAGAGAACAGGCAGGTCAGATAGAGGTAACTCTATCCATTTACAGAAATGGAAAAAGGGTGGAAACTGCAGATGGAGCATATGATTTAGTTACATTTTTAAGAGGATTTGAAATTTATGAAAGTATTGCAAATCCCTGCATGGAGTGTCGTATTATTTTAGAAGATGCAGGAGGACTTATAGGATCTTTAACAGGAACTGAGGCATTTACTATTCAAGTTAGAACCTCTATCAAAGATAGAATTTACAATTTTAGATCCTATCAAATTCAATCAAGAATTAGGACTAGACAAACTAATGAAACATTTTTAGTTAACTGTGTCTCTGACGAATATCTAATCAACGAAACGACAAATATATTTGGTAATTCTGAAGTCATTTTCAAGAATGAAACAGAAGCTGGTGCTATCGTAAAAAAATTATTGGGGAAAGAATTTATAAAATCTGAGAAAAAATTATATATTGAAAATACTATTAACAAACAATCTTTTATATCTCCAAACTGGAGAGTATTTGATTTAATTTATTGGATGTCACAAAGAAGTATTCGTAAATCCAGTAAAAAGGGTGTTATGCAAAATGGGTTTGCTTTTTATGAAAATGCACTTGGATTTAATTTTAAATCAATTGACTCTATGATTGAGGATATTGTTAATCAAGAAGAAACATCTGAGACAGATGTAGCATCTGGTAAACCAAAACTATACACATATCATTACACACCAAAAAGAATGGGTGATCCAGCTTATGATCAATTTAATATAGATCGTATTGCATTTCCTGATGAGAAAAACTTTTTGATGGGTCTAAGACATGGTTCTTGGTCAGGATATAGTGTTGGTTTTGATCCTGTATTCATCACCAGATCTAAAATGGGAACTAGCACAGATTTATCTGCAGACGCTTATCGCTATTCGTACGCTGAATTATGGAAAAGAATGGCACATTTGAATGGTGGTAACGCTCTTAATCCTCAGCAGAGAATGGATAATTTTTCTAAAAATGCTGCTAATTTTCCTAAACGAGTCAGATACTCAATGATTCCTAATCAAATTTTTGATGCTAAGTTTCAAAACAACCCTCAAAGAAATTACGAACAGTTAGTTGAATTACAAGCATATCAATGGATGCGTATTGAATCATTAAAACAAAATCAACTGACTGTCGTCGTGCCTGGCAATTTTGATTTATATGCGGGTTCGGGGGTTAACTTAAATATCCCATCAACTTATAAAGAGGGTGACACACCTGAAAGAGATGCTAAATATAGTGGTAGATGGTTGATTGCTGCAGTAGCACATAAGTCAGTAGGTCTTACCTTTCAAACAGAACTTGCTCTAATGAAAGACTCAGATATTCCGAATCTCTCACAAAACCAAGAGGTATCCATAGCATAACTTGACATCCGCACTTACATTTTTTATAATATAAGTATAAATAATTATGTATCAACGAGGTACACAAATGGACACTATAGAACAACACATTCAAAAAGATAAAGATCTAATCGAAAATCCTCTCACATCACCCTCTGCTCGTAGACACTTTAAACAAGAACTACACGAACTAGAAGAGTATGTAGAGCATCATAAAACTGAAATTGAAGCAGGAGATCATCACGATCCAAACGCACTTGAACTGTTTTGTGATCAAAACCCAGAAGAACCAGAATGCCTAGTTTATGACGATTAATTATGACAGCTAATATACAGGACTTTGTGACTTTTCCTTATAGTGATATGAAATTAAAAGATTTCATTGGTATATGGGAAAAGAAAGTTCCAGATGAATTATGTGATAGAACCATAGATTATATTGAGTCTCAACCACTTGATAAAAATATTGGTAATGATAACGCATTGAGAGAAGATCGAAGTACGTTTCTTATCGAAACTAAACCAGAGCATAAAGAACGGTTTAGAGAACTTGACGATTACCTAACCCCTGCAGCAACAGAATATGCAAATACATGGGGTGCTTTAAAGGGTGCGTTTTTAACGAACAGTGAGATTAAATTACAAAAAACATTGCCTTGTCAGGGTTATCATGTTTGGCATTGTGAAAGAAATGCAATGCAATTTGTAATGAGAGAATTGGTATGGACTATTTACTTAAATGATATGCCTGATGGAGAAGGAGAAACAGAATTTTTATTTCAAAAATATAGATATCAACCACAGAAAGGGGACATCGTAATCTTCCCTGCATCTTTTACTCATACTCATAGAGGTAATCCTCCATATACAAGAACCAAATATATTGCAACTGGTTGGTATCTTTACACACCACCTGGCGGTATTCATATGCAAGAAACTGCAGAAAAGGCGGGTATACCAGTTACTACACTTACTGATCGAGATTGCTATACTACACCTGGTGGTGTTATACAAGAAAAAGACGTATAAATACTTTCAAAGTCTAGAATATTCTCATGTCAACGATTAATGTAGGATCCGTTCAAGGCAGTCCAACGGTAACAGGTGATTTAACTGTCAGTGGAACAATTAAGTCGTCTGGCGTCCGACACCCATCTGCTAACACAGATGCAATTTCTGCTGCTGCGGACGGAACGGTGACTGTGGCAGGTGTTGTTAAGACAACTGCAATTCAAGATTTATCAGGTAATACGCTTGGTGGTGGTCAAGTTTTACAAGTTGTTCAAAGGGTTAGTAACTCATATGGTGAGTTTGGTAACTCAAGTTATCAGAACAACATTAATAACTTAACTGCTATTGGTGATTGGTATATTGACATTACGACTACAAAAGCAAACTCTAAGATTTTGTGTCAGTGGAAAACTAAGATGTATGGTCCTAACACTCAGCACCAATACGTTGACTTAAGAAGAAGAATCGGTAGTGGTGGTTTTACTTCATTAGTTGATGCTTATAGATCAAATAGCACTATTGATACATTTGCAGGAATTCACTGGCAAAATGGTAACGGTGCTTTTGAAGGAGACTACTTCTCAGCATTCATTGATACACCAAACCAACCTGCAGGTACGTCACTTCGTTACCAACAATACCTTGGAGGTTGGGCAGGAGGAACTATCGACTTCGGTGGTTGGGATGCTAACAACAACCAAAACGCTCGTGGTATGATTGTTATGATCTGCTATGAACTTGCACCTTAATTTTTAATTACAATGACACTTCCAGTTCAAAACGTTAAAACTCCATCTTACGGTTCTGCAATTAGAAAGTTAAGACCTGATAGCGTATGGATTATCTATGAAAACGATCTATCAACTCTTGAGTGGTCTTCTGAAAATTCATTGCCTAGACCTACTGATGCTGAAATCACTGCTGAACTTGACATTCAAATGGCAGATTTCAATGCTAAACAATATCAACGTGATAGACAACCTGAGTATCCAGATTTGAAATCACAGTTAGACATGTTGTATCATGACATCAAGGACGGTAAGTTAGATAGTGGCACATGGATAGCAGCAGTTGAAGCAGTAAAAGCAAAACATCCTAAACCTTGATGATTGACGATTATATTATAGGACACTGGACAAATAGATATCAAGCACAATCAGCACCTCACCATTTCTCTACTGTTGAAACTATATGGGAAAAGGTAGAGGGTGGTTATCATTCAAAGAATTTTTATAGAAGAGACGGTGCTAATAAACCATATAGAGAAAGATATCACAAGGTTAATGTAATATCCTTTGATAAATTAATTTTTGAAAATTATAACTTAGACTGGACAAGATCAGAGAATTGTGATATGATATTCACATTCGATGGTGAAGCATGGCATGGACACCTAGTAGGGGATAAATGCACTGGTGCCAAAGGATATAAGATTGTATCTGAGATCACTCTTTACGGGAATCGACTGCATAGTATGGATCAAGGATATGATGATAAAGGTAACATGGTATGGGGTAGTGAGGGCATTTATAAATTCACTCGCTGTATCGACCCTAAATAAACTTGTAGCAATCTCAAAAATATGCAGACCATTGATGGTATTGTAAATGAACCTACGGTCAATTTTGTCGGAAAAGATGGATTTTTCTGGTGGGTTGGTGAAGTAGAAGATAACGAAGATCCTATGGAATTAGGTAGGGTCAAAGTTCGTGTGCTTGGATACTATACTAACGTACGAGGCGGAACAACTACAGCACTTCCTACAGAAAATCTACCGTGGGCGACATGTTTACAACATACTGCCCAAGCAGGTAATGACGGACAAGGTGAAAGTTCTGGACAACTTCAACCTGGTGCAATCGTCATGGGATTCTTTATGGATGGCGATCAGGCACAGATGCCTATTGTCATGGGAGTTCTTCGTGTTCAGAAATCAAACGATACAAAAATAAAACAACAATTTGCTTTTACTGGTGAAGCAATGGAGCCAGGTCTTAGTGTTAATGCATCTGCATTACACCCCGCAAAACCAAACTCTACAATGGCAGGAACTAAAGAAGAGGGTTTCCTGAGACAAGGTGCAAATAATACAGTTTGCGTTCCTGGCATGAAAACATGTGAGGAAGGAGGTCCTGGTTCTCCTAAGAATCTTGGAACTGCTGTAGGTATTAATGGTAGTAAAAGTAATACTGTAAAACCTAGAGATCCAGAAAAACCAATACACACTGCTAATGGTGTTGGTGGTCCTTGGAGATCACTCGAATATAAACTTTCATATTTAATTGAAGATATTGCTGATCATGCAGGAACTCTCGTAAAAAATGAAGACGGGGACTTCCTCGATCTCATGACGGGAAAAATTGTAACTGCAAAAGAGTTAACTGCTAAGGTGCAAAATTTCTTGAGTGCTATATTTACTCAAGTCGTTAGTGCTATCAGGCAATCTTTGGCAAACCTTGCAGAACAATTAAATGTTATAACTTTACTTGCAGGTGCAACTGGTATTCCATTTGTCACTTTTACTGCTGTTACTGCTGCAGTTCAAAAGATTTTGAGTGCTCTTTGTATTGTTGATAAAGATCTTTTAAGTCTCATTCAATCTCCTATTGATAGTCTTCTTAGCATTGTTGAAAACTTCCTTGAGGGTATCATCTCTCAAGCACAAATGGTCATGAACAGTGTTCAGAAAGTCATTGATGATATTGTTTGCTCTGTTCAAACTATTCTTAATAAAGCACTCGGCATTGTAAATGATGTAAAATCTATTGTCTCTGGAATCGAAAAGGCACAAGAACTCATTAAAACATGGGAACAAGGAACACAAATTTTCAACGATCTTCAAAGTTTCTTTAAAAATGGCATAACCAACTTAACTGGATTGATGGCATTATTTCTTAAGTTTGCAGGAAGTAATTGTAATCGTAAACTTTCTGGTGCTGAAAATGATAAAGGTTGGTATCCTTTATTTGGTACAACTAATTGCACACCTGAGGAACTCGCTAATATCAATAGCATTCGAGGAAGAAATAGAGGTGATTGTGGCGAAAATGATAAAGGTGGCGGATTACTTGATAATATTCTTTCGCAAGCAGACCCTTATTTGTCTGCTGCTAAAAACTTTGTAAATGGTGCATCTGAATTATATCTTGGCACACCTGGTCGTTTAGCAACCATTATTCGTAAAGAAAATGGAACAACATTTACATCAGTTAAAATAAGTCAAAGAGCGTACGCTGAATATACTTTCAAGAAAGCATTGCGTAAGGAAAAACCAGATATATCTGATGATGAAATAGAAAAACAATTAGTTGATTACAGAAAGAGACAAACAGAAAAGAAAGATGATGTTCTGGTTGCAGATCACGCAACGTATGTTGGTAATAGCACTAAAGAAGTTCATGGTGATCAATGTGAAGCAATTGATGGTTCACAGGTTACTAATATTGAAGGTGACTATCATTTAGACATTACAGGTGATTGTCATATTTCTGTTGGTGGATCCTTTATGCTTAATGCTCAAGGTGCACCTAAACAGGTAAAACCAGATGGAACTCCATCTGATGAAAAAGACATTAAAAAACATTCATTAACATTTGGTTCTGATGTTGATATGAATATCTCAGGTGCTGCATTTACTTATGAAGGTTCAGAATTTAATATGGGTGCGGTCACTACAAAAATTACTGGATCTAACTGTGAAATTTCATCTACAACAACTAACATTGCTAGTGGTGAAATTTTATTGACTGCAGAAAACTCTGTTGATATTACTACACCATCTTTAGTAGAATTAATTAACTTCCCTCCTTCACCCATACCTAAGGTTAAAACTGGTATTCTTAGAAAGGTTGGTGGTTCTATGGAAACATATATGACACCTGGTCTAGCTGCAGCAGATGCTATTCCTAGACATATCGTTGCAAACCCTGCAGGATATGCTTTTCATCAAAATGGTTTGGCATATACAAATTTAGTTATGACAGGACCATGGCTCGCAACTGCTACAGCAGGTCTTGCTAGTTTAACAGCAGGTGCAGTAGTAAATATCACTGCAGGTGCTGCGATGAACATCACTGCAACAGCAGCAGTAAACATAAAAGGGTTGACGATCTTCCTAAATTAGTGCTATACTATATGTGTATTCGCGGATGCCCCACTTGGTTTGGTGCACAACACCTCCGCAGAACGACAGGAGACCCCATGCAAGACACTCAAGTTGAGCAAATTTTTGTTAATTTCTCTAGGAGATCTATAAAAATCCTAGATATTGAAGGGTACGACAAAACAATAGAATGGGAATGGAATGAAGAGGGAGCGGAAGGTTTCTCAGAAACTATTTCTCACCTTTGTGATGTCCTTGACACTGACCTTATTACCTATTGTTTTGCAGAAACAGAATGATTATTCCACATTACAATTTTGATCCCAACATTACATTTCCGATTTCTATTGCAGTAATCACTGTATTGTTTATCTTCTATGGTATCTACAGAGGTTTCTTTGCAAATGAAGGATTGACAGACCCATTTGACGACCACGACGACTAAAACTATGATTGGACCTATTGGCATTACATTAGATCAAGCAGATGAAAACTTTCATTTCATGATTGATCTAACAGCAAACCAAAGAGTTTGTTGGAAAATTTCAACACCTAAGGGATCTGTTATGTTAGTTCCTGTAAATGAAATTGCTCCTGTATCTGATGAAATTCAAGATCAAGTAGAGGAGTTTCGTAAAAGTTTTATGGAGAAAGATGCGGCCTGAAACTAGACATGCCATGGAAATGCTTTTTCATTCAAAATGGAACTTGCCAAAAGCAGCAAAACATGCTAATCTAACTAATAAGGAAATGAAGATTACTTTCAATGAATACTGTAATTTCCATGAAACTTCCGAACTGGCAACACCACTCAAAAAAGGAGAAAAAGAGGCATCTTAAACCTCAAGCACTTCGTGCTGCTAAAAAAAGATTACAAGCATTAAAGAAAAAACTGGGAGTGTGGCGGAATCGGTAGACGCACCAGACTTAAAATCTGTTGGGCATGTGCCCGTGAGAGTTCAAGTCTCTCTACTCCTACTGTCGGGGGAATACAAAAGATCTCTATCTAGAAAGAGTGCCCCCCTTCAAAACATAATAAAATAACATGACAGTATTAATCATCATAGTTGTGCTCATTGTAGTAGCAGGAGCACTTATAAGGTACTACGATCCTCATTAAATGAAAGTTCACTCTAATACGGAACCCTTTCCGTTTTTGTTTATTGAGGATTTGTATACAGAGGAAGAATTGCGTCTAATATGGTGTGAGTTAGATTATTATCAATCTAATAAGTATATACTAGATGCAAATACTAATCCTTCTGTAACAGATGATGGAAAACCAAGAACTAGAAAACAAGGAAACTTTGTTGATAATGTTTTCCAATTGAGAGAGTATTCTAATATTTTAAATCTTTCTAGAAAAGTATTAGAACCTGGTTTGATATGTCGTAGTGATCATCTTTTTCAGTGGAAATATTTCCAACCTGATGTAGATCACTCTTTACTTTCATATTATGATGATGGTGGATATTATCTACCACACCACGATAACACCGTAGTTAGTGTGATATCATGGTTATGGAAAGAACCTAAATGTTTTGAAGGCGGGGATTTTGTATTTGAAGATTATAAAATGACTGTTAAATGTAGAAACAACAGTGCAGTTGCATTTCCTGGCACTACCAGACATGGAGTCACTCCTATCAAAATGGAAGATCAACATAAAGATCTAGGTTTAGGTAGGTATTCTTTATCACATTTTTTGAATTTTAGATAATGGCGTACTTAGTTCATCCCTTACCACCCAGAAAAGTTTGGGTCAAAAAAGAATATCTTTATGATCTAGAAAAAGGTCATGGAGAACTTACACCTGGCATTTGGATCTCAGTAAGGAGTATTCAAGCAAAGGCATTATATTTTGAGACATTGCTAACTGATTATGGTGCACTCTTCGATAAGTTACCACTCAGTGCATTTGTATGGAAACCAGATATTGATTGGGATGATCAGTTGCCATTAGATGTATTAGAACTTTGGGATTGTTTTGATTATAATATTACAGTTGTAGAGAAACCCATACTAGGTAGATGTCAGTTTTTTGGTAAGGACAAGAAGATGCACGCAGGAGAGTATGAGTTTACTATTGATACTGCACACCCTGACTTCTCTGTATTAGATGTAAACTTTTCAGAGCATGATCCAGAACATAAGACATTTAACATCATTGCACTAGACAATGGACAGTTTGCAGCACAACCAAATAACAGATGTCAGTTCTTCGATAATAGTTTGGTAGATAATGATAACCTCAAGAAACCTGACTTCAAAGTATGCACACAAAACTATGCAGTAGAAACCCTACCTAAGTGGTGGTCTGTAGGACATACAGATGAGTGGGCATATAAGACAGGAGAAGAAGAGGAAGAAGAAATAGACCTAACAGGCGGTTGACTTTCTTTATAAATAGACCTGTAGCAAATAGTGTGATTATCTGTGGGAACCCGTAAAATATCTCAGTTGGATACAATATCAGATGCTAACCTATCGGGTGAAGCAATTCTTCCCGTGGTCGTGTCTGATCCATTGATTCCTAACCGAAAAGCAAAAGTAAATCAACTCTTTCGTGGAGTTGCACAAGGAACTAAAGCATCTCCTGGTCTTTGTTTTGATTTAGACAGAGACAGTGGACTATACCAATCAGCGTACGATCAAATCGGTGTTGCATTTGGTGATGGTGGTTTATATTTTAGTAGAGTCAGCAATACTGCAACTAGTTCTTCGCTATTTGTAACTGCTGTTGATGATACTGCTACTAATACGGACATTGTTTTCGCACCGAAAGGAACGGGAACTGTCAAAGTTACGGGTCTATTTACTATTGATGACGGTTCTTTTATCTTAGAAGATGCACAAGGACCTAAGGCAAGATTTGAGGTAAGTAATGTTGGAACGGGAACTAATACTCGTATCTTTACACTACCTGCCATTACATCTGGTAATGGAACAGTCTTGATTGGTGATGATACACAGCAAACACTAAGAAATAAAACCATTCTTATTGACGAGGATAATCTCGTTATTACTGATGGCACTGAAGAAGCAATATTTCAAATTAACTGGGTTGATACATCAAACGCTAGAAGATCATATTTTCTTCCTGATGCGGGAACTGTAACAACTACAGTAGAACCAACTGCAACTGCATCTACATTGTTAGATACAAAGGCAGAACAAACAGCATTGAGTAAGACTCTTGTTAATCTTAAATTAGCAAAAGACGCTGAGGTTGCAACCAACTGGGCACAGTTCAATACTACTGCTCTATCTGCTAATAGAACTCTTACTGTTCCTGATTTATCAGGTATTCTTGCTTTCACTGATGCTACTCAAGTATTACAGAACAAAACTGTTGAAAATTTAATTCTTCAAGATCCAACGGATACTTCAAAGAAGATTACATTTTCAGTTGCTAACTCAAATACTTTTACCAACGTAACTGTTCAAATACCTCCTACTGCAAACCTAAATAGCACAGGAGTTCCTAATACACTTGCTACAGAGGCTGCTACACAGGAGCTGTCAAATAAAACATTGATTAACCCTGTGCTGAAGGGTGCAGGATCACAAACTGTAGGTAGTGTTACTCTTTCTATAGATAATATGACAGCAAACAGAACTATCAGATTCCCTGATTCTGATGCAACTCTGTTATCTACTGAAAACGTTACATTTGATGACGTTACATTTGGTGCAGGTATTAGTGCAGCAAACTTAACTGGTCGAACAAGACAACAACAATTTTTCTACGCAGGATTTTAATTAAAAATGGCTAATCAAGGTTTACTTGCACAAAACAAACCCGCAGCGAACACGAATACGTTGTTCTATTCTGCTCATGTTGATAAATCTGCAAGCACGATGATCAACGTCGCTAATGACGGAACAGCATCAGACTACTCTGTTGCTCTTAAGAATTTTGATCAGAAGTTAGTAGTAAATGGTTCTGCAAACGCATACAAATTACATGAGTATGACGTCATCACTGCATATAAGATGACAGTTGACACTGCCTTTGACCCTGCAGCACAAGGTTTTACTGGCGGTCTTCAAATTACGAGTGCTGATAATGAATCAAAGTTTAGATATGAATCTGCAATTATTCCTGATTATGTAGAACTTTTTGTAAAAACTTTTGCTATCAGACAGATCACGATTCAAAGTGTTACTGGTACGTTCTCTGTTGGTAATACTATTACCAAAGGTTCTGGTAGTGATACAACTACTGCAGTAATCTATGGTATTAATGGAACTATTCTTCATGTAGGTCCTTCTACTATTAACGGATCTGGTGCAGAATTTGCTGCAGGTGATAGTATTTCAAACGGTGCGGGTGCATCAGCTACAGTTGCAACTGGTGGTGTAGGATCTGCATCTAATAAATTTGTATTCTCTAGCACATCAGGCGGAACTTATGACCTTCGTTTGATTTCTGCAGGAAACGGTTTTGAACTATTCAACGATAGATCATACAGATTTAATCTTGCTGACTCTACTAACTCAGGTCACGTTTTTGCATTATCAACAACTATTAATGGTGAGTGGGGTTCTGACGGAACAACAGGTAACTCTGATGATGGAACTGAATATACTACTGGTAAAACTACTAATGGCACCATTGGTTCTAGTGGTGCATACATTCAATATGCTTTTACTAGCACTTCACCTACTTTGTTATACTGGTATAACTCTGTTACTGGAACTGCTGCTAACAGTAGTTTTGGTGGATCAGAGGCATATCTTACAACAACTTCTACCCCTACATTCAATGAATTTTATATCTATGATGTAGAGGGAACTTGGACTAACTCTACATCTACCTTTGTTCAGAACAGTATCACATATACTGTTACTGCTCAAACTTCTGGAGCGTACGGTTATGTTCGTAGTTACAGTGGTAATAACTTATATGTTATTAAAGGACTTAACTCAGCAGACTTTGCAGGTTCAGATACTTTCTTAGATAACCCCAAGTTATCTACTGCAACAAGATCTACTGTGACTGTAAATAGTGTTGCTGTTGCAACTACTGCTGTGGAAAATAATTACATTATTCAAGGTGCAACTAACGCTGATCATGCAGTCGCAAAGAATACTTCTATTGTTGTTGGACCTGGTGAAAGATTGATTATCAACAGCACTACACAAAACAACACCTTCTCCCTTATTGGGTTTGAAGATTCCTCAACTGCGTTCCCAACCCGAACATTCGGCAGTTAAATAAATACAAACAAAGCGGATAGGTAATGTCACTAACTAGACTAAAGAATATTATTACGTCCAGAACTGGACGTATCATATATGTCAACCCTGACGATTTCGATGCATCAGATGCTATTGATAACAGGGGAAACTCTGCTTTGCGTCCGTTTAAAAGTTTGCAAAGAGCATTCTTAGAAGTAGCAAGATTTTCATATAGAGTTGGTTTGAGTAATGACGAGTTTGATGCTTTTAGTATCATGCTCTACCCTGCTGAATATATTGTAGACAATAGACCAGGCGATGTTTTATACACAAACGTTGCACCTATTGATGCAAACTCAAACTTAGACTTAACTTCTCCTAACAATGTTCTATACAAATATAATTCAGTAGAAGGTGGTATTATCGTTCCTAGAGGTTGTTCTTTAGTTGGAACTGACCTTCGTCGTACAAAAATTATTCCAAAATATGTTCCATATCCTACAACATATGCTGCAAAAGGCATTAACACAGAAGATCAAGTTCCTCCAAGAACAGCAATCTTCAAAGTTACTGGTGGTACTTATTTCTGGCAATTCTCTTTCTTCGACGGTGCTGAAGAGGGTGTATACTTCAAACCTGATTCCACTGAAACATTAGCACCTAAGTTTTCACATCATAGACTGACTTGTTTTGAGTTTGCTGATGGTCTTAATCCATTATCAACTCTTATTTCACAAGGAACAGTTCCCTCTGCTGATTACTCTGCTGTATCTAATATCCTGCAGAGAACTGATTTAGAGATTTATTATCAGAAAGTGTCGAAAGCTTTCGCAACTATCCCTGATACATCTGGAGATCCTGCAACTGACCAGATTCAAGCAAGGGTAGAAGAAAACCGTATTGTAGGTCCTATCTCCGATGAATACCGAGTCCTTCAGATCACAAGAAATGGACAGACAGCTACGGCTGTCACTGTTGACGAGTTTGATAACCCCAGAGACCACGGATTTTCTGTTGGTGTTAACATCAACGTTAGTGGTGTTACAGGATCAACTGGATCGCAATCCGATCTTGATGCAGGAGTTTATAACGGGTCTTTCACCGTCACTTCGGCATCGGGTAACGTCTTCACTTACCAGATGCAATCAGTCCCCTCAGGAAACGCAGTCGGATCAAACATAACTGTTAAGACTGAGATTGATACTGTTGACTCAGCATCACCGTATGCATTTAACCTATCACTTAGATCAGTGTGGGGTATGAATGGTATGCACGCAAACGGTGCAAAAGCAACTGGTTTTAAATCAATGGTTGTGGCACAGTTTACTGGACTGTCACTACAGAAAGACGATAGAGCATTTGTAAGATATAACGCATCAACTGGTAACTATGATGTAGCAACAGCAGGTGATGGTGCACATTTAGATGGTTTCGCTGAATATAGAAAAGGATGGGGTCATGAACACATCAAGTGTAGTAACGACTCATTCATACAGGCAGTTTCCGTGTTCGCTGTGGGATACCAAGGTCACTTCACTGCACTAAGCGGTGGTGACATGTCAATCACCAACTCTAACTCTAACTTTGGTAACACTGCTCTCAGATCAGCAGGATTCAAAGCAAAAGCATTTTCAAAAGATAAAGCGGGTACGATTACACATATCATTCCTCCAAAAGCACTCAATACAATTTCAACAACTGCAACAGGAACTAATGGTTCTTTAAATATTACTCTTGCTAATGATGGATCAGTGAATGGTCTGATTCAAGGTATGACTGTATCTGGAACAAATATTGCTACTGGTGCAATCGTTAGTTCAATTAACACAAATACTAGAGTAATCACACTTTCTGCTGCAAATACGGGAACTGTTAACGGGAACGTAATCTTTGGTGAAGAGACATCTGTTAACTGGGTAAACATTGATATTCAAAGAACTAAAGTAATTAATACTGCACTTTCTGGACAAGGTGGAACACCAGGCACAAGACTATACTTATATGGTTATACTGTTGAAGCGTCTCCTCCAACCAGTAGAGTTCAAGGTTTTACAGTCGGTGCAAGACAAGACGGAACTGGTAATAGTGCTATAGCAGATAAAATTAACTGCTTGTTAGTTGCTCAAGGTGCATCTTCTGCAACTGTACAGTCAGCAAGCATATCACCTTATGGTCCTAGTGTATCTGGTCTTGCAGCTGGTGTAACTGGATCTCCATTACAATATGATAGTAATACATATACTATCAATGGTGTTGCAGGTTCAGTCGGTGGTTGGTATCTAAGTGTATCTTCTACTAATAACAGTATTTACGAAGCGTTAGCAAATAATACACAATACAATACAGTCAGTTTTACTCCTACTACATTCCTCAAGAGAATCCCTGATCCAAGAGACTTACAAGATAGAACATATCGTGTACGTTATGTAATTGATAAGGATAAAACTAATCCACTACCTAGAGATCCTATCTCTGGTTTCGTATTACAACCTCTTAACAGTGATACTACAACATATAACTTACAACGTGCATTTTATATTTACGATATCGAGACTGTTCAAAAGTTTGAAAGAGGTGTTAGTGATGGAATATATTATCTAACATTACTATGCGGTTCTATTGCACCTACTACATCTAACTTTGATGATAGGAAGTTCTCACAGAACGTTAACGAAGTTTATCCTACATTCGACAGAGATAATCCAGTTGCTGACCCTCCTGCTGCAGTCTCTGAAGCTTCCAATGTTACCATAGGTCTTGTTAATTCTACTGATGGTGCAACTCCAACTGCTGCACTTGACCCCCAGAGATCTATTACTAAAGAAGCAATTATATTCTTACTGACTGATACTGGTTGGCAGAATCCAGGTTCAACTCCTGCGTACGATTCAGTTAACGGACGTCTTGCAGGTATTGAACTGACTGCACGGGCAGGAGACGAAGAAACCCGTAAGATTAATATTAGACAAGATAACTCTGGAGTGGTTGCACCAATCAACGTAGAGTTTAGACGACACTCAATCATGCGTTCTGGTAACCATACCTTTGAATATCTTGGTTTTGGTCCAGGTAACTACTCAACTGCGTTCCCTCAAACTCAGGTAGAAACATTATCACCTGAGCAGATCCGATTCTCACAGTCTATTAAAGAAGAAGGAGGAGTTGCATTCTACTCTGGTTTAAACAGTAATGGTGATTTATTCATTGGTAACCAGGTGATTAACCCTGTTACGGGTCAGATCACTAACGAAGATATTGCACAGTTGAATGTTGTTGGTGAAGAGAACACAACCATTGAAACGTTCTCTGAATTAGTATTGACTGATAAACTGACTGTTATTGGTGGTGCATCTAACGCACTTGAATCAATCTTTGCAGGTCCTGTCACATTCCAAGGTCAATCTACATTTACAAACAACATAACCGCTAAGAAATTTACCTATAATAACCAAGATGGTACAGTTATTAAACAAACCTTACTAGCACCAGAAAATGCAAGTGGACTCCCCGATTTTAGTAATATCACAGGATACGATACGCCTGGTGATGGTGATATTGTTTACAACATCAATTGGTCACCTGGTAAGTCTCTTGGTTGGATTTATTACGGAGCTGCGTGGTATGAGTTTGGTATCACGGATACTGGTCAAATCAATGTTATTAATGACTCTGGTGTCACGAGGATTGGTCTTGGTGTTGCTCCTACGTCTCCTTACAGGGCAAACATCAACGGTTCAGTAAGGATTGATGGAGACTTAGTTGTTACTGGAACTGGTGGTGTAACAGCTGCCAAATATAAAAAGAAACAATACACAGGAGACGGTAACCAATTAACTTTCGCTGTTAGCACATACACTGGTGGCATTCAACACACTGAGAACTCTTTAATAGTATTCTTAAATGGTGTTGCACAAATTCCAGGCACTAACTACACTGTTGATTCAAATGGTGCAAACGTGGTGTTCAGTGGTGGAGACGCACCTCTTTCAACAGATATTGTGCATATTCTCGAATTACCTATCTAAATAACAAGGAGGGTCGCAACAGAACATGGCTATTACAAGAATTAGTGGAAATCAAATTTCCGACAGCACAAGTGCAATCATCACTACATTAAGTTTCTTAAGCACTAACTCAGTGTTTAGATTACCTGCAGGTTCAACTGCAAACAGACCTACAGGTGTATCTGTTGGAACTTTACGTTTTAATACTTCATTAGATTCTGCAGAAATCTATAAGGCAGATGATGGAACTGGATCCGCAGGGTGGTCACCTGTTGCAGGTGGTGGTCCTTCTCTTGGAACGGACAGTATTATCAGAACTAACCCTACAACTATTTCAGAAAATATTACAGTCGGACCTTCAGCAGGAAATGAGTTTGCAAACGGAATGAGTGCAGGACCAATAACAATAGGAAATGGTTATACAGTTACAGTAGAGTCAGGTGGGTCATGGAGTGTAGTATAAATGAAACTCAACGTTGGGGAAATAAGAGGATTACTAGCAAACAGTTATAATATAACTGTTCCTTCAGAGACTTCAATTAGTTTTGAAACTGGAGCTCAATTAACGCATACTACTTTAGGAACCAGTCACATGGTAGTTCCTTATGGCACTACTACAGAGTGGGATAATCAAGTAAGAGTTCATCAAAAAGATTTTTTGAATGGACAAATGCGATGGAATACAACAGACCAACAACTCCAATTTTATTACAATGGTTGGATGAATATGGTGTCTGGTATTGCTGTAGGAGATATCGGAAGTCAAACAAACCCTGCAGTAGATGGAAATGCAATATATAGAGCAGGTAAATCAAGTGGTATATATTGGATTCAACCAGAGGGGCAGTCAGCATATCAAATGTATGTTAATAATGATGATAATGGAGGTGGTTGGGTATTATGTGTTCATGCAAGGACATCAACCTGTCAAGATCATATGACTACAGGATCAGTCAGAATTAGCGGAACTACAGGTCCTAGAACAAATAATACATCTACAACTAAGATGGCGGACAGTTGGATTCAAGCATTACGCAATAGTTCCAGTTATACTGGCACTACTGCATATTGGATGCACGCATTAGATTTCGGTCCTAAGAACGTTTTTATTTCAAGTGCAGCAACTGTAAATTTGAATAATAGTGCTTCTGAAGATAATCCTAGAACTAGAATCTCTACTACATATCAAGGGGGTCTCTCTGACAGAGGTCCTAATACAGGAACTAGAGGTTTCGGAGATCACCATACTTCTGGTGGAACATATTTTGCATACGGTAGACACCCTGAGTCAGGTAACAACTGTGGATTCAGAGAAGATACTAACGGTGCATCAAACGGATACTTATGGGTAAAGTAAAATGAGTAAAGTAACTCTTGGAGCATTAGGTGGTATTTCCAACACTATTGGACAGGTAACTTTACCTGCAGGAAATACTTTGACAGTTGAAGGAGACATATATCATCATCACAATACTGCTGCAATGAAAGTGCCTACAGGTACGACTGCACAGAGACCAAATAGTCCAGCTGCAGGTGCAGTGAGATTTAATACTGATGAAAATTACTTAGAGGTTTATACTGGTAGTGCATGGAATAATGTCATTGGTCCTGATGCTGCTGCAACTTCTAATTTAGGAACTCAATCAAACCCTGCTATTAGTGGTATGGCACTCAAGGCAGAGGGATTACCTTCTGGTCTTTATTGGATTAAACCTAATGGAAGTGTAAATAATTATAAAATGTATGTTGATAATGATCGTAATGGTGGTGGTTGGGTTTTAGTTGCACATGTTAGGACATCAACCTGTCAAGATCACATGACTAATAGTGCTGTTCGTATTAGTAATAGTTTAGGTCCTAGATTTGGTAACACAAGCACAACTAAAGTTGAAGACTCATGGATGAACGCTATGAGAACTGCATCAACATACTCTGGTAGCACTCGATGGTGGTTGGAAGCACATGATTTTGGTAACCCTGCTAAGAATATGTTTGTTGATAGTGCTGCTACTGCAGATTTATCATCAAGTGCTAGTAATCAGAACGCAAGAACACGAGTCTCTACTACCTATGAAGGTAGTATCTCTGACAGAGGACCTAACACAGGAACTAGAGGTTTAGGTGATCATCATACTTCTGGTGGTACTTATTTTGCTTATGGTAGACACCCAGAACAAGGTAACAACTGCGGATTTCGTGCAGATAGTTTGGGTGCATCAAACGGATACTTATGGTTAAAATAAAATGAGCATTTTAAACGTCGGCGAATTAAATGGATCTACGGAGAACAACCGAGAGATTAGAATGGAGACCAGTAACAACCTTGTTATCACTGGAACTCTTACTCAAAATCGTTTAAGTAGATTTACATTTCCTATTGGAACGACTGCAGAAAGACCAAGTAGTCCAGCTGCAGGTCATGTAAGGTATAACACAACTTTAGGGTATGCTGAGGTTTACAATGGTAGTGCATGGTATAGAGCAAGTTCGGGTGTTCTCGGAACTGTAGGAACTGAGGGAAGTCCCGCAACAAATTCTCAACAACTCGCAGGACTACCTTCTGGTTTATATTGGTTCCAACCAAGTGGTCAAACAAAATATCAAATGTATGTTGATAACAGTAGATTTGGTGGAGGTTGGGTCTTGATGGCAAGTGTTAGAACATCTACATGTCAAGATCATATGGATCAAGGTGCTGTTCGTATTAGTGGTACGACTGGTCCTAGACTAGATAATACATCAACATCTAAGATGGCAGACGCATGGATCAATGCTTTTGTATCTGGTTCTAACTATACTGGTTCTACTAGATATTGGATGGAAGCAACTGGATTCAATAAAAATGTGTTTATTGATTCTAATGCTACTGTAGATTTACTCAGTTCTGCTAGTAATCAGAACGCAAGAACAAGAATATCTAACTCCTATGAAGGAAGTTTAGATGATAGAGGTCCTAACACAGGAACTAGAGGTTTTGGAGATCACCATACCTCTGGCGGAACGTACTTCGCTTATGGTAGACACCCTGAATCAGGTAACAACTGCGGATTTAGAGAAGACTCTCTAGGTGCATCTAATGGTTACCTATGGGTAAAATGATAAATAGAAACATACAGAATTTTTAAGACATGTCTGAAATTAAAGTAGATAAAGTTAAAGGTAGACAGGCACCCGCAAGTGGTCCTGAAGTCACCTTTGATTCGTCTGGAAACATATCTTTTGCAGGTAATATTTCATCTACTGGTGATGTCACTGCTGATGATGTTACAGTCAACTCCTTACTTCTTATTCCCAGATATGCAACGAGTGCTTTACCTGGTAGTGCAACTACAGGAAGTATTGCATGGGATACAGATGATGAAGTAATTAAAGTTTGGGACGGAACGGAATGGAGAAATGTTGGAAAGGGAGCAGGAATATCAGGTAGTGGTGGATCAGTTTCAACTGCAGGTGGATATACTATCCATACATTTACAAGTGGTGGAGCATTAACTATTGATGGAGAAGGAACTGTTGATGTTCTTTTAGTTGGTGGTGGTGCAGGTGGTGGAACTCGTAATGCTGGTCCTAACTCAGGAGGAACTGACGGAGGTTCTGGTGGAGGAGCAGGTGGTTGGGTTCAAGTAGCAGGTATGCCTCTTACATCTGGAAGTTATCCTGTTAGTGTTGGTGGCGGTGGTAATGGTTATCAGTCTGGACAAAATCCTGGTCAAAATGGTTCGCCCTCTACATTCAATGGTCTTGTAGCATATGGTGGAGGATACGGTGCCTCAGGTCCTGGTAATAGACCTGGTGGTCCTGGCGGATCTGGCGGAGGAGCAGGAGGAGGTGGAGGTTCACCTGGTCAAGGTGGTTCTGCACAACAACCTCGTGCACCTGGTCAGTCTGGTTCTAATGGACATGGAAATCCTGGTGGTCCTAATCCTAACCAAGCATGTTACTCTGGTTCTGGTGGAGGAGGAGCAGGTGGATCTGGTTCGACTGGTGGAAATGGTCGTCAGGCACCTGGTGGAAATGGAAGATCAAGTGTATATTCTGGAAGTAATACAACCTACGCAGGTGGCGGAGGAGGTGGCGGTGGTCATCCAGGTTCCTGTCGTGGAGGTAACGGAGGTTCTGGTGGCGGTGGTCACGGTGGTGTTGCTCCTAACCGTCCGAATAATGGTTATGGTGGTGCAGGTTCACCTGGTCAAGGTGGCGGTGGCGGAGGAGGTGCAGGAAACCCTTGGCCAAATGGGTCAGGTGGTAATGGTGGTAGTGGTGTTGTTATTGTTAGATACCAGACACCCTAATTCTGCAAAGTATATCGCATCAATCTTAGATCGCTTCATAGTTTCAATAGCATCAACAGGAGTTTCAACAATACATTCACCCGCAAGGTTAAAAGATGTATTGAACAAGATAGGAACTCCTGTTTTTTCATGGAAACATTTAATTAGTTGATAGTAATGATAATTTTGATTGGCAGTCACCGTCTGAACTCTACAAGTGTAGTCAACATGAGTGACACCAGGTATATCATCTGATGTTACATTTACCGCATACATCATATAAGGACTCTCATCTAATCCTCTCATATCAAAGTAATCATTAGCATATTCTTTCATAACTGTTGCAGCGAAAGGTCTAAACTCCTCACGTCTCTTTACTCGATTGACTATTTCTTTTGCTGCACCGTTACGAGGATCAAACAAGATGGATCTATTTCCTAATGCTCTAGGTCCTGCTTCGGATCTACCTTGATAGATTGCAATTATTTTTCCGTCAGCGATCATATCTGCTACTTCAAATGGTGTTGTAGGTCTAGTGCTTTCCATATACAACCGAGTAAAGTTATCTTGGACAGGTCCGAGATATAAACTATTCAATGGTCGTTTTGTTTTATCACCAGTAAGTTCATGGTGAATAAGTTTTGCTGCTCCAATAGACGTACCTGCATCACTTGATACAGGTTCAATGTATAAGTTTACATCACTAGGTAACACACTCAAATAGTAATAGTTTGCAACGCAATTCAGAAAAAATCCCCCAGATAAACAAACGTTCTTACACCCTGTTTGTTCAATTTGATTGAGAATATATTGTGCAACGTGTTCTTGTGTTTGTTTTTGTAAGGTGAAAGCAAAATCTGCTTTTGAATTAAAATCACCAAGCAAAAAATTTAATCCTGTATCATGTAAATCTTTACCGATATAAAATAATTGATTGTCAATTAATCCATTATCATATATTGATATAGGTAGTTCCTCTCCATAAGATGCTAAACCCATAACTTTACCTGCATCTAGTTCATGAAACCCAAATGCCATTGATGTCTTTTGAAATGCCATACCCTCACCAAGATTGTTAGAGATATGAGTCACACCAAATTTATGATTAGATTCAAAGGGAACAGCAACGTGTCTATCTACAACGGTAAAATCAGCAGGATATGTTGCCCAAAAGGTCGTAGATAATTCTCTACCATAAGTGCCTGATTGAAACATATCTCCTACTAGAGGTACGTCAGATCCCATTCCGTCTTTTACAATACAGATTGCTTCATCAAATCCTGAGTTGTAAAAAGCGTGTGCTGCATGAAGTTTATGATGTGATAGTGATAGGTCATGAACCTCAGTGTCATACTTATTTTCTTTCGTCTTTACATATAAACTATATGGGTCATCATCAATAAAACAGTCAGCAGGTGTCAATTTGCCTACACCTGCAATACAAATATTATCAAGGTTTAAGGTGTCAAGGTCAGTCAAACATTGAAATGGAAAGGCATCATACTTTCTATTAGATAATCTTTCATTCTCAAGGTGGTAGACAATTTCGCCATTTTGTAGTAAAGTAGTAGAGGAATTATGAACTCTACTGATACCTAAATTTCTCATAGGATTTCTTGATTCCTGATACATATATTATAACATGATTTTTAAATTATGACATTTAATACAATGTGGTATGAGACCGATATTCCAGAGGAATTTGTAAGTCTCATAGAGAGAGAATGCACACCGTATGATGATATAGTTAAGGTAGCGAGTGTAAGAGAAGGAGAGATATTTGCTACAAGAGATAGTCAAACATCTTGGATTCCTGCAGATAATTGGGTCGGAGGATTCTGTATGTCTTATGTATTGAAGTCAAACAGAGATAACTTTATGTATGATATAGAGGGTATTGATGGCAATGAAATTCAATATACAGTATATGAGCAAGGTCAGTTTTATAATTGGCATCAAGATGCAGATCATACTGCTGCAGACGAAAATGGTAAGTTGAGAAAACTGTCATTTATTTTACAACTCTCGTCTCCTGATGACTATCAAGGTGGTAATATTGAAATGAAAAACACTGATGATGATGTATATCTAGTGCCTAGACGTAGAGGTACATTTATTGTGTTTGATAGTAGAACTGCTCATAGAGTCACAGAGGTTACTGGTGGTATTCGTAAGACTCTGGTAGGGTGGGTAATTGGACCGAGGTGGCGATGATTCATTACAAAGATTGGAGTCTTATTCAACTGAAGCATTTGGCGATTGCTCCCCTATTAGTTGAAGAACCCCCTCTTGAACGAGGAAAATTTGGATATGATAAAAATGGCAGAATGGAAAATTTGTCTGAAGAAGGACAAGTTCCAAATAGTCTTGCAAGATATAATCACCCTAAGTATAAAAAATTATACAAAGGTGTTCAATCAAAAATTGAAACTATCTTAGGGGAAAAGTTATATCCAACATATTACTTTGATAGATTTTATTTCAAGGGTCAAGAATTAAAGAAACATCATGATAGACCTGCATGTGAAATCAGTGTATCAATGAATATCAGCACTAACGCAACTACACCATGGCCAATATATTTTGAACTTCCTAACGGAGATGTTAAGGAGCTTTACACAAATCATGGTGATGCTGTATTATATAAGGGTATGGAGTTAGAACATTGGCGAGAACCATTAAAAGGTACGCCAAAAGTTTACTATCACCAAATTTTCATGCACTTTGTAAGGGCAGACGGATATCACGTCGAATATGCTTATGACACCAAGTGCTAAATAACTAAAGCACAACCTAACTGATTAAGAGGAATGGCACATTACGCTAAGATAAATGATGATAATGTTGTCGAGAGAGTAGAAAAACTTGACGACTTTTATGAATGGACGGACACAGGTGAACTCGATGAACAACGTGCGATCACCACTCTGAGAAAGTTTTTTGGAGCAACAACTAATTGGGTGAAGACCTCATACAATGCCAACATTCGTGGTATGTTTGCAGGTGTTGGAGATATATATCGTCCAGATTTAGATAAGTTTGTATCTGCAAAACCTGCAGGTATGGACTCATGGGTTTTAAATGAGGAAACCCTACAGTGGGAACCCCCTATACCAATGCCCCCTGCTAACGAAGATCGTACGTGGGAGTGGAATGAAACAACTAAAACATGGGACGAAGAAAAACAATGAAAAAACTTTATGAATTGGTCTCTTTTGATGTAGCAATTAATTTATTGAGACCTCGTGCTAAATGGACTCTAGATCATGGCAAGTTTAATTGGAAAGACCCTAGACCTTGCCCAACTATGGAAGAAGTTGAAGATTGTCTAAACAAAATAAAAGAATTTGAAGAGAGTCTTCCTTATATTCTGTTAACAGAACAACAAGAAGCAGAAGCAGATACATGTCAAGATCCCGAATTTATCGCTTGGAATTATAAGCACGATCTTGAAGAGAGAGGTGTACATGTAGGAGGAGGAAATGAGCAAGGAGAAGGGATAGGTGGTAAAGGTGGTGTAGCTCCAGAGTAATTTATGAGTGATTATTTTTATCATTACAGATTGAATGACATACAAAAATTCAAATCTGATGTTGACAATGCAGTTAATGATTGTGGGTTAGATTGCCTCAACCCTCATATGTTTGATATATCTACCAGTTTACAAGGTAGGCAGTATCATTTGATGGAAGAGAGAACACTTCCATATCTTAAAGGCATCATAGATCAAGTTAAAGAAATGATTGTAGATGCTGTAGATGCAAAAAATCTCAAGTTAGCATCTGCATGGACAGTATATGGGGAAGAAGGAACATATCATACAATGCATCAACACAACACTAACAATGATATTTGTAGTGTGATATACTTAGATGTAGAGGAAGAAATTTTCCCTGCAAAAAATGGATCTTTTTATTATTTCTTGGACGGAGTAAAACTATTTCCGCCAGGTGTAGGAGACGTTTTGATATTTCCTGCAACTCTTTGGCATGGTGCATACCCTCAGAAAACTAAAATGAGACATGTATTAAATCTTGATTTTACACATGAAACAAATTTTTAGTAATCAATTCTATTATCAATATAGAATGCCTGACTTTGATATTCTTAAAGAAAGGTTAGATACAGTTGAAAAATTTGATGATTCAGATTTCACATGGGGAGACCTATGTAAGATTGAACGTGACTCATACAATGTAAATGATTTCTTCGATATTCTAGTCAAACCTCTTGGTTTAATGTCTGGTGATCTTAATGTTAAATTCAATGCTAAATTTTTAAATCCTTGGTTGAACAGATATAATCGTGGTGGATTTCAAGAGATACATTATCATGATGATTGTGACATTGCAGGTGTGGTATTTTTAAATGATGGTGAAGATTTCTCAAAATTTTATTTCTGGGACGCTCACCATACATCATTTACTAAACCTTGGATTAAGATACTCACTCAGATGAAGTTGTCTAACATATATTATCCAGAGGTGAAAGCGGGTGATGTTTTGTTATTTCCCTCACATATGTTACATGGTGTTTCCCCTCATAATTCTGATACGATTAGAAAGACATTTTCTTTTAATGTGGTAGTGACAAATGTTGAATGAAGTGTATCTAACTGATAATTTCTTGAGTGATGACATTTGTAATTGGTTCATGTCATTTCATCAAACTATGTTTCCTTTATATGGATCAGAGTTTGAGAATAGAAGGATTATTAATTTAACAGAACTAACTCATGTTCTCTATAATAATAATCTACCTTATGATGTAACAGATTATCTAAAGATAGTCCAAGCAAACTTGACTACAGAGGTTAGGAAGTACGACCCTAAAGCATTTCCTAATTATATTCATTGCACAGAGTGGACAGCACCAATCTATCAACCAATACACACAGATTTTGATGAACACGTCTGGACATCTATTCTATACTTGAATGATAACTTCACAGGTGGTAATACTATTATTGAAGGTGAAAAGATACCGCCAAAAAAAGGTGGTAATACTATTATTGAAGGTGAAAAGATACCGCCAAAAAAAGGAAGTGTTATCACCTTTAAAGGAGAGTTAAAACATGGAGTTGAAGAAGTCACAGAGGGTAATCGTTATACTATTTCGGTATGGTATAAAAATCACATAGGAGTAAACAAATACAGATGATAATAGATTTATTCCCAACATCAATTTACATGGATAGTTTTGAATTATCCCCCGAAGATCATGCAAATTTATCTCAAGTAAAACTTAGTAGAAACAGAGATCAATGTGCATGGGTCAGTTCACATATACATTTACTTGATTGGTATCAAAGTATTGAAGTTAAAGTAAGAAAGCACGTTGAACAGTACGTTTATAATGACATTGGTTTGAGTAGAGGATATAATATGCAATGTCATGGTGCATGGTTGAACAGAAATGATAAAGGAGATTACACAGAGATACATCATCATTCTAATTCACTTATAAGTGGTGTATATTATTTGTCGGTCAATGACCAACAAGGACGTATTCAATTCTATGATGATAAAGATGGATTGTTTGGTAGATATTTCACAGTATTAAATTACACTGAACCTAACAATAGAAATTCTCATAGAGCAAACGTAGAATGTAAGAATGGAACGATCGTGTTATTTCCCTCACGTCTGAAGCATAGCGTTGCACCCAATCTATTGGAAGAACCTAGATTCTCACTAGCATTTGATTACACACTAGAAGGTGTATTTGATGCAATGGTGAATAAGGTGAACTATGTGCCAGTTAAATGAACTGTCCACAGACTCGCCATTTCAAAAAAATTGTGTTATACTAATAGGGTAACGCAAACAGAACAATGCCACATTTCACTCTCATCTGCACAGACGAAGATGAGACCCTCACAAAAAAAGAGTTTGATGCCGACATTCTTGATGATGTTGTCGATAAAACTGCCGACTTCCTACATGGAGTAGGTTATTGTTTCGAGGATCTTTCAACGCAAGTGTATCCAACTCAGAAAACCTGATACATACTACAAGTAGTTTACTATTTTACACACTCAAAATGGGTAAGACATTTCGGCGAGGTGGTAGCGAACAAGGTTACTATTCTTATGGTAAATCAATCCGAGACAAGCGACAAACAAAAATGGTAATTAAGAAAATCGAACATGAAAACAAAAGGGAATTAAAAAATGAAAGATCAAAACGCAATACGTCTGAATGAAAGTTCTGATGTAAAATATCAGAGAGCATTAGACCTTTTTACCGAGTCAGTTATGAAACCAGACCCCGATTTGCGTGGGTGTGCCTATAATCAGGATTGTTTCAATGAACTGATGGAGATAAGGGAACACGTTTTGAAATATCTTTCAACGTTGAAATCAACACAAAACTTTGAAAACCCAGATGAATCCGATACAATAGAACAAGAGAAGTTGGAACACACTTCCCCTTTATCTAAATGGAGATAAATGTATCTTAAATCTGCTATATTAACTAAAATGCAAAAAGAACTATTGAAAGATGCTCTATTGGCATACGTTTCAAATTTACAGAAACGATACTATGGGGATAAAATCATTGATGAATCTCTTTATCTAAGTAAGATGAAAGAAATTCAGAATATTGTTGATGAACTACATTTACAGGAGTTATACACATAATGTTTCGTAAAGAAATTAAACTATTGAAGCACGCTATCAAGAAAGGTCAGGAAGACCCATTTCTATACAGCGAAGAGGAGTTTCATAAACTCAAGAAGAAACTTAGGCAACTCAGGGAGTGGAAGAGATCGACTATTATAGCACAGAAGGGTGGATTTGGATACGAAGTGTGACAGTTAAGTTAGTGTCACAACCCTATTGACATTACTTGTAATATCGTTTATATTAAGAATGTCGAAACAAACCAACGTAAAACTTTCAAGGTAACGGATACCCAGAGGAATACGTTTTTAAGTCGAACTTAAGTAGTTGAGTTTTGTTTCGACCCACCTATTATTTTTTGACATGGAAGTCCAAGCACATGGTAACAAATTTGAAGACATTGTAACTCGTGAGAGAACTGGTCTATCAAAGAAAGAATATGATGCTCTAAAGAAGAATGGTTATACCTCATCATTTGATTTATCAAAAGGTCTTAAGGTAGAGTATGATGCTAGTATTAAAACTACTGGCAACAATACTATTTGCTGTTCTGATATTCTCAGAATGATGAGACATAATGATTATAGACTAATTGTTGGGTGCTACGATCAAGTAGGAGATCAAAAAATATTTCACACACAATATGAGTTTTTTATTCAACCAAAAGACTACCTAACTTTATGGGGAGACATGGATTTTCAAAGAGTAGAATTCTTTGTAAACTATGTTAAGAGTATTCCACAGGGAGCAAAAGCAAGAGACGATTCTAAATTAGTTAGAGATAATTTGCAAGAAAGTGTATCATGCGATAAAGCATTATATACTATCAATCCAAAGGTAGATAGTAAGAAACAAAGAAGAGTTCAATGCTCATTAAAACTTGACGAACTAATTGCAAGTGGTGTAGAATATGAAAAGAAAGATATATCTTTAATCCTAGAATCTAAAAAACGTACGTTTAATAAATGAGAGCATTTTGCCCACCAAAAAATACACCTGAGAAAGATATAGTGATGACCCCAGAGTATCTTGCTAAGGAGATCATTAATCATTTCAATCCTACTGGTAGAATTCTTGACCCTAGTAGAGGAGAAGGTGCATTTTATGATAATTATGATACGGATAATAAAGATTGGTGTGAACTAGGAGAGGGAAGAGATTTCTTACAATATCAAAAGAAAGTTGATTGGATTATTACTAATCCGCCTTGGTCTATGATGCAACAATTTTTAGTGCATGGCATGGAAGTGGCGGACAATATTGTATATTTAACAACGATCAATCATTATACTACTAAACGTAGAATAAGAGATATGAGAGAATATAACTTTGCAATTAAAGAGATATATAATGTTCCCACACCTACAAAACCTTGGCCACAACTAGGGTTTCAACTAGCTGCTGTTCATACACAGAGAGATTATAAAGGAAATATTAAGTTTTCTTATTCCCCTGATCTTTCCTGATATAATATGACTACATACTTGTGTCAATCCTACGATTGATATTTACCGCCTAATTAGGGCATTACAGATTAACTATTATGAATAGAAACCAGAGACGTAAGCAACGTGTAGATGTTGCTGATTTATTTTATCTTGAGAAAATTATTTCAATAGATGAGTGGCATGACGAGTGGGAAGTTTGCCCAATACAAAGAGACCACGAAGAGAGAGCAAGAAAACCTAAGCACAGAAATAAGTTTTCTACACTAGAATCATCACACTTAGAAGTAGATGGTGCAGTATTAACAAAAGATTGTTACGACCCAGAGACGAAAAAGACATACAAAGCAGGAACTAGATTTAAAACTAACGGACATACTAGAGACGCACACTGGTGGTCAGATGATACTGACGATTGGCAACCCTCACACGTTCGTGTAAAGTATAAAGAACACGAAACAATTAAATCCATATACAAAGAATACTTAATGCACGACAACCCAGATGACGCAGAAATTGCATCTGATAGGGTAGATGGTGCGTATCGTGCTGTATTTGGAGAGAGGAATATTGTAATTAAAGATGGTAAGTTGCGTAAAGTTGAACCATTACAACACGCAGCTTTACTATGTTTTTCTAACAAGTATAACGTCAAGATGAAAACAAATACTGTTAACATCAAGATGTGGGTTAGTGATATTGAAGACGCTGTTTTATGGGTTCGTAAAGTATATCTTGATTCTGAATTTAATAGTTGGAAGCAAACAACTCTACCACACTATAACCCATTTACTTGGGCATATCTTGTTTCTTATATGAAGTATAAGGAAGTTCCAGAAGCACTAGAAAAACTAAAGGAATTGATATTCAGAGTATCTAATTATGAAGTGGTAGTTGACCCCTCAAATGGACGTGAAGATAGATTTAGTCCTCTAAATGTATTATTGAGAGAGTGGCAACAACTCAAAGCAGGTACGTCAAGGTATGTTCAGACCTCAGCAATGAACGGAAGTTATCCCTCTAACAATATGAAATCATTTACACTATTGTGTATTGATAAATTTATTGAAGGTAAGTATCTTAGTAAAGATGGTAGCATGAGAGGTGTTAACTGGAAAGCATACTTAGAAGAGTGGGAACTTGCTTGGAAAGTAGCACATGGTATGACAGCACCTCACGTTGAGTATGCGACATTACCAATAGAGATGTTCCCCGAAGACGAAGACTAGACCAGTTAGGATAGTGTCACAACCCCTCGACAGAGGGGTTTTTTTATGCTATACTGATTGTATTGAAAGGTTATTATGCAACTACGTCCACACCAAACAAGAGCATTCAACTCTATGCAAGAGAGTAACAAGGGTCAAATCATTGTTCCTACTGGTGGTGGTAAAACATACATCATGATTGCTGATACTCTTAAGAGATTCAAGTTACCAGTTGCACAGACTACAGTTGTAGTTGCACCTCGTATCTTACTTGCTAATCAATTGTGTGCAGAGTTCCTAGAGCATAATCTAGATGGATATTATAATCAAGGTGTTGATGTTGCTCATGTTCACTCAGGAGAGACTCATCACTTCAGCACAACAAATCAATTTGAATTAAATACTTGGGTCAACAACAGCAAAAAGCACATTTTGATATTTACCACATATCATTCACTTCAAAAGGTCGTCAATGCAGTTGATGTAGAAGTTGATACTATTTACTTTGATGAAGCACATAATGGTTGTGGTAAGCACTTCCATATTGCTCTATCTCAAATAGTCCAGTATGCAAAGAGGAGTTATTTCTTTACAGCAACACCTCGCATGGGTCGTGGTGTATCACTTGACAGAGGTATGAACAACACCGCAGTATATGGTGGTGTATTGGAGAATGTTCCCGCACAGGAACTTATCAAGTCAGGTGCTATTGTTCCCCCTAAGATTGTTCCCTTTGAGACTCGTAACTCAACCCCTCGTGACAAGTATAATGCTCATGAGATTGATGCTGATAACCTCAGAGATATTATCGATACATTTGATGATAGTCAGAACAACAAGATTCTAGTTGCAGCACCTAGTTCAAGAGTCTTGGGTAATATGCTCGGACATACTACTATTCTTGAGTATTTCAAGGACAATGGATATGACGTTATGCACATCACATCAAAGTTTGGTGCTATCATCAATGGCACAAAAGTTGGTAGAGAAGAGTTTTTTGACACACTCACAAAGTGGGGTCAGGACGATAGCAAAAGATTTGTTATTTTCCACTATTCAATACTATCTGAAGGTATCAATGTTCCAGGTTTGACTCATACAGTTTTGTTGAGAAACCTACCTATCATTGAAATGGCACAGACTATTGGTCGTGTCATTCGAGTTCATTCTGATGATCGTAAATCAGTTGCTGATGGTCTCATTCCTGCAGGTGCATTTCACTTATACAAAAAACAATTTGGACAAGTAAGTGTTCCTACTGGACAAAAACGTGGAGACGCAATTGGTAAAAGATTGCAGAATGTAGTCAATCAAATTTTTGTTGATGGTGTTCCCCCTATCGCTTATTGCTAATGAAATTAAGACCACAAAAAGATACAATTTTATATGGGGATTGTAGGAATACAATTCCCACTATACATGAGAGAGTCCAGATGTGTGTAACTTCCCCCCCTTATTATGGACTAAGGGATTATGGTGGAGAGTCGTCACAAATAGGACAAGAACAAACACCCGAAGAATATATTGAAGAACTTGTAAAAGTATTCAGAGAAGTTAAGAATGTTTTGGCAGATGATGGAACTTTATGGTTAAACATAGGGGATAGTTATTATAACTATAGACCTGGAAAAGGTCAATCATATCCTAAACAAACAGTATCTAAAACTAAACAAGATTTACCTGATAAATGTAACAAACGAGGTAACAAATTAGAAGGATTAAAAGAGAAAGACCTTATTGGTATTCCTTGGTTGTTAGCGTTTGCATTACGCAAAGATGGGTGGTATTTAAGACAGGATATTATTTGGCATAAACCTAATCCAATGCCAGAAAGTGTAAAAGATAGATGCACAAAAGCACATGAATATATTTTCTTATTCTCTAAGAACAAGAAATATTATTATGACAATGAAGCAATTAAAGAACCTGCAAAAGATTGGGGAACTAGAGATAGAACTAAAGGAAAGTATCATAATAAAGGAACTGGATTAAGTCCTCATACTGGACTCAATAAGAGTTATCCTACAAAGAATAAAAGATCAGTATGGTCAGTAACTAATAAACCATATAAGGGAACTCACTTTGCAGTATTTCCCCCTGACTTAATTGAACCTTGTATCCTAGCAGGGAGTAAGAAAGGAGATTTAATTCTTGACCCATTTATGGGTAGTGGCACAACAGCAATGGTATCTAAACAATTAGATAGGCATTATATTGGTTGTGAATTGCATGAAGAATATAAATCGCTGATAGATTCAAGATTACCAAACACAGCACTTACTGACTTGATGGAATGTGACAGTTAACGTACTGCACACTATCAGTTGCATATGACCCTATAGTCACTTATAGTATATTCATACAACAGATTTTTATTATGTCAACAAATGCAAGAATCGCACTCAAACTTTCCGATAAAACTTTTGTTTCAGTTTATCATCATTGGGACGGTTATCCTGAGTGGTTGGGTGTAGTCCTAACTGAACAGTATAACAAACTAGAGTCTGTTATTGAACTTCTCTCAGGTGGAGACATGAGTTCATGTTGGTCAGATAATGAGTATGATTTCGAGAAAAAGGAATTTGTAAAACGTGACCCTAAACCTACTTACTACTCAGAGAGAGGAGAGTCAGCACCCCCTAGAATCGCACACTCAATTACAGAGTTCCTAGATCATTGTGACCAGTGTGGTGGAGAATTCGGTTATGTCTATGATAAGGGAGAGTGGTTCGCTTATGAGACTACAGACCGCACTCTAGTTGACATTCCACAGGAGATAGAAGAATGAAGTTTATAGTAAAAGACATTGAACTCTATTTAAGTGAAGTTGGAGACGGAGACCCCGATTTACAATTCACAGATCAAGAAGAGTATGTAATGCACCAAAGATGTCTAGGTAGATGGACAGCAAGAAATGAAAAACATTTAAAAGAAAGGATTTTTGATTTCATAGGTTATCATGTAGAGTTTATTGACTACGAGGTAAAAGCATGAAAACCTACCCACTTCCGAAGGTGCTACAGAGACATGGTATTGAAATCATGTTGATGAATGAACAGCAAAGAAAAATCTGGATAGAGGACGTTAAAAAGATACACCCAGATTTTCCGTTTGACAGCATGGTGTATGACACTCACACTAGTGGCACATAGTTCCCCCATTCCCCTCTATCATACCCTATACTAAGAATAGTTAAAGAAACAAATGCAAACCATTCCATTCTACGACTTCCCAAAATCCCCTATTCTCATTCTAGGGTTTTTTGGAATTGTAGTCGCACTCGTCACACTTTACGTTGTTAATGTAAAGTATTTCAATAGTCCATTCAACGAGGATAACAACTAATGCTAGATTTTTTATCAGATGTCTTAGAGGATTTTTGCTCTAAGAATAATCTACCACTCATGAGTGCAGATGACCTATTATATGCACCTGCATGGTCAGAAATCAATCTTTCTCAACCTCAAAAAAATTGGTTAACCAATTATATTGAAGTGTGGGATATTATCCAAGAAAATTCTTAAGGAGAACTTTATCATGACAACTCAAGAACGTGACAATGCAATTACTCAAATGTCTAAGCACTTGTTTAGTGTGATGCAGACCAGAGTCAAAGAGGACAGGCATCTAGATGCCCTATCAATTTGCGAGGAGTGGGTAGTAAATGGCAAAGACCCTCAGGACGAGGATACAGAGTTCATTTTTATTCCTAACACAACTTTTGGCGATTGGACATGGGAGGTGTGACAGTACGTTTAGTGTCACATAGTTTCCCTATTCATATCCATTACTCACTATAATAAAGACATGAACAAAACAACACCAAGAGAAAAAACCATTATCAAACTTATGGAAATGGTTATTGACACACTTAAGTATTGTGATGATCTTGATGACCCTGCATTTGCAATGTATGATGTCATGAGAGACGCAGTTGAAAAAGAAGTTCGCTATCCTATGGAGTTTTAACTAATGAATCAAAACGACAAGAACAAACTTGAAAAATTTGGTATGACTCAAAATGAGTTGAATGAACTAAGATACCATTATGTTGACAGATATGTTGAAAATATGTCAACTAAGGATTTAGTCCAGTATGTCTTTGATGATTTGCTCAATTATGTTCATAATCAACCAGATGCAGAATTTGTTGATGAAGCACAAAACTATTGGGAAGATCACTATGATGATGTTGTTACTGACATCAAAGAGTATGCTAACAGCGATTTCAAAAAACCTTTAGAGGAGAGAAGAAACAATGACTAGATCAGAACTAGAAAACAAGATTATCAATTTCGTTTTAGAGAATAATCTTGATGCTTCATTTGTGCAACAAACAGAGGGATTAACTTATGTTCGCTTCACAGTAGAAGAGGATTTTGAAGAATGATAAAAATTGAATTAACAAAAGGACAATTTCAAGAAATCTATGATGCAGTTAGGGATTTACCTGACGAGATCAGAGAAGACTTAAAACTTGATGGGGAAGAACCTGATACAGCACATTTAGATTTGTTTAGTGCAGTTGATGAACTTGCAAGAATTGATAAGAGACTCAACAAACAATTTAAGCAAGTAAAACTCAATTCGCCAGATTGGGAGTGACAGTTAATTATGTGTCACACACTACCACGCATAGGTTACAAAATACCCTATAATAAGAATAAGCAAACAAAGAACAAAAAATGATTCCAGAAACATTGCCAGTTCACATGAGTGGAGATCAACTCTACAATATGGTAAAACTCTATGATCTACTCAGAGATATGAGTTTTGAACTCACACCCGAACAGATCGAAGTGTTCGAGAATATTCAAGATGCAGAAGTCAACGGAGGATTTTTCTAATGAAATCATTTACATCAAAAGTTACGATCGTTTTTGATATTAATAATCATGAAGCGAACTCTAAAGAAGAGTATATCCAAAAGTTAAAAGATCAGTATGAAGAATGTTATGGCATTTACCTACACGATCATGAGATCACAATGATCGAAGAGGAAGAACCAATTAATCTTTATCAGGGAGCATAATGGAAAGTTACTTAAACCTATTTGAGCATATCCCAGAGGACGAGCATTCACATATTTCTAACAAGATATGGGAAGCACTTGATCGGGCAGGGATTGAACTAAGTCAAGATGCAGAATTATCAATCCGCATTTATGATGATAACTATGAAGGAGAATATGATGGGGAAGAGTATGACAGTTAAACAAGTGTCACGTACGTTTACCATTCCACTCTATTATCCTTTATAATAATAGTAATTAAACATTTTTTATTATGATACAGTATTTTATTGAAATCCCAAATACACCGATCAGAGAACCAGTGAGCGGTTTTTGCTATGACATTCTATATGATATGGCACAACAGTATGGTCATGCAGAATTAGTATGGTATGCTAATAATGGCACTAGAATGATACAGGGCATTTATACAGATAAAGATTAATTAATTCATTCAAAGGAGATTTTTAAAATGGGTGCTAAATGTGACGTGTGTGCTAATTTTGATGAGACTTATAGGCAAGAAATGGAATTCCCTAAAGATTCCGATCATTGCATTCAAGATTATCAACCCGATCTTTATTACTATTGGGATAGTCCAATAGAAGAGGATTATAATTGGAGAGACGAATTTCCTCATGCTGATTGTATGTGCGAGATATGTTTTGATATAGCAAACTCAGAAAAGAAAATCAAATGGAATTGTGCCAGTTGTTAAAGTGTCACATAGTTTCCCTATTCCTATACATTTACCTTTATAATATTAGTATATTCAACAAACATCATGCACAACTTCAAAGAATTTCTAGACTATTGTGAATCATTCTACAACCCATCACACCCAGATGTTTTATATCCTATTGATGGGTTAACTCGTGAAGAGTTAGCACTTGCTACACTCACATACCTAGACTTATGTGCATCATCTGATGGTCAAGTAAACTGGGGAGACGGAGATAGTTTAGATCGTGAGAGAGTCAGAGATTTTGTTTACGCAAGGAGGTCAGTAGCATGAGGAAATTTATAATTCTAGAGAGATTTGTAGGTTATAATGATATAACGATCGAAGCGAATACCGAAGAGGAAGCGATCGAACTTTATAATCGTGGACATTTTCCCGATAGTGCGGTAGATCAAGATGATATGTTTTACGATTTTGAATTTAGAGATATACGTCCAGAATGATGGAAGAATTAACAGAAAAACAAAAGTTGCTCATTCACTTGAATGAAGTTAAAAACATATTGAACAATTGCACATCACTTGATGATGAGTTAATTGGAATATACCAGAATTTTAACGCTATCACATACGAGGACATTTTTAAACCATTAATGGACAGTTCAAATACTGTCACATAATTTGACCATTCACACTATTATGGACTATAATAGTAGTATAAACAAAGAGGATTTATGAACAACACTTATCAATTCACTGATGCACAGATGAGAGTCATCAATGTAATGCTCACATATTTTGACGAGTTGGGAATCAATCCAAAATACAAAACCGATTTTGAAAGTCTTTATGACTATATTCAAACAGGCGGAGAACTATTTTTAGGAGAGTAAAATGTCAGTATCACATCACGAGAGCATTCTCGAAACTTGCTATGATGAAGCATGGATAGACTACGCAAAAGAGCATGGTCTAACATACGATCAACTTACAACACTTGAGCAAAATTCTGACTACGGTATTCTACCAGAGATCGAAGCAGAAGCAAGAAAAAGATTTGAGGACTTGTGCCAGTAGGAATACTGTCACATAGTTCCCCCATTCAACCCACCTATCCTTTATAATAAGAGTAACAACAAACAAATCTATGAGAATGACTAAAAAGCAAGCAGTTCAGCAATTTAGATGGGATTGGTCAGACTTCCTAAAATCTAACCCTAGTTGGAGGGGAGACAAAATTGCAAAGAGGTGTGCTTTTAATGATTTTGTTGATGCTCTCAACAAAGATGGTCTAGTTACAGATTATCAAGCATATAACTGGTCAAACCCATTCTAAGGAGATTTTTAAAAATGACAACTATCGAACTTTTAGAAGAGTCACTCAAGCAGTTAAAGATTATTCAACTTGAAAATCTGAAGAGAGAACCGAACCACCCCAGAAACAAATTTGACTATACTGTTGTAGTTCCCGATACTGATCTAGGTTATCATGAACACTATACAATGGATTTAGAAGTTGCCAAAAAAAGTGCAATCGAGTGGGCAAGAGACTACGGTCGGGCATCTGTAGAAGATCGTAACCTAAAAACAGTATTCGCAGTGCGGTAGTGTGACAGTACGATTAGTGGCACATGGTAACCCCATTGTCACTAGTTTACCTTTATAATAATAGTATAAGAAACAAACTTCTAAAAAACATGACAATCTCAGAATACAAAAAACTTCTAAAAAACGACACTCTTATGATCGGTCTTGATGTATCTGAAGAGAAAACAAACAGAGTCATCAACAGAATTCTCGAAGTTGACAACTTTCAAAATGTTGCTTGCTATTGTGCAGACTTCTCAGAATTTGTAGAAGAGTTGGCAGAGTGGGGTGTTGATGGGTGTGCTAAGGTCGATTTTGATGACCCTGATCTAGACATTGCTAAACTAGACAGATTTATCAAATCTGAAAACGGATACATTAGGGGAGAGTAATGGAACTAACCCCTAAACAACTTGAGTATGTCCTCGAATGTCTCAATTTTCATTATGCAGAGAATGAGCATATTAAAAAGGACATTATCGAACTTAACGCTAGTATATGCAGACTAGTAGCAAACCAATTACAGGAGATTTACAAAAATGACTAGAGCAGAATACGAGTTAGTTTTTCAAGCATTTAAAAACTATCGTCTTTATATGACAGATGAGCAAGAGGTCTTAAGCGAGAAAATTCTAGACGATCTTTTTTATCCCGAATTCGATAAACTTAAGGGAATCGAAGAGACCGCAGGAGATTTACCAGTTTTAGAAATTCCCGAAGATCTCGAAGAGACCCCATCAGAAATTAAATCACTTAATTTTCGATAAGTCAACGTACCTTGTGACACTTTGATTAGTGGCACAGGGTTTCCCCATTTGTGGATCGCCCGCCCTATAATTATAGTATAACAAACAAAGAAACCTTTTTATTATGAGAAAAGTCGAAGCAACAATGAACTCAATGATTCGCAACGGTGTAGCATGGTCAGATGGTAATACTTGCACTACTTACGATAATGATGGAAATTGCCTAGTTTACCTACATGGCAATCATATCGCAACTGTAGGCGATTCATTCATGGCAATCTTTGACGGTGGTTATCAATCAAACACCACTAAGAGCAGACTCAACGCATTGCTACAAGAATTCAGACCACACACAAAAGTGTTCGCTAAAAACTTTCAATGGTTCATTAAAGCACATAATTCAGTAGTTCCATTTATCTCAGGGAGTCTAGTATAATGACAGTATTGAATGAGTATGAAAAAATGTTCAATACCGTCTTATCTCTACACTTTGGGAGAACATTCTGGATAGATGACGAAAATAACCTATGTTCAGCACCAACTTATAAAGATGGTTCTACACATTGGGAACAATGGGATTATGTTAGTGAGTGGACAGACTTAGAAGGTATCAACCTCGATAAATTACTTGATGTTCATAAAACTTGCCTAGAATATAAAAACTATGGTGCGGAGGATTTTACCTAGTGCATCATGTTCTTTATGAGTGGTCGGAATTAGTTGAAATTGATAAGCACGTTACCCAATTAGAAAAGGGAATCGAAGCAATCAATCAAGCGATTAAATCATGTAACCTAACAGAGAACAAAGATTATACAGAACCACTATATAGAGTTAGATCGGAATTGAATAAACAACTCAATGACATTCTAGCACAATTCCCAGATTATTCAAAACAATGCAAATAGGGGATATAATCACATTTAAAGGAGTGAAGGGTTTTATCACTTTTAAATGTAAGGATTATATTACCTATTGCATTCACCAGTATAAAAAAACAGATGAAGAAAGAAAACACGCCCGAAGAGAATACACACAGGTCAATGTTCTCATCTACCGACATGAGTGGGGTATCATTAAAACAACAGTTGAAGTATGTAAGGATAACGACAAGAGAATTGACGTTAATGTTATGGGATAGTTATCGGAATTATTGGATAAAACAGCGAAGAGACAGAAATGCGGAAAATAAATAAATATTGAAATAAATCTAAGTGTGTGTTTTATCTCTCGGTAAACCTCTCAGAGTAATGCACCCTTAGCACGCATCTCAACAGTTGTCAAGTCATTCGAGGATATGCACACATTTCCAGATAGGGCTTGACATTATTGGGAGTTATGCCTTATAATAACACTGTAAGGGTTTAAGAAAACAACTGTATGCTTTCAACTAAGTCTAAAATGATCTACTCACTCTATAACGAAGAGCATGAATTACTAGGACAGTTCTCTAGTATATACGCAATGCAGATTTATGTTCATGATCTCAGAGTTGAGAGAGACGAATGGAGGGTACGGAAGAACCAGGATATAAGCGTATTTGATTATATCAAATCAATCGGTTATACTTGGGATTGTGTCCCTAGTTCTCAGGTAGGAGAGAGTTGACAATGTAATTACCCTATGCTATAATATGAGTAAATCGGAGGTTATCCAAATGTAACACTGAGAACAGTTACTGATTATTAAGAAGGCAGTCTTATAAGCCCCCTTAATGTTAAAATCGGCCACTACCCTAACCTACAAAGGTTCCCCAGAGCACTTGATATATTATTCATAATTTCATTTACATTAGTATTAAAAAAATTTTGGAGAATAAAAATGCCCCTAGAGGACGATCTAAAAACAAACAAAGAATTTAGTGGTAGACAAGAGCGAAGAGTATGGGCGATTGAACAACTAATCAGACTGGAAGGGTGTTTAGATAACAGAATGTATGAATGTGCAGATCATGCTGCTTCTATCTACAATGTAAAGAATAAGGATTCACTATATACACTATGGACGGATTGGAAAAGGAATCATCCCACTACATATCCACCTAATAACAGACTATAGATGAAGAATTATGTCCCACAGATTTACACAAATACTAGAGGAAGATGACTACGGAGACTTACTACTCACTATCCCCTATGAATTGTGTCAAGAGATGGGTTGGAACGGAGGAACTGAACTACAGTATGAACTCAATGATGATGGAACAGGTTTTATTTTAAAGAAAGTGAATGACTGAAAAAGATCAAGAAGAAATTTCTACAGCATTAAATGCTATTAATGAATGTTTACTTGCTCTCAATACACGATTAGAGGCATTAGAGAAGCATGTTTCCGAACTACCAACCCCAGACAAAACATATTACAAACCAGAAGGTGAAGAAGACTACCTAAATATCAAAGGTAACTATGACCTGATATATAAACGTCTTAAGAAACTAGAACATGGGATGTAAAATCACTGCTAGAGGACAGAACCCTATCTGTAACTCTAATTCCCTTAACGATAATCACTGTTATGCGTACGATCCTGAGGCAACAGGGCAAGTATCGATCACTTACAGTGAATATCCTACTGCAACGATTCGAGATAATACCCAATATTACATACCTGCAAGAGAACATAACTTCGTCATGTATAATGCTTCCGAAGTATGTCGTAACACTGGTCAATCATATTTTCAAACAGCAGGTGCATGTGGTAAGATATTTAAGGATCATAATTGTGTCAATAATAAAACTTGTCGATTAACCTTTGATTATACTCCTTCAGAACTTTCTTTTGACTTTGCTTACTCAGATGTATGGTTCTCATACTTATATGATACGTCTGTTAAAGCGGGTCATGTAGGAACTCCTGCGTATTATATTGAAGATGAGATCAAAACTACGAGTGGAGGGTCTGGTTCTGGGTATGGTGGTGATAATCAAACCACTTCATCTAATTGTTTCCCTTGCACGAGTCAATTTACTTGCACCGCAGCGACCACAGACATTAAGTATACCGCTCCCACAGATTATACGGGCGACCCCGACTGCCCTCACCCCACTCTATTCGGGTTTGGAACCACATCTAACAAGATCGCTTTCAAGTATGATGCGCTATCCACACAGATACCAAATGGGGCGGTGGACTTTGAGGTGGCAGAAATGGGTTCATCTACCTTTACTGATATATGGAATGAGAACCAACTACAAGGTACGCCATTCCTTTCCACTGCAAATAATAACTGGGTAGTTGATGGTGAAGCAGGTTTCGAGGATTTTGAGATATATGACCTAAATGGAGCACAGATGACCTCTGGTTCTCCTAACTATAACAATAATGCAACTACAGGACTTAGGTTAAAGTTTCGTATTGAACCTAATCTTCTTGATAATGGCACCATTAACGGAACTAATTGGGAACTAGCGGAGGTTATGAGCAATGGATCAGGATATTCAGTAGGTGATACATTCGAGATATCCTATGCACATACTCATACTAACGGAAGCACAACTACATTTCAATTACAAGTTAGGGTAAAAACTGTAGGACAAATCAATTCAATAGGTAGTTCATCAGGTTTTGACCTACTGAGAGCGAATGATACTGTCAATGGACATACCATTACCCGCGTTTTCCACACAGATCAAGAAAATTTCGAGTATCATGTCGCATACTTAGACGGAAACGGTAATAATTTTGCAAAAGATACTCAATATACATCAAATAGGGCGCACCAAATCACCACAATAGCAGGAAAAGGCATTCCCGACCGCGCAATCTTGATTGGAAAGTATGAATTTATCGATAAATCTATGCAATTTGTCACCGCAGACGTAGATTTGGACGCACCAGACATTTATAACTCCATAAAACAACCAGATATAACACTTACAATCACAAATGGGCGCGTAACAGGCACTACAATTGTCGATGGAGGGACTGGTTGGAACCAATTGAAGGAAGAACCTGACCTTGTTGTCACTGCACCACTCATTGAGAGTGGAAAAAACGCGGAATTGAAGGGTACGTTCTCTAATGGAGTGCTCACAGCGGTAGAAATTACAAATGCAGGTAGCGGATATGACGCAGATAATGCTCCAAAGGCATGGATTCGCAATATTTACAAGGAAGTTACCTCAACTCAAGAGAATTTTCCCGATGATGACTATACTCCCAACACTTCTAAGCAACAAGTTATCCAAATTTTGAATAATTTACCTAAAGCGGGGGTAGTTCCAGTCGATGTAGACTCATTTGCGACTGATCAACCCGAAACTTACCAAAGTTTGATTCAATTAGGTCTTACTGATAGTGAAATTAGAGCAGTTCTTACTGAAAATGAGGTAAAACGTTTACAAATTGACCCTTCTACGTCTCCAAAAGTGACACAAACCGAATTTGCGTCTCTAGATGCGATTTTTGACATTGAAGAAAGGCAAACTTTTACTGAAAAAACAACTCATATCAATATTAAGTCAGATCCTGACCGTAGAAGAGTTCAAAAACTAGGACAAAGAGGGTATTCCGCTAGTTCTTTGGATACTCTTCGTGATGCTACACAAAATGATCAGTATAGTTTGAACTTTTTGAACGATTCTGAACTTCCCGACAAGGTAAAAACGTTTTTGAAAGATGATAAAGAGCAAAGACTTGCAAATAGAGATGCGGTTCTTGATGAAATGACACAAAAAGTGATTCCTGAGTATACAAACTATAAAGAAAACTTAGTTGAGACTGTTCAAGGTCCGTTAGTCAATCTTCCTGAGGCATCCACGGGGACTAAATATATGATGACACAGTTTCGTGCGGATCCTACGTCAAAAGTGAACTTAAATGTTACACTTTCTATGACACCAGTAAATTCGGGTAATTCACATTTTACTTGTAACCCTCCTACACCTTCAACAGGTGGAACAGTTACAGGCGGAAATGGTGAAACTATTGTAACTTCTTATCAAATGTCTAGTTTACTCGGACCTGGTTGTCAAGCGTGGAGTTGTAGCGGAACATTATCTGTTTACCATGAACTTGGTCGAGCAGGTGATAATGCTGCCCGCGCAGGTGCAGCGTACGGAAATCCTTTCACAATAACCTAATGGCATTCATTCCAACAGCATCAGGAGCACTTGGTTGTGCATTATTCATGGGAACATGTACTGGACACGGAGCGGGAACAGGATCATCACATCATCCTGGTCTTGGTGGAGGAGTATTAAAAGGTTCTCCTTGTCCACACGCACCTCTTGATCCAAGAGTTTCTCCCAGACCAGTAGATGCGATGGATGCTACAACCATATGGCCTCCGCATCCGCAATTACCTTTTGCTGCATTAGTGCGGAATGTGATTGTTAATGGTATAATGCCTATTATCGATTTCGATCTTCTCATTACTCACCCTACTCCAACCTCTCATACTCATACAGTTGTTAAACCGCTTCCAAATGGTGTATGTGTTCATACTACATCTTCTCCTGCGTGGCACTGTACGGTAGGAACTGCGGGTGGTAGAGAAGCAGCACCAGGTCATGCTAGAAAATTACTCGCTACTAGTAAGACCGTATTCATCAATGGTCGTCGAGCAGGAAGGTTTGGTGATCCTCTAGGTGATGGTACCGTAGCGTTTCCGTGTAACTCGCGTGTTGCGGGTTGCAGTCCAAATGTATTCATAGGAGCTTAATTATGGCAATGAGATTTCACTTGGGTAACACCATTGAGACAACCCCAAAGAAAACAAGACAAGGTAGAGGACAGCATACTAAGTATAGTGCTACCTCTCGTAACAAAGCAAAAAAGAGGTATCGTGGCCAAGGCAAATAGAATTGTAGACGGTAAACGTAATGCAAACATTCCTGTAGACATGTCAGATCATTTTTATGATCATGGAAATGAATATTGTCGTTATTTAATTACTGATCCACGTTCTGATAGATCAATTAGGAAAAAATCTGAAAAAGACGCTAAATAATACTGGCACTTCTCGTATTAGATGGCGTTAAAGAAAATATCAGGTAAAGATCAAAAGAGATCTCGTTCATTTACGGATCTCTCACTTGGTATGGTGAAAAATGCGAATACACAGGATGTTGCTGTCGTGAAAAATGACAATGCAATCAAACAGGCGATCAAAAATCTAATTATGACCACGCCTGGTGAAAAACCATTTCAACCTCTAGTAGGATCTAATATATCAAAATTATTATTTGAACCTCTAGATGATTTTACAAGTGATGCTATCAAACAAGAGATCATAAATACGATTAATCGGTTTGAACCTCGCGTACGTTTGACAGGAGTTAGAGTACAACCTCGTTATGATAGAAATACATTCAATGTAACGATTGTGTTTAAAATAGTTGGAATCCCAATCAACGAAACTATCGAGTTCGTATTACAGAGACCTGAATAATGCAACCAAATAACCTCACAGCATTAGACTTTGAAGATATCAAAGCATCAATCAAATCCTATCTAAGAAGTCGGAACGAATTTACGGATTATGACTTTGAAGGATCTTCTTTATCGTATCTTATCGACACATTAGCGTATAATTCATATTATACTGCATTTAATGCTAATATGGCGATGAACGAGGCATTTTTGCCTTCTGCTACTATTAGAGATAATGTTGTTAACGTTGCAAAACTTTTAAATTACGTTCCACGTTCAATTACTTCATCTAGAGCATGCTTAAAACTAGATGTACAAACAACACAGACTGCAGGAGCATATCCTAGCAGCATAACATTAAAAAAAGGTGCTATTGCATCTGGTGGAAATTATATTTTTAACATTTTAGAAGATATTACAACTACTGTCAGTCCTAGCACAGGTATTGGCACTTTTGACAATGTAATGATCATGGAAGGTAGTATAGTTACCTTCCAATACATTGTTAATACCTTTGCAACTCAGGTTTATAAAGTCCCTTCCGAAGATGCAGACATTTCTACTCTTAGTGTAAGAGTAAAACCTAACGAATCATCTACAACATCAGACTTATACAGTTTGACTGATACAATCACTGATTTGACTGCAACTACTCGTGCATACTTCCTCAGTGAAGGTGAAGATATGCGTTATGAGGTAAAATTTGGTGATGATACTGCAGGTAGAGCATTAAAAGATGGAGAAGTCGTACTTTTAGAGTATTTGGTTACTTCTGGAACAGAAGCAAATGAAATTACAACATTTTCGTTCATAGGACAGATTACAGACAATATTGGAGGTGCCTATAGTGGCACATCAGTCACTTTGAGCATGAAAGAGAAGTCACAACTCGGTGCTGCAGCAGAAACTTTAGAATCTATTAAATATAATGCACCAAGATACTACTCTGCACAATACAGAGCAGTAACAGCACAAGATTATGCATTAATTGCTAAAAAAGTGTATTCTAACGCTGATTCTGTTGTTGCATATGGTGGGGACTCTTTAAATCCCCCAATTTACGGAAAAGTCTTTATTGCAATTCAAACCAAAACTGGTTCTTTACTTAATGACGCAACTAAAAAGTCAATTTCTGCAGATTTAAGAAAATATGCTATGGCATCAATTGATCCTGTAGTTATTGACCCAGAACAGATGTATTTGTATTTGAAAGTCTTTGCACAATACGATCCTGGCACTGCATCTAATACTTCCGATATCAAAACTAATATTCAGAACGGAATTAACGATTGGGCAACACAAACTCAGATTAATAACTTTAATTCTACATTCAGAGCACAAGCATTTGAAAAAGCGGTGACTTTATCCGATAATAGTTTGAGTGATGTGTCTTTACAACTTTCTATCTTAAAATACATCTATCCAAACACAAATCAGACTAATACTTACTGTATTGCTACTGGTGCGGATCTATATGATAGTGCTCCAAGCAATTCCGATGGAACTACTTGTAAAAAAGAACCTATATTGCTTTCAGGACCTTTTAGAACAGCAGATAGACCAGGAATTGATCAACAGTTTGAAGATGATGGTTTTGGCAACTTAAGAACATTTTATAACACTGGTAATAAGAAAGTATATACAAATAATGCTGCAGGAACTGTAAATTATGCTACAGGTCAAATTTGTTTTGGTCCTGTTAATATAATTGGTTCAGGTGTCAATACACCTCCAACTGGATCTATAACAATTACAGATTCAACAACTGGTGCAGGTTCCGTAACAAATGCAGATCTACTTCCTACAGGTCTTCAGATTCCTGTTCTGTTTATTCCTGCAAACGTTGCATCTATTCCTGCTGCAACACCAGGAACTATTATCAATATTATAAACCCAGAGGTTACAGTTGTCCCAGTAGGTACGATTCCGCCTCCAACAATACCTCTAAATAGTTTGACGCCATCAGTGTTTAATACGGTTCCCACAACTATTACTGTTGCTGATATCTCAAACGCAGGTGATCTAACATCCTCTTCTTGCTTCTAGGTGTAGATGAACATTAATAAGGTCTCTCAGTCAGTTGTTTCACAGACTCCAGATTTTATTGGAAACGATTATCCATTATTCAATAAATTTATTGAATATTACTATCGTTCTCAAGAAAAAACTGGTTTAGGGCAGAATATTGTCAATGAGTTTTTACAATATCTTGATATTGATAAACTTAACATCGATATTCTTGATGGTGCTACAAAGTTGGTTGAATCGACAACTACAACTGCTGATGAGATAGTAGTTGAAAGTATTGACAGTTTTTTAACTAAAGATGGTTCTGTTTTAATTGGTAATGAAGTAGTTTACTATGAATCTACTACAGCATCACCAAACATTGCTCTCAGTCCTGGTATTTCTTACGAGCAAGTAAAATTAAAGTGGACAACTCTTGCAAGTCTTCTAGATTCCTTTGATGGTACTACAGTTAGGTTTAATTTAACATCTCAGGATAGTCCAGTAGCAGCACCTTCTGCACAACACTTAATTGTTTCTCTTTACGGAAAAATATTAACACCTGGTATTGATTACACAGTTGATGGCACTGCTATTGTCTTTACTACTGCTCCTAGGACAAGAATTCCTGCAGATGACTCAACTTCAACTTATATTACATATCAAAGTGGTTTTGTTGAGAATACAATTGTTGAAATAGATAATTTATCTGGTTCTTTCGGTGAAGGTAAGAGACAGTTTACCATGACAAGAAATGGTTCTCCTTATGAACCTGTTGTAGGTGAATATGTCTTAGCAATTTACGATCAACGTCTATTAGTTCCCAAAGTAGACTTCTTTATTGATAAAGATCAGTTCATTTTTCTTACAGCACCTCTCAATGGAAGATTTCTCTCACTATACTCAATTGAAGCACCTATTCCTTCATTTGGATCTGGTGCTCTGGGGTACTCTCGTGTTGACGATAATGGAACTTTAACTAGCGTTTCTGTAAAAGAAAATGGTAGTAATTATCGTTTTGAATACCCTCCTAAAGTCACTATCAACTCTGCTGCAGGTAGCGGTGCTTCTGTAACTGCACTTGTAAATGGTATTAAGACTTTATCACTTTTAGAAGGTGGTAAAGGATACAGCGATACTAACCCTCCTGTAGTTCAAGTTCAATCACCAACAAAACCTGGTTCTGTAGCAGCAACTCTTAAAGCAACTGTAACTAACGGTAGTGTTTCTGGGATAGAAGTTATTAGTTCTGGTAGTGGATATACATTTACACCTAGAATCACTTTCAAGCAACCTGGCGGTGCTATACTAGGCACCTGTCCTATTGTAGGGGGTCAGGTATCAGGAACTATTCCTATTACTGATGGTGGTTTTGGATATACTACAGTCCCCACAATTTATATTGATGAACCAACGGGAACTAATCCTATTAGAGCAACTCTAACTCCTGTATTGACTGATGGCGTAATAACTTCTATTACAATTACTAATGCAGGTCAAGGATACATCACTACTCCTAGAATATCTGTAGTTGATCCAGTTGGTGCACAGGTCTTGTCTACAACTGTGGATTCAAATGGGCGTCTTGTAGGAATTGAATTATTAGATGGTGGTAGCGGATATGATGACGTACCTTCTGTTTATGTCGTAGATAATAGAGTAGATGCGACAGGAGCATATGCGGGCGGAACTGGTGCTACTGCAACTGCTGCTATATTCAACGGTAGAATTACTGATATTAATATTACTGCTTTTGGTTCTGGTTATAGTGCTGCAAATCCTCCTGAGATTGTAATCCAAGCACCTCCTCAGGCAAAAGCATCTGCAACAGTTGGTCTTAATGAAGTTACTGGATTTAAAGTAAATCAGTCAGGTAAAGGATATTCAAAATCAAAACTAGTTGGTTGTGCAAGAGCAGCAAGTGGTATTACTTCTTATACTGAAGATGGTAACGCTGTATTTACAAATAACACTACAGCAGCAGCACATGCGATTAATTCTGATGTAAAATGTCTAGATGCTTTATTTGTAAAACGTTTACTAGACAAATACACTGAACAGTTTTTACCTGATGTTCCAGAACTAGATTATAAAAAAATTGATGTTAGAACAGCAATCAAGACAATTAAAGATTTCTATACTGCAAAAGGAACATCTTTCAGTATTAGTTACCTCTTTAAACTGCTATATGGTGAACAGGTAAGTATTACTTATCCAAAAGATCAAATTATCAAACCCTCTGCAGCAACATGGTCTATTGACACTATTTTGCGTGCAACTTTGGTAAGTGGAGATCCTACCAATATTAGAGACGGTTTATTAACTCAAGATGCTGATATTGCTGATGTTAACGTGGCAGCAGCGAGTGCTTTGATTGAAAACTATATTTCTATTAAAACTTCTGACGTAGAAATTTTTGAACTTGTTCTTTCTGAAGAAACTATCACAGGTTCTTTTACAGTTCCTTATAAAACAAAACTTGCTGAACCTTTAGGCACTGAAGACAGTATTATCACTGTTGACTCTACAATTGGTTGGCCAGAGAGAAACGGTGAGTTTTTAATCGGAAATAGTGAAGTTGTAAGATATAAAGAAAAATCACTCAACCAGTTTATTGAGTGTACACGTTCTGTTAATAATATTGTTGAAGATTGGGATTCTGCTACCGAGGTTGCTTCTAACTTCTCAGTTTTCGTTAACAAAGGCACTCCTCAGGAAGTTGTCATGAAAATTGTTGGTATCGTTGATGCTCAACAAACAACTCTTACTGATACTGGTTCATATTACTTACCTGGTGATAAATTAACAGTTTCTAAGTTGGGTGGAACAGGAACTAATGCTGAACTTACAACTTGGTTGTATAACGTTAAAAAATTAATTAATATCAGTAGTATTACGTTTGGTGGTGTTAATAATCAGTCCGCAACTGTAACTTGTGCTAATAATCATGGTCTCTTAGTTGGAGATCAGGTTACAATCTATGGTGCTAACCCAATCATCTATAATGGAACTTTCTTAGTTACATCTAGAGATAGTAATACAGTATTCCAATATCAATTACCACAACCTGCTACAGTCGTACCTCAAGGTAATATTCTTGTATCTGTTGACCTCAATAAAGGTAAGTCTGATGATACAGCTGTTTTAAATTCTATCGGACCTTACACAACTAATATTCAAAACTCTTTCTTCAATAATAACTACGTTTACGTTGCTTCTACAGGTATACCCAACTATAAGATCGGTCCGTTTCCTGGTTCTGCTCTTTTGCCAGGTAACCAACGTAAATTGAACCGTTTCCCATTAGCGGTAACTACAATTTCTACAAAAAATAATATTTCACCTGGTCCTATTGGAACATGGGTAAATGGTGTTTCTATATGGTCTTATAAGTCTACAATCAAGAAAACTTTTGGTGCTGTTACTGATATCACTATTTCTAACGCAGGTTCTGGATATGATGCTGCTTCTCCTCCAAATATCACAATTTCTGGTGGTGGAGGAACTGGTGCCACATCTAGTGTAACTGTTAATGGATCTGTTAATGAAATTACTGTAACTGCAGGTGGATCTGGATATACTTCTTCTCCTCTAGTTTCTATCGCAGGTGGTGGTGGATCAGGTGCTTCTGCAACTGCAATCATCACTAAAGGTGTTGTATCTAGAGTTTTGATTAACGATGGTGGAACAGGATATACATCTCAACCTACTATTACTATTGTTGGTGGTGGAGGAACTGGTGCTACTGGAACTGCATCTGTTCGAGGTCCTATTCAAGATGTAACTGTATCCAATGGTGGTGCGTCTTATACTTCAAATCCTACTGTCACACTAAGTTCTGGTAGTGGTGCTGTTGCTCAAGCAATCGTTCAGAATGGTCGTATTATCTCTATCGCTATTATTTCTGCAGGTTCTGGATATACTACTGCTCCTACAATTGATATTCAAGGAGAAGGTTTCGGTGCTGTTGCTCGTGCAACGATTGATGTTGATGGTGAAAATGCAGGTAGAGTTACTGGTATCGAAATTGTCAATAGAGGTATTGGATATATTCAAGGTACGACTTTAATTAATTTAAACTCTGTTGGTTCTGGTGCAACATTTACAGCAAACGTATTCCAATGGACTTATAACTTACAAGAAACATCTACTCTTGATGCTGCAAAGGGCGGAGTATTTGAAGGATTTAATAATCAATATGGTGGTGAATATGCTCACTTATCAAACCCACAAAGATTAAGATATCTTCTTGGTGATAATTTATTTGAAAATAATGCAGGATTAGTCAAAGAGCAAGAAACTCAATTAGCACACTCACCTATTATTGGTTGGGCATTTGATGGTAACCCAATTTATGGTCCATATGGTTACTCAGATCCTACTGATCAGAACTCTGCTATTGCTAAATTAAACACATCTTATCAACTTAAAGCAGAACTTGTATATAATGCTGTTACAAACCAAAATCCTGTTAGAACAGCAGGCCCTCTTCTTTCTGAAGAATCTGCAGGTAGGTTTGTTGAAGATTATCAATATGTTTTTGGTCAGGGTGATTTAGATCAATATAATGGTCGTTTCTGTAAGACACCTGATTATCCTGATGGTAGATATTGCTATTTTGTAACTATTGATTCTACTGAAGATGGTAATCCTCTATTCCCATATGTTCTTGGTCCTAGTTTCAACTCTGTTGTAGATACTTGGAATTTAAGTGCTGATGCTGTTCAACAAAATATTCCTACTGGTGTTGTTAGATATCGTGATCCATATGAGAACGTTGATATTGACGTTGAGAGGGCACCAAATGCCTCTACAAACGCTATAACCCTAGAGAATGGTGATATACTACTATTTGAAGTGGAAGACGAAGATAGAAGTGGTATTATTGATCAGGATGAAACTGATGATCCAGATCAGGTTTTTGAAGAATCTCCATTACAATTATTTGATTATTTCCCTAAAGTAAAACTTGATTCTAAAGTTGACATTGAAGTTGAGACAATTACTAAATTTGAAGATGCATCTGTAACAGGATTTACTATTGAAAATGCAGGTGTTAGTTATCAGGTAAATGATAGATTAGTATTTGATAATACTGATACTGATGGTTCTGGAGTTTCTGCTCGTGTTTCTAGAATCAAAGGTGAATCAGTATTAACTTATGGTTTTGAGAATACTAGTGGTATAAATTATGGTCTTCTTAAAACTACAAATCCTCATAATTTAGTTGCAGGTGATACAGTATTTGTTGATTATTCTCCTGTAATGGACAATACTAATAAGTCTTATATCGTACGTCAATATAAAGGTATTGAGGAGATTCAAATTGATCAAACTGGATCTGGTTACAACACAGATATTCCTCCAACAATTATTATTGATGGTAATGGATCTGACGGTAGTCTTGAAGCAGTTGTTACTAGTGTAGGTTCTATTGACACTGTTAATATTCTTAATTCTGGTTCTGGATATACTTCCAATCCTAGAGTTATCTTATCTCACCCACAGGTATTCAAAAAAGCAGATTACTATGTTTCATTGATTGAAAATGAAAATTATGCATCTGTAAATGATGTATATGTGAATGATAATAAGGAAGTCTACATTTGTGGTAAAACACACGACATATCTGATAATCTTGTTGCTTTTGTTGCAAAACTTTCTGCAACTGGTGTTAAAGAATGGGAAGCAACTTTAGAACTAACTGGTGGTTTAGATGATGCAGAATTCCAAAAGTTATATGTTGATGGTAAGGATATTTGGGTTGCAGGTAGAAACTATCCTAACTCTTCTCTTTTAAATGCATACAATCCAGATATTATCTTAGTTAAGTATGTTGAGGCAGAAAATGGTCTTAGTGCAACACTGAATTTCCAAAGAGCATATGCAGGTATTTCTGGATCTACTCGTTCAGATGAAATTACTGCACTTAAAAAATTCTCTGATACTAGATTTGTTATTGGTGGATATACAAATACCAACTCTGCTAATCCTTACGATGCTTTTATTGCTCTAGTTGATACTACTGGAACTTTTGCTATTAAGAGAAAACTTACATCAGCAAATAGTTCTGAAAAGATTACTGATATTGTAGTTAATGGAAGTGATGTATATTTCTCTATGGAGATTGCATCTAGTGTTTCTGCAACTGCAGTTGATGTTGGTTTTGGTAAAGCAACTATTGGAACTAGTGCAATTACAATTCCTTATATCAAACAGATTAGTAATACAGTGTATTCTTTCTTGAATACTAGTATTGCAATGGATGAATTTGATGAGGCATATATTACTGCTACAACTAGACTCAAATCTGATAATACAACTACAACTGGTTTCTGGGTAGGTAAATTTAATACAACTGGCGATGTAATTTACAATAAGAGATATGCTGTTGCAGGTGGATCTATTACTGCAGCAAGTAAGTGTGTTATTGATATATTTGGTGATCTTAACGTAGCAGTTAGTAAAATTGCTACAACTGATTCAGTGCGAACTGCAGAGTGTATTAAAATCGGATATAATGGTATAATTAAGAGTCATACAACTCAACAGTTTAATCTTAATAATATTGAAGGTATTACTGTAAATTCTCTTGCTGTTGATAACTCTGGAGATGTTCATCTATTTGGTCAAACTTCTTGGAATAGGAATGAATTTATTTTCCCATTCACATCTGGATCTAATGCTGATACAACTGGTCATTATACTTTAACATCTACATCAACTAATAACTCTATCACTTATGCTGATAATGTTGCTAAGATTTATGGTTACAACCCTGCAGGATCTAACTCTACCTGGGTAAATTCACATCTTAAAATTACTTCTGCTCAGTTAGGAACAAAATTAAATGAGAATTGGACTATTGAATTTGGACTTTATAAAGAAGCAAGTTCTTCTCAAACATTATCTCAAACACAACAAACATTAGTTTCTATTGGTGATGCTGAAGACGCTACAGGTGGTCTTTGGTTATACTATGATGTTTCTAGTGGAAAACTAGAATTAGTAGTTACAAATAATACTACTAAATTAAATTCTGCAGGATCTGCACTTCAGTCTACATTAACTACAATGTTTGCTGATAATACATGGCAATACATTGGACTTAAGAAAGAAGGTAATCAGTTTACTGCATATGTAAATGGAATTCAAGCATTTACAGGAAGTGTTTCTAATACAGCATTAAACGGTAAAGATCTTCTCTTTGGTCAAATTACTGGTAGAGATGGAACTGCAGGAACTATTCGTAAGAATGAGCAAGGTCAATACTTTATTGATCATCTCAGACTTAGAAATAGAGCAATCACTCCTAGCGTACCTAGTGATGTTACTGCATTCCCAACTACAGGTGCTTTTGCCTTTGCATATACTTGGGTTGATAGTGGATGGTTTACTACTAACCTTTCTAAGTATGATTATATTGATTACATTGGTTGGGGTCTTAAGATTGATAAAAATGCTGATGCTGCAAGAATTGGAACTCAAACTGTTCAAACTAATACTCAAGTTGGATTTGTTAGAACAAGTGTAAGTGCTGTAACAGGTGTAGATCTTACTGTTACTAATACTGGTTTTGCTTTAGGTGATGCAGGATTCCAAAATCTAGACTTTGATGATTCAGCAACCACTATGAATGCGGGCACTGAGTCACTTACTTATAAGCAGGATATCTGGAGTTCTAGAACTGCAACTGTTCCTTCACCAGGTTCTAGAAAACTTAAGGTTACTGCTATTGTTAGAGACAGATATTACTTTAAAGTAACTCCAACATCTAAGATTGATAATATTCAAGAACTTACAATTAATCAATCATTTAACTTTACTGTAGGAACAAAATTAAAATTAGTAAATGCTACTTCTGGAGCATTTATTAATAGTGGTTACATTATTTCTACTGACAATGTTAATAATAAAATATTCCTTTCTGTTAATAATAATGGTTGGTCTGATGATTTGAATCAGGGTCAATTAGTTACAGAGCAATTTAGTGAACAGTCTACTTATGGCATTGTAGGTCCTATTCCTGCAGATGTTAATGAAATTGAAGGATATAATTTTGCACAAGTAAATAACACAACACCAGGCACATTTGATATTGATCTTGACAAGTATAATTTAGATGGAACTTATAATGCTGCAGGTGGACAGAATTTAGATAGTTTTGCAAAATTCAAACCACATAGTGATATTGATTATGCGATTAGAATTGATGAAGTTTCTCCATCAGGATCTCCGTTTATTGTTGGATCTGTAGTCACAATCACTTCCTCAGATATTAGTTTTAATTCTGCATACTCTACAGCACAAATTACCAACCTAACTGGTGTTTTAAAGATCACTGTAATTGCAAACTTAACTAAGATTTTACAAGTTACTGCAGTTACAAATAGTGATCAAGTTTATGTAATTACAGGAACTAATCATTACCTATCTACTGGATCAATGATTTATGTTGATGGTAATCCTACTCAAACTATTGGTTCTACCACATATGATGAATATGATGGATCTTTTGCAGTTTCTCAAATTGTTAGTGCCAGAGAATTTGTATATAAACTTCCTAGTGCTGCATTAACTTCACCTGCTACCACAGCAGCAAATGTTAGCATCTACGTTAAGTCTCCCGTTCTTAAAATGTATTATGGGCATCAATACTTGTTTGATGTCAGTCATTCCTCAATGAGCGGTGGTAACTTATCTTTCTCTAAAGATCCTTTAAACAAATTAGAATATTCCTTCAACTCTATTGAACGTGTTGGAACACCTGGTCTTACAGGAGCAGGAAATCCTACTCCTACTGTAAAACTTAAAGTTGATGAGGGTATTGTTACAAATATTTCTTATTACTTTGATCCCTCTAGAACTGGTGCTGATTCTCCTGTTTCTGATGGAAGTTATCTTGATGTTACTGACTCTCCTTACAAGGGTACGTTCTCAGTTCAGTCTGTTCAAGGTGCTACTATTACTCGTGGTGCTGATATTATTAGATTTCCTCTTCTCAACGAACCAGAAGCAGCTGCTGATGTAAACCAAGCATCTTATACTACAAGTTCTGTTAAGGCAGTTGGTTCTATTGGTGCTATTCGTATTGTTAATCCAGGTGGTTTCTATACAAGATTACCTGTTGTTACTGGAATTCAATCTACTAGACAAATTGAAAGAGTTGCTATTAACGCACCAGGCACAGAATATGCTGTAGGAACTTATACTGGTGTTCCTATTGGTGGTGATGGTGAAGGTGGATTTGTAGAAATTACTGTTGCTGACGGAACTGATGCTAACGGAGTAACTATTCCTGGTCAAATTCAATCAGTTGTTGTTACATCACCTGGTAAAAATTATACTACAGCAACTATTGATGTTGAGGCAATTACTGGTATTCTTGGATCTGGTTTAACTGGTTCTGGTGCAGAACTAGAAGTTGTTATTCCTGCTTCTGGAACTGGTGCATCTATTTTCACTCAAGGTGATAAAGTTGGTAAGATTAAGAAACTTAAGAACAATAACTTTGGTTATGATTATCCTCATGACTATACACTACGTCCTGAGATTACATTCCCAATAAATGCTCAGTTAACATCTACCAGTATCCTAGACAGTATTACAGTTACCGATCCAGGTTCTGGATATTCACAGGCACCTGCAGTGGTAATTACTGGTGGTGGCGGAACAGGTGCTGTTGCTGAAGCAACAATTAAGAATGGTCGTTTAGATTTAATTATTGTTAAAGATCCAGGCGCAGGTTATTCTTCTACTCCTGCAGTTGCTCTTAGATCTTCTTTCAACTATGTTGTAAACCTTGACTTAGGTCTTTTACAGTTTGCATTCCCTCATGGTATTGCTAACGGTTCTGCGGTTACACTTAATGTTGTTGATACTGGTGAAGGTGCAGACTTCCCGCTTGCTGCAGGTGCAATCGGTCGTTTGAATGGAACTACAACTTATTACGCAATTACTGGTTCTGCAAACTCTCTTGAACCAGATCAATTAAAACTTGCTATTACTGCATCAAACGCAAACTTAGGTGATGCTATTTCATATGTCAATGCAGGATCAGGTCGTCAACAATTACTCACAGAATCTTTTGGTGGTGCTGCTACAGCAAACGTTATTACATCTACCTTCTTAGAAGGAGAACTTGTTTATCAAGGTGATTCTTTAGAAAACTCAACTGCTCAAGGTTATGTTTCTACAAATAATGGTTGGCAGATAGGACCTAGAGTTCTTAAGATTGTAGATTATACTGGTGACTTTATTGAAGGACAAAGAGTAACTGGTGTTATATCCAAATCTTCGGGTACGATCAGTGACTTGAATATTGCTAAAGGTGTTCTTGAGATTGGTTCTCTTACTAAGACTACAGGTCAGTTTATTGATGATGTTGGTAAACCTTCTGAAATTATCGAAAAGATTCAAGACTCTTACTATTATCAAGATTTCTCTTATGCTATTAAGTCTGCTGTTTCTATCGGTGAGTGGAAAGACATTCTTATCAAAAACGTTCACCCTGCATCATTCAAAGTATTTGGTGAATTAAATCTTTCTGATTACGGATTTGTTCCTAACAAAGAGACTGATTTCCAACTTACTAAATCTGTTGAACTTGCTAGAGATGCGATTGTTCCTAATATTCAAAGTTTTGCTTTAGTAGAACCAGTTTATTCAGAATTCAATAATACAGAAATACTTTTCCGTCAGAAGAGACTTACATCTTCAGAAAATATTCTGACTTCTGTTGTTCAACGTATTGATGATATTTCTACTTTATTTGATGGTGAAAGGATTGCATTCCCACTAACAGTTGGTGGAACTAATATTGTTGCTAATGCTAATCAATTGATGATTGTTTTAAATGGTGTTGTTCAGAATCCTGGCACATCTTTCAATCTTCAAGGTGATTCGATTGTATTCAACGAACCACCACAACCTCCTGCAAGTATCAAATACGTTAACGTTACTATTCAAAATATTCCTACTAAGAAAATTTCATTTGATAATATCGGTGGTATTTTCCCAAATCCTGGTAATGAAATGGTTGGAACAGCATCAGGAAATCGTCTGACTGTTACCAGTGTTGTAGGTAATGATGTATTTGGTTTCTTCACTCAAGGAACTACATTTACTCCTAGTGAACTTGTTACAGTTGGTGCAACAGGATTTGCTTCTAATGTTGCTGCAAGTAATGGTGTAACTGATGTTCAAAATATCGGTCTATTTACTTTTGGTGAGAAAGTTACTGACTTCCAAGGTGATACTGCTAGAGTTGAATCAATCAACCTACAGAAAGGTCAAGAAACACCTTTAGCACAATTAAGATATACTATCGGTCCTTCTACTACCTCATTTGAAGTAGTTGCATATAAGACTGATAATAGTGTTGCTGATGCACCTGTTGCTGACGGAACATTTACTACTGGTCAAAACTATCAGTTTGGTTCTGAAATTTTCTTACTTAATAGTATTACACAGGGTTCTCAATCTACAACTTTTGGAGTTACAAGAGCACAGTCTGGAACCACTGCTGTATCACAGCAAGAAGATAATCCTGTTTATGGAACTCAAATTTCTGTCAATAATCAACTAACTTTAAGTAAAACAACTGGAACATATCAATCTACACCTGGTCTTTACGACATTCAATTAAATGAAGTTATTATTGGTGCTCAATCTGGTGTAGTTGCTCGTGTTACTGCAACTTCTACATATCAAGATCCTGTAACTCAAGAATTTATTAGTCAGGTTAATATTTCCGAAGGTTCTTCTTTCTTTGGTCTATTATTCAACAGGATTACATCTCAGACTTATCCAAACGTTGTTCTTGATGATATTTCTAAATCTCAGGTAAGAATTGTTGATTTTACAGATAATCAAACAGATTACAATACTAAATTCCCTTCTAATGAAGAAATTAACAATTATGTTATTCCTTACGATAATGCTTCGGGCACTCTACAAAATGAGACTATCCGTAACTACAAATTAGAGTATGGTAATAATGATGGTGAATTTGCTACTGGTGAAGGTGCTGTAGTTCGTAAATTAACTTATAGAGATACAGTTGGAACTGGTTTATTCGTTCCTGGTCAAATTATCAGAACTCGTGATACGAAGGCAGAAGTTATTGGTGCAAACCAAGCAAGAAAAACTGTATACGTTGGTAAGGTTGGTAGATCTCTTAGAAACGGTGGAGATTATCATACATTCACATTTAATAATGCATATCTCAATGCAACCAATCAGAAGTTTGGTGATGCTTGTTTAGGTCTTTCACCTGGAACTGAAGCACATACTTTTGTAAGTGGTGTTGCTGATTCAATCACTGCAGGTGGCGGTGCAACAGGTACGTTTACTGCTGCAACAGGAACTACCTATAATGGATTGACAGGTGATCTAGTAATTGAAATTGGAAATCACTCTTTAACAACAAGTAACACAGTTCTTATCGCTGATAACAGTATTGGATTTACTTGTGCACAAGATGGTAATACCTCTACTAAAACATATCCTCGTAGCACTGACCCTGCATCAGGATCTGCTCGTAATATAACTGCAGTTACATCAACTACGATAACAGTTAACGTAGGTGCAGTTCCAATTGATGAAAGTTTTGCAGTCGCGGCTTCTGATGAATTTGGGTTTGGCACTGCAGCGTTTACAATCGAGTGTTGGATTAGACCAATTACTGTTGGTGCAGGAACAAGATCTATCTTTGATTTCAGAACTGCTGCAACTGAAGTTGCTCCTTACTTATATCTTGATGGTGCAAATCTAGAGTATTATGTTAATGGTTCCATAGTAATTCAAGGAACAGCAAACATAGTTGCAAATCAATGGACACACGTTGCTATTAGTAAATCAGGTTCTGTAACTAGAATGTTTGTTAATGGTGTTCAAGACGGTAGTAATTACAGCGATAGCAATAACTACGGAACAAATAAACCAATTAGAATTGGTGATGATACTGCAGGTAATAATCACTTCATTGGATATATTGATGAGTTTAGAGTTTCTACAACTGGACGTTATACTGCAGCATTTACTGCACCTACAGGTATCTTCCAAGGTGATTCAAACACTGTATTACTCATTCATTTTGATGGTGTTGAAGGACAACAGCATACAGATGATTGGTCTGGAACTGTATCATTTACTAAGGATGAATATTTCAATAATGATGCAATTCTAGAAACTTCTAGAAAGACTGGTGCACCTGCAGGATTTGCGGGTAGATCCCACAGATACTATAACGCTGCAGATAATATCGAAGGTAACATCGACTTTATCAAGAAAGAAGTTGTATATCAAATGAGACAGAGATATCCAGAACTTGTTATTCTAGGAACTCGTTTCACTCCAACTAATGCAACATATGATGCTGTAACTGGTCTATTGTCAATGACAGTGACTGGAAACACATTTACTAATGGTGGACAATTTACACCTCAGTCTGCATCATACAATCCTTCGACTGGTATATTGACTATCACTAAGATTAATCACGGTGTAACAAATGGTAAGAGAATCAATATTAAAGTTGGTGGTATCACATTTACATGTGCAGAAGATAGTAACGCTACAAATCATCCATATCCTCGTTCTACAGATCCTGTTGCAGGTAAGTGGTTGACAGTTTCTAATGCGACTGCAGATACATTTACAGTTGATGTTGGAACCTCATCTAATACTACAACTCATGCTTTCGTAAGTGCCTTAACTAATGCAATTACTGTTGAGAAAGATAGACTTAAGATTTTAGATAATTCTTTGACGTTCACTTGTGCGATGGATGGTAATACTGCTAATAAAACTTATCCTCGTCCAACAGATCCTGCATCTAAAGATGTTGCTCTTCCAATCGTATCTTCCAGTTCTACCAATTTAACAGTTAATGTAGGACCTTCTCCTTTAGTTAATTTCCAACCAACTAACGCAACGTACGATCCTGCAACTGGTGCATTCGTCATGACGATTGCTAATCATACAATCAATGTTGGAACACAAATTAGATTAACTGCAAATTCATTTACATTTACTTGCACACAAGATGGTAACAGTGCACAGAAAACTTATCCTCGTGCAACTGCGGGCGATGGTCAACCTGATCCTGCATATAATACTGCTCTAGATGTAACTGCAGTCGGAACAACTACACAAGATATTAGTAGTGCAGCGTATGTTCCTACAACAGGTATTTTAACAGTCAATACAAGTGGTAACCATGGATTATCTACTGGCAATAGAATTCAAATTGCTGATAATTCATTAACATTCACATGTGCTTATGATAGTAATGCTACAAACCACACATATCCAAGACAGACTGATCCTATCAGAGGTGAGTGGGTTGAAGTAACCGTTGTTGATGCTGATACATTTACTATTGATATTGGAACATCTAGTGATACTTCTACACATTCATTTGTTTCTGCGACTGCAGGTGCACTAATTAAACAAACTGGAACTGTAACTATTAACGTTGGTGTTTCTGCTCAGGCAGATCAATATGCTCATACTTTTGTATCTGCTGCAACAAACGCAGTTGTTACAGGTGGTAATTACTTACATACATTTGTTTCTGCTACAAATAATGCAGTCATTATTGACGAAGGAATTAATTGTGAAGATGATATTCGTGATACATTGAATGCGATCATTCAAGATCTTCGTAATGGTTCTAACAATCATGTTTGGGATGCTGCATCTTACTATGTTAATAGAACTGTTAACCCAGTTCAGATTGCACAGATTGAACCTGCTGTTAAAGAAACATTATTTGCTTATGAAAAAGTTGATGATATGCTTCAGTATGTCATTACTAATGCTCTTTGGCCAGTTCAAGGTGATCATGGTTTAACTCAATTTACTGACGTTTCAATTACTGATTCTTCTTACACTACATTGAATCAGTTTACACCTACTAATGCAACTTATAATCCTGCTACTGGTGATATGGTATTGACTATTGGATCTCATTCAATGACCACATCATCAATAGTTAATATTGCAGTCGGTGGTATCACATTTACTTGTGACAAAGATGGCAATGATCGTCCTACTGCATATCCAAGAAAGACTGATCCTGCTGCTAAGGCAGTTCTAGCTGTCACTGCTGTTGGTGGTGGTAACACAACTATTACAGTTAACGTAGGTAAATCATCTGCAAGAGATCAATATACTCATACATTTGTATCTGCAGTAGCTAATTCTGTCACTGAATTAAATTATACCACTGGTGACTGTGCTGATGTCTATTCAACTGTTGGTAACTTAATTAACATCATTACAGATACAATTACAAATGCTTCTGCATCATCACCTGTTGATCATTTGGCAAGTGTTACTAAAGTTGAACCTGCATATGAGTTCGTTGGTGGAACAGTTGATGGATATCTAGAAACAACTTTAGCAGTTGATTATCATAATGCAGGAACTGATTTATCATATACAAATCAGATTGGTCCTGATACGCAATATCGTTTCAGAGATGCTGCAAACTTAATCAGACTTAATCGCACAGCAATCGTTGATAAAGCAGCGTACGATATGTTACAACGTTATCCTACGTTGGCACAAACAATGCCTAGAAACCAAGGTGGTGCAAGCACTGACGGAACTATTCGTTGTAAGACTGACTTAGGTAATTTCTTAGATGCTATCGCAAATGATTTACAAGAAGGTGGTAATCTTGAAACTATAACAGGAACTGGATTCTATCTCTTCCAAAATGGAGGACTACGTTATATTCGTCTTCAAGTATTCCAGTCAGTATATGCTCATGGAAGACTTGCTGAGTATATGAAACAAGCAGTTTTAGGAACCTTAACTGATGCCAATACTAACAGTATTGTTGTTGGAGACTGGGGAGTTACTGGTGCAGGTGTTTCTGGTTACTTTAATGCTGTTACTGCTAGAATTGATGAACTCATTGCAACTATTAATAATATTATTGCTCCAACAGGTTCAGACTTTGAAATTGCTGCTGATAGATTATTCTTTAACAAGCAATTTATAAAGGAAGAAATTAACGGTCTTGTTCTACAGTATCTTTCATATGTCTTAAACGGTGTCACCTATAATGCAGGTGCTTGGAATGATGAATTAGATGTTGAAGATTTAATTGTTGCTCTTATTTCTGATTTACAGGCTGGTGGAACAGATAGCACAATTCAAGAAGCAAGCACTTATCTAACTGCTGCTCTTAATATTCAAACTATTGACAATGTTCTCCCTGCAGCATTATATGCTATTGAACAAGTTGGAATCCTTGGTGAGTATGCGATTGAAAATGGATTATTTGCTCAAGCAGAAGCTGGAAGTGCAAACAGTTCTACTCAATATGCAGCGCAATATACTGATGAATCAGCATATAGAGATTCTATTTCAACTTCAGCAATCAATGATGTTGTATATGCATGGCGAGACTTAATTGAGATTGTTAAGGATATATTCTCACCTGGCGGAAAAGAAGCAAGATCTGCTGCTAAACAATTAGAGTATAATGAAAATTATTACACTAATGAATTAAATAACGCAGTTACCAATCAATTTGGATCTGGTGCATGGTCTACTGATCAAGAAAACTTTATAGAAGGTATTGTTGGAGACATTGTTCATGATCTTATTACAACTGATACTTACGATAAATCCACAGCATATACAATTACATTAAGTGCAAGTTCGGGTACGTTTGGTGTTGGAGAACTTGTTACTTCCAGTAATGGTGGTGAAGCAACTGTTCTTGAATACGACGATGTAAATAAAATCCTTTATGTCGGTGCATTTGGTGGAAGTGCATGGGTGGCAACTAATACATTATCTGCTCCTAGCGGTGCTACAGGAACCATTGCATCTGGTGGCGTAAGTTCTGCATACAATTGGTATAATAATCCAACTAACGTTAAGATTATTGATAGAGCAAGAAACCTTACATCTAATATTGAAGGTCTTGTTTCTACTACAAATATTTTCCCTGATCCCGAAAATCTTAATGCTACAGGTTGGACTGCATCAGAAACAACAACTTCAGTAGATGTTACTGCTGCTCCTGACGAAACTCAAACTGCTGATAAGTTAATTGCTTCAACAAATAATACTGAGCACTACAAGTATAAGAATTTCACTCTAAATTCCTTTGAGACTTTTGATAGTGATACTACTAAATTTGACTCTACTACTGAAACATTCGATACTGGTTCTGCAGGTGATGCAACTACTCAAACATTTACATATTCAATCTTTGTTAAGGCAGCTGAGTATACTAAGACTCGTATATACCTAGCACTTGATGACTCTCTTGCAACACGTCAAAGAGCATTCTTTGATCTTGATTTATCAAATGGAACTAAGGGTTCTATCTTTACACCTGATGTTGCTATAACTGTAGATGCCTTTGGAGTAATTCCTCATGGTAATGGATGGTATCGTGCTTATATTACAGCAACATTTGGATTTGGATTCTCTCAACTTCGCACACAAGTTTATACTAGAGGTTCTAACGGAGCACTAGTCCATGCAGGTAATGGATCTGATGGATTATTTGTTTGGGGTCATAAACTCAATAGTGGTGCCCTTGATCCTTATACTGCAGCATCTGGTACATTATTCTATTCAAACACTGATTATAATATCAAGACATTTGCTTTGGATAATCTTGAAGACTTTATGGGTAAGGCACTTGACAATACTTTAACATCTCCTTCACCTCTTGCATCTTTCTACAAGTTCTATGATGCTTCTCTTGCATCAGATTACAATAAATCTACTATTCAAAGATTTATTCGTTATCATCTAAATGTTATTAGAAATCAGTTAGCACAGTCAACTTATTATACAACTATTACTAACAACAATGCGATCACTGTTCCTACAATCAAATATGGTAATCCTGAGGTTCCAATTGGACTTAGTGGTGGTGTTAAACCTGCTGATTACTTCTATGGTTTACTTAGTGACGCATCAGCCGAAGTTGAAACTGTTACAGAGAATACTGGTGAAGTAGTTCAAGTTTATAAGAGATTTAGAATTGACGGTAACATAACTGATGGTCCTTTCACAATGGGCGAGACTGTTGCTAAACAAGGTTCAAGTGGTGTTACAGGTGTTGTATACGGTTTCTACGAAGATGCAAACTATAAGTATCTTGATGTTCGGGTAACCGCAGGAGTTTGGGCAGTTACTGACAATATTGTAGGTGCAGCAAACTCTACTACTGCTCAAATTAGTGCTATTGAAGACCGTCTTCACATTATCGATCTTCAAGGATTATTTGAGAATAACATCCCATTTAAAGGATATACATCTGGACAGACAGCACAACCAACAGGATTCTATCAAAATAATGCAGCGGTGACAGACAACACTGGAGGTACGCTAACAGTTGATACTGCAAGTCTAACTGGAACATTTGAAACCACTGCAGTGGTATATCCTCAGACCTCTAGGAAGTTTATTGATGTCAAGAAGATTGATGGTTTAGATGTTAAGGTTGGTGATTTAGTCGCTTCCACAGGTAATATTCGTCTTGGTATTAATATTCTTAATAACTTGAATGTATTTACCGAAGGTAATAGACTGTATTCAATTGTTGCAGGTCAGCAGCAAACCAATTATGTAGTTATTTCTGAGATAGATCTTGCTAATAATTACCTATACGTCATTCCTGTTGGCGGATTTACACCTTCAATTGGTGATGTTCTTGGTGATTATGGAACAGGAACTGCATTACCTGTGGGACAAATTCAAGTTACAACTGTTGTTACAAATACAGGTCAGGGTGCTGCTAGAGTTCAAGATATTGAAAATATTGGTTTGAATAAGAGATTATATCTCTCTTCTGTTGTTGGTTCATTTACTGACAATGATGGTATTAAAGGTCCTGATAATTATGCTTCAGCGATTCTTAATGTTGAAGATGTTAAAGCTCGTGTCAAACGTTCCTTCAGAGGATTCGATGGAACACAAACATCATTCAAACTTACTACAGATAATGGAACTCAATATCTACCTGACCCTGCAGGACACATGCTCATCTTTGTTAATGGTATCCTACAACCACCTGGTGCAACTAATGCATACACAGCGTTCTCTGATACTATTCAGTTCACTGAAGCACCTGATTTGGGAGCATCCTTTACAGGATTCTACGTTGGTAAACTAAGACAACTTGATGATATTAGTTTCGAGTTTGATTCATTAAGTCAATCATTCAACTTGAAACGTAATGATGTGTTCTATTCATTGACTCTAACTGATGGTGTTCAGTCAAGCACAATTAGACCTGAAAACAATATCATTGTTTCACTGAATGGTGTGATTCAGGAACCTGGTATTGGTTTTGAGATTGTTGGTTCTAGAATCATCTTTACTGAAGTTCCTAGATTTGGTTCTACATTCGTTGCATTCTCTTATGTTGGTTCTGAGGCAGACGTTGATGCTGCTGAGGTTGTTCCTCCAATTGAACCAGGTGACTTTATTGACATTCAAGGTGAGACTGCAGATAGAGAAGTTGCTGTTATTGAATCATCAAACTCTCTAATTACATTTGATTATCTTGGATCTGTATTCGGACAGAAAGCTGTCGGAACTGCAGCTCTAACAACTGGATTTATTAAGAATGTTCAGGTAACTGGTGGTGGTTCAGGATACACTTCCAGACCTACTGTTCGTGTTGATTCTATCTCAGGTTTTGAGGGTAATATCCGTGCACTAGTTGGTGTTGCGGGTGTTGAACTCAGTGCAACTGGTTCTGGATATCAAAATCCATCAGTTGCAGTTGAGACCACTGTCCCTGATGATTATGTCGCACCTAATCTTGCAGATTATGGTGAAGAACTAATTGATCCAGAGATCCTATAAATAACTAAAAATCGTAGCGAGTAATGGCTAAACAAGCACTAGGTCTAGGTTCAGCAGCAAATGATAACTCAGGTGATACCCTGAGAGCTGGTGGTGACAAGATCAATGACAACTTTACTGAAATATACGGTGCCATTGGTAATGGAACTACACTGACTGTTAGTGTTACAAACCCTGCTGTTGGTCAGGTTCTTAGATATAACGGAAGTACGTTTTTGCCTTCTGACTATACTCAACTTACTTCAGCATTAGATGTAAATGGTAACAATATTGTATCCTCTTCTAACGGTAATATCGTTATTGATCCTAACGGAACTGGCAACGTAACTATTTCTAATGGAAGTGTCACAAACACTTTTAATGGAACTACTGGAATAGTAGACTTTCCTACAAAAATTCAGTATAAGAATGAGTTTACAACTCTTGGTGCTGCTCCTGCTGCAGCAACATATACTGGTTATTTCTTTACTGTAGATGGTGATGATAATCCATATGTGAACATTAATATAACAGCAGGTGGAGCGGGCGATGTAAGAGCAAAGGTTGTAACTGAATATTCGAGTATTGGATTACTTTCAGATGTTGATATTACTACTGCAGCACCAACTAATAACCAAGTCTTAAAATGGAATGGAACTAAGTTCGTTCCAGCTGATGATATTCAGGGAACTTCAGGAGGTGCCACTCAAAACCTCTTCGCTACTATCTTTGGTGACAGTGGTAGCACTACAGCGAATACTACAACAGACTCTTTAACAATTGCAGGTGGAACTAACATCACTACTGCAGTTGTTGGTGACACTTTAACAGTGAACTTCTCTGGAACGTTGACAAGCACCATATCAGCGTTAACTGACACTGATATGTCAGGACTTACTCAAGGTGATTCATTATTCTATAATGGAACTAATTGGGTTCCTACTAGATCACCTATCACATGGTGGGAACTTGGTGCTACTGGTAATGCACAGAACTTTACGTTCAATGGTCCTGGTTTCTCTGCAGCAACAAATGATCCTCAGATCTATGTTCAAAGAGGAGCAACATATGCTTTTGATAACTCTACTAATGGTGGTGCACATCCATTTAGAATTCAGAGTTCAGCAGGTTTAAGTGGCACTCCATACACCACTGGTCAAAGTGGTAGTGGAACTGCAGTTCTTTATTGGACTGTTCCTATGGATGCGCCTGGCACACTTTATTATCAATGCACAATCCATTCACAAATGAATGGGACTATCACCGTTGTAAGTTAATAAATGACAAGAACTGTTCCTGGAACTGGTGCTGTAATCGAACCAATATTTGATGAAATATTTGGTGTTCGTGCAGTCAAAGTATTAAATGGAGGATCTGGATACGTTCCTAATGATCCCCCACGTCTTACTGTGACTGGTTGCGGAACTCCTGATGAAGCAGCGTTATTATATCCAATCATTGATGCTGATTCTGGAAGAATCACTCATGTAAGAGTTTTGAATAGAGGAAAGGGATATGATCCTCTAAGATTGCAAATTATTCCTGAGCAGGAAACACCAAACGTCGTTACTTCATTTGATGTCAATAGAGTATGGCAAAGTCATCCTAACTCTCCTACAACAGGTACGTTTACATCTGATAGACTTAGATTAGTTAGTGATAATCACCCTAAACCAACTCAGCATTTCTTAACTGAGAGACAACCAGGCGGTTCTACAGATGTCGTTGATAGAAGTTTTGATCATACGATAATCTACCGTGGTGGAAAGGATGTTCCTTATGTTGGTCAAAGAGATTTTCAGAAAAATAAAGCACTTGGCATCATGGCAAATGGTGTCTTACTTCATACTCCAGAATGGGGAACAGCAGCAGGAACTCCTACAAACTTCTCTGCTGATACTGTAAAATACGATTATGTAAAAAATACTAATACTTATGATGCTGTAAATGATAGTGGTGTTTATTATTATCAATCAAGTAAAATTGTAAATGAGTTTGCTCTTGATAATGGTGTATTTGATTGGGGTGATATACAACTCTACACTTGGAATATTAAAGTAGAAACAGGAAACCTTGTTGTTGGTGTATCTAACTTAGATGAAACACTTGGTTCTATTGAAGTTGGTAGAATTGTAGATGAAGTCTCAGGAACTGGTAGAGGTGAAATTGCTAAGATTGTTAGAGATAATCAGAATAATGTTACTAGAGTTTATATTAGAGCATTAACAGGTGATGCTTTCCAAGACAATGATCTTTTGTTAGGTTCTAATGGATTTGAATTTAGAATCAGTGGTGATCCAATATCAATCAATCCTTATTATATTGATTTTGGAACTGATGCAGCAAAGTTCGGTCCTTTCACACCTGGTCAATTTTATATCGCTCCCGAAAATATTCAAGTAAGAGCAAATTATTTAATTAAATTTAATCAGTCTGACGCATCTAATCAGGCAGGTACAGGACATCCTATCAGATTTAGCGCAACTCCTGATGGTACGTTGAATAACGGAACATTATACTACAATAGCACTGGTGTATCTCAAGCACCTGCTACAGATTATGAATCAATTTATGCTCCATTATTCTTGATGAATAGTGATGAACAAACAAGGATTTATTTCCATTGTGCTTATCACAGATATATGGGAGGATATGCAGGTGATGAAGGTTACATGACCCTCAATACATCTGCAGAAACATACACTCCTACTAACAATTATTATGCTAGGGACTTTTATCAAAGTAATAGCAGTGATCCCAACACTATAGATAAGTCTAGATATATTGATGGACACTCAAAAATTCTTGGTGTTTCTTTTGATGGTTATCCAATTTACGGACCTTGGGGATATAATTCTAGTGGTGCAGTAGCAAGAGAAACCTCTTCTTATAGACTTAGAACCACTGCTGAATTAGCGGGTGCTCGTCCTCAGGTAAATACAGTATCAACGGTAACATACGCTGTTACCATTTCTAATGGGCAGTTCCTTTTTGGAGGTTCTCGTCCAAACTTTTTAGAATTAGATCGCGGTAAAACTTACATTTTCAATCAAAATGACGCATCTAATGACAGTCAACATTTACTAATCTCAACTACGGACGATGGATGGCATGGGCAAAATCCTGTTATCATTGGGAATACTGCAAATTTGTATTCTGGCAATGGAATTAAATATTATATTGACGGGAGCGAAGTAACCTATCAATCATATTTGTCAGGTTTTAACTTGGCAACATCTCGTGAGGTACGATTTACAGTTCCTGTGAATGCACCTACTGCGTTATATTTGTTTGCATATACAACTGCAGGTCATGGAATTAGAACTGTTCAAGAAGGATATGTTCTAGGAGATTTGGTAGAAGATTATATTTACGATTCTTCTGTAGGAACTCTTGATGAATTTAACGGTAAATTTGCTGTAACACCAGAGTATCCTAACGGAACCTATGCATACTTCATGAGTGAAGATAGTAGTGGTAATCCTGCATATCCATATGCTGTCGGTCCTAAGTTTTACGGAACACCATTATTTGAAGGAGATATTACACCTGCACAACCAACTGTATTCCCAACAGATGCAGAAGGTGATGTAGTTCTTGCTGATGATGGTAGTGTTTCTTATATCAAGATGACGAAGAAAGGTGATAATTTCTTCGGACCTGCAAAAGCAAAAATTCTTGGTGGGGAAGGAACTGGTGCTGTTGGAACTCCTACTGTTCAAACTGTTACTGGTTTAGCACTACTTGATGGTGGTAGAAGTTATGCTACTCCTCCAACACTTATTTTTGAAGGTGGTGGTGGACAAGGTGCACAAGGTGCTGCTGAAATTGATACTCTAGGAAAAGTTACATCTATTGCAATTACAAATCCAGGTGAGTTCTATCAAGAACCTCCATTTATTTTAATCACAGGTGGTGGCGGTATTGGTGCCAAGGCAGAAGCAACTATCGATCAAGGTGTTATAACAGCAATTAATATCACAGATCCTGGTAATGGATATACTTCAATTCCAAACGTTATCTTTACAAAATTAGTAACACTTAAGAGAAAATCTAGAGCACGTCAGGCATTTAACTCATCAAACATTTATTTGACTGGTCTTGTTAAAAATGTTACGTCGAATGATACAGAAATATATGTTGATTCTACAGATGCATTTCCTGGTTCTGGTCAAATCATTCTTAATTATGAAACAATCACTTATACCTCTAAATCAGCAGGTAAGTTTGGTGGTCTGACAAGAGGTGTAAACTTTAATTATGATCAACGGGTTATTCTTGACGCAGGTCAAAATGATTCAAATGGTGTTTCAACTTATAAGTTTAAGGTTGGTGATAGAGTTATTCGTAAAGTTGAAAATGCTAATAACAAAGTTGCAAAAGTATATGACTGGAATCCTGTTACCAGAGAACTTCTAGTTACTTTTGAAGTTGATGAATTAGCATTTATTGACGGTGGTATTCCTTCTACTGAAGATGCTATCGTACAGTTTGATGCAGGAGTTGCTTCTAGTGCACCTTCTGGATTCCAACCTCATACTGTTCTTACAACTACTGGATCTAATATTTTCTTATTGACAGATCCTCCTTCTCTTTTGGCAGACAGATCTTTCCAAGATATTCTACCAACAGCAGCAGGTGATGGAATTGCTGACCTAGATAATACTGGCACTGATTATGCTAATCAAATTAGTCTTGATGGTGGTATCTATAATTCTTTATATGGTATCGAAGAAACTCAAGGTGGAACAAATACAACACTATTCCAAGTTGGTGATAATGTAAAAGATGGAACTATTCCATTCAAGTATGCAACAATTCTGACTGCAGGTGCTTTGAGTGATGGTGTTGAACACACTGCACTTCTAACTATTAAACTTGATGCAGCAAATGGTAATGGTATAAATTATAGCGTTAATGAAGTTGTTACAGGAGCAACTTCTGGAGTGATTGGAACTGTTGTTTCTTATGATCCAACAACGACAACAGTAGTTGTAGGTAGCATTGTCCCATTTAATACTGGTAATATCAATGTTGGTATTGGTGGATATCTTTATGAGTTCTCTGATAGTGGAACTGTAGTTGATGTTATTATTCAAAATCCTGGCACAAACTATACTGCTGCACCAACAGTAACGTTTGAAAATATTGGTGACATTCAAGCGACTGGAACTGCTGTTCTCACAGCTGCAGGAGACCAAGTTGCTTCTATTACTATCAATAATGGTGGATATGGTATTCAACAATCTGTTGATAACACATATAACCTACACCCCACAGTAACATTCACTAATGCAACTGGTGATACCACTGGTGCGGGTGCAGTTGCACAAGCAATTCTAGGAGGTGAGGACCTCGTAGGGAACGGTGGTGCACGATATAGAATCAAGAGTATTGAATATCAAGCAACTGTTCGCTCGTAACCCTCATAAATAAACAGGAGGACAATAGTATCCCAAAATGGCAGCCCTATTAACTGATCAATTTAGAATATTTTCTGCAAAGAAATTTATAAAAGCACTGGAAGGTCCTGACGCAACTCAGAGTGACGATGCAGCGGGAACTTCCCGTGATCGTTTGTATCTTTTCATTGGTAGACCCCAGACTTGGGATAATGAAAACTCGCCCCCACAGGCAGTAGACTCATTCTCAGAATTTTCTGGATCGTACGATGACATGATATCGATGAAGAGAGTCCTCGCTTCTGACACGATTCAGGTCGTTCGTAGAATTGACTGGGTTTCCCCAGAACAAACTACAGGTGGACTAGGTTTTACCTATGACATGTATAGACATGACTATTCTCCTACCAAAACTGCTGCTTCAGGTGCTACCAAATTATATGACTCAGACTTTTATGTTGTGAATTCGCAATATCAATGTTATAAAGTCATCTATAATGGAACTTCTCCTTCAGACCCAAATGGAAAACCTTCTACAGTTGAACCTACAGGTACTTCTACTTCAATTATCACTACTGGTGATGGTTATCGTTGGAAATACATGTATACCATCCCCGTAGCATCGGTTCTTAAATTTTTCTCAAATGACTACATGCCTGTCTTCACCAATACATCGGTAAAGACAAATGCAGTTGCAGGTGAAATTGATACAGTTGTTATCAACTCTGCAGGTTCTGGTTACAACAACGGAACTTATGATAATGTTGCAATTAATGGTGATGGAACTGGTGGTCGTGTTTCTATCGTTGTAGACGGTGGTAAGATTATTTCTGCTACTGTTACTTCTGGTGGAACAGGATATACATTTGGTAAAATAAGTGTTGACAACATCACTGGTATTGGAACAGGAACTGGTGCCATAGTTGATGTTATCATTCCTCCTCCAGGCGGACATGGATCAGACGCAGTTGTTGAACTGGGTGCTTTCCGTGTAATGATCAACGCCAAACTATCATATGATGAAGGTGCAGGTGACTTCCCAATCGATAACGATTATCGTCGTATTGGTCTTGTTACTAATCCTTTAAAATTTGGAACTTCTGAATTGATTTCTGATTTGACGGTTTCTGCTACAAAGGCAGCAATCTTCTCCCCTACATTCCAAGGCAACTATGTGCCTGATGAAATTATTACTCAAACACGAGTTGTTGGTGGAACCAACGTTACTGCTCGTGGTCGTGTTATTTCTTGGAATGCCACAACTAAAGTTTTGAAATATTATCAGAACGCTATTGATGGTATCTTCCCCGAAGTTACAGGGACACAAAATGAGTTTGACGGATCTAACGTCATCAATGGTGCAACTTCTGGTGCAGCTGGTCAACCAGATGTTAATTTCCCTGCTGTTCCCAACTCTTCTTCTAGAACAATCAACAACACAGAATATGATTTGGGTATGAAGTTTAACAATGGTTATTCCAAACCAGAGTTAGCGTCAAATAGCGGTCAGGTAGTTTATATAGATAATAGACGAGCAATCAGTCGTGCTAACGACCAAGTAGAAGACATCAAAATCGTAATCGAATTCTAATGGCACAAAATACCAACCTAAACGTCACACCATATTACGACGACTTTGATACGAGTAAAAACTTCTATCGAGTTTTGTTTCGTCCTGGTTTCCCTATTCAAGCGAGGGAACTTACAACGATGCAAAGCATCATGCAAAACCAAGTGGAGAATGTTGGTGCTCACTTGTTTAAAGATGGTGCGATGGTTATTCCAGGTCAAGTTGGTTATGACCTGACTGTTGATTGCATCATGCTCCAAGAATCTTTCTTAGGTGCTGATGTTGAACTTTATAGAACTCAATTAAATGATAAGATCATCACTGGTCTTACTACAGGTGTAAAGGCAAAAGTTCTTTACAGTATTTCTTCTACAGAATCAGATAAAGGTTATATCACTCTATATGTAAAGTATATTGAGTCTGGTGGAGCTAACAGCACTCAAGCAACTTTCGCAAATAATGAACAATTAATTACAGATACTGAAATCACTTTCGGAACCACTTTGATTGAAGTTGGTTCTCCTTTCGCACAATTACTTCCTACTGGTGCTCTTCAAACAGGTTCTGTTGCTTATGTGCAATCTGGTGTATATTTCATCAGAGGATTCTTTGTTGATGTCCCATATCAATACATTCTTTTAGATCAATATGGAAGCAACCCCTCCTATCGTATCGGACTTGATATTCAAGAATCAATCGTTACCCCAGAAGATGACCTTAGCCTCAACGATAATGCTGCAGGAACATCTAACTATGCTGCTCCTGGTTCTCATAGATTTAGAATCACCACAAACTTAATTAAGAAACTTCTTACTGATGATGCCGATAAAAACTTTATCGAACTTCTTCGTATCAATGCATCAAAGGTAGAAAAACTTCTTGATAGAACTGCGTATGATGAATTAGAGAAGAGTATTGCACTTAGAACTTTTGAGGAGTCTGGAGATTACGTTGTTAAAGACTTTGAGGTCACTGTTAGAGAAAACCTTGATGATGGTTTTAATAATGGTGTATATGCTGCGGGTGCTACAACTTCATCTGGTGCAGTTGCTGCAGAATCAAAATACTCTGTTGAATTTGGTGCAGGTGTAGCGTACGTTAGAGGATATAGAATTAAGAGATTAGCACCAACCTACGTTGACTTAGACAAACCTCGTGAAGTTAAGGCAGCACAGAACACGATTGTTCCATTTGAAATGGGCAACTTTACAACTGTAAAAAATGTTTATGGATTCCCTAATGTTGCAGGTTCTACAATCACTAATGCATATCAAACTGTAGAATTAAGAGATGCATTTACAACTACACCAGGTGATGCAAATGGTGTTGTTATTGGTTTTGCTCGTGTTTCCTCTATGGAGCATGTTGGTGATCCTGATAATACTTTTGGAAATGCTGATGATCAATATAAGTTGAATATCTTCGATGTTCAAATGTTCACAGTTTTAGAACTAGCAACTGCTCAAACTATTGCAGCAGGTTCACTAGTTATTGGTGCAACCTCAGGTTCTAGAGCATATCTAGTCAATGCTATTTCTAGTGATGATACTCTCATTGTATATCAAGTAGAAGGTAGTTTTGTAGAAGGTGAGATGGTCACCGTTGATGGAGAAGCAGTTGATACTATCTCTGCATTACATAGTTACACATATTCTGATACTCGTCAGTATGTCTCCAGAGATGAAAGCACAAATGCTGTTGAATTTACTGCAGATGCAATCTTAGAAGATGTTTTACCTGTTGAGGGTGAAACCTTTACATACAGCACTACTGCAGGTAATGTTTTAACTACAGATACTGTCAGTGCTGCTGATGGGTCTAGAACTGCAGGAACTTATACCATAGGTGCATCTGACTACACTACTGATGCAAATGGAACAGGAGCAACATTCTCTATCGTAATTGACGGTTCTGGTGCTGCAACAGTTACTATTCTTAAGGGTGGTTTTGGGTACGTTGTAGATGAAACATTTACTATAGCAGATGCCAAACTTGGAGGAGGCGGTGGTGCTGCACTCACATTTGATGTTGCTACAGTTGGTCCTTCTATTGAGGGTTTACAATCAAACTTTGCTTTAGATCTAAGACCTGGTGATCAAGTATATTTTAGTTCTACAGAATTTGTTACTGTTGACACTGTAACTCAAACTGCAATCGCTACTACTAATACATCAAACATCTTTAATTATGGAAGACAACTTGTAAATGTAACAGCTGGTTCTGCTGCTCCTTCTGCAGACACTTATAACGCTGCAGTCAGATTAAGAACTAAATTGAATGGCATCAATAATGCTGATCTTCTTAGCGATATGCCTAAGAAATACGTTAAGAGTATTTCTGATGAATCTATGATTGTTAGAAGAACATTTGATGCTCAGACTGTTGCTTCTAACTCTATCTCTATTACTTTACCTGAGAACGAACAGTTCCAAGCAATCAGTGATGAGAACTATACATTTACAGTTCTTGCAGGATCTAACTCTACTCACCCAGTTGGTGATCAGATCACTATCAATACTACTAACTCTAGTGCTGTTGGATATACCACATTCTCAACTTCTGAAAGAACAACTTTACAGATTGCTAACTTAACAAATATTACTTCTATTAAAGTAACAGCGACTATTTCTAAGAACGTTACTACTAGAAAAACAAAATCTGGTAATCAGATGTTTGTTCTTAAAGTTAATAAAACAACTCAAAATCTTGATAAGCAAAATTATAATTTAACATATTCAAATCTATACGGAACAAGAATTCAAGATAGAGACATCTCTCTTGGTTTAGTTGACTGCTATCGTCTCCATGCTGTATATGAATCTCTAGATGATAATGATCCTGTTATCCCATCTGTAACTTTAGTCGAACCTACTTTCTTTGCTACAGGAACTATCGTAACTGGTAGAACTTCAAAAGCAAGGGCAAAAGTTGTTGCTTTCTCTTCAGGAACCCTGAAACTTAATGTTGTTTATCTATCTGGTATATTCCAACCAGGTGAAATTCTTGATGGTTTTGACAGTAATAATACTGCAATCAATGCAATTATTAATGATAGTGCAGGATCTGTTATTGTTGGTTCAAAAGTTGTAACTGATAGTTACTTCATGGAATCAAATCAAACAGGTTTTATGTATGATATTTCTAAAATTGTTCGTAAGAAAGGTATCGTTGCTCCTGTTAGAAAATTAAAAATTATTATTGACTACTACAGTCATTCTGCAACTGGAGATTATTTTGGTGGTCAATCTTATCTCGATACATCATACAGCGATATTCCCTTCTTTAAGGTTAAATTCCTTGCTGATTACCTAGACTTTAGACCAGGTGCAAAGAACTTGTTTAGTGGAACAGGTACGGTAGCATCTCCTGCATTTGTAAATTGTTCTACATTTGACTTTAAGTCAAGAGTGTTTAATGTATCTGGAACACCTAATGCTACAGTCTTTGATATTCCAAAATTAAATAGTAATTTCCGTTGTGATTTTGATTGGTATCTACCTAGAGTTGACAAATGTTTTGTCACTCCTGATGGTGAGTTCCAAATTATTAAAGGTAAATCTTCTGAAAGACCAAAAGAACCTGATTCTCTAAAAGATGGTATGCTTATAGCAACCATATCACATAAACCATATGGTTTTGATCCACTTGCAGATGTAGTAATTAAACGTTCTGATAATAAACGTTATACCATGCGTGATATCGGTGGTTTAGAACGTAGATTAGATCAGGTTGAATATTATACATCACTCAACATGCTTGAGACTGATACAATCAATACTCAAATTCTTGATGCTAGTGGTAAGAATCGTTTGAAAAATGGATTTATTGTTGATGATTTTGGTGATCATAGTAAGTCTGATGTTGGACATGAAGATTTTTCTGCATCGCTTGACTTTAGACAAGGGTATGCTCGTCCCTCTCATTACACAACTAACGTTCCTTTAGTAATTAATACAACTTTATCAACTAATATTCAACAAACTGGTCCTCTAATTACGTTACCATATACTGAAGAGGCGATTGTTAATCAACCATATGCTTCTCGTGTTGAGAATATTAACCCATTTAACGTCTTTACCTATATCGGTCGTATTACTTTAACACCTGGTTCTGATGATTGGTTGGATACTAATAGACTTCCTGCATCAGTTCAACAGATTGAAGGTGATTTCTTACAAGTTTCTTCTGAATTAAATGTTGATCAGAATGGTTTTGCTCCAATTGAATGGGGAGCATGGGAAACTACATGGACAGGTGAAGAAGTCATATCATCTGAGGTAACTAGAAACTCTCATTGGTTAGAAGAAGATATCGGTAGATCACCTAGACCTGATGTTTGGGATGGTCGTGGTATGCGTCGTGTTAATCAGACTGATACAATCGAAGTTACTGAAGATCAAGTAAGATCTGGTGTTAGAACTCAAGTTATTCCTAGAATTGATCGTCAATCTATGGGTGATGCTATTCTTTCTAGCACATCTATTCCTTGGATTCGTTCTAGAAACGTTGAAGTTGATGTTGCACGTCTAAAACCAAGAACACGTTTCTATTCATTCTTTGATGGAAAGGCAACTATTGATTATCAGATTCCTAAGATTATTGAAATTATTAAAGATCCTACAGTTGATAGTAGAACAAACTCTACTCCCTTTGTTATTGGTGAAACCGTAACAGGTGAGATTAGTGGTTGTAAGTTTAAGGTTGCTGCTCCTGATGATTTTTATAAGTTCAATCCTTATGATGATACAACACTTCCTACTTCATATGCATCTACAACTGCATTCTTGAACATTGATACTACTGAACTTTCTAAGCAAGCAATCGGTGACTTCTATGGAAATATGCAGGTTCAAGAAGTATTAGTTGGAACTTCTGGTGCTCGTGCTGTTGTTAAAGATCGTCGTCTAATTTCCGATCGTTTTGGTAAATTAAAAGCATCATTCTTTATTCCTAATCCTGGTGTAGATACAAACCCAAGATGGGCAACAGGAACTAGAACTTTAAGACTTTCTACATCTGATGTTGATTCACGTCTTTCTGGTGCAGTTGCATCTTCTGCTCAAACTTCATATGAAGCAAGAGGTACGTTAAACACAGTTCAAGAAAATATCTTGGCAATTCGTAACGCAGAAATAGTTAATGATACTGTAACTCAAGAACAAACAATTCAGACAACTAGAACTGAGAGTAGACAGATTGGTTGGTATGACCCTCTCGCACAATCATTCATTGTTGATGAAGTCGGTGGTCGTTTCCTTACTTCAGTTGATGTTTACTTCTTTAAAAAGGATACAAACATTCCAGTTTCTATGCAAATCAGAACAATGGAAAATGGTTATCCTACAACAACCATTCTACCTTTCTCTGATGTTACTCTAGAACCTGATCAGGTTCAGTTATCAGAATCTGCTGCAGTTGCAACTAGATTCACATTTGATGCCCCTGTATACATTCCTCAATCCCAAGAACATTGTTTTGTTCTCCTTTCTGACTCTAACTCATATCAGATTTGGATTTCTAGAATGGGTGAGATTGATATCTCTGGTGACAGAACAATTTCCGAACAACCTTATGCAGGTGTTCTATTCAAATCTCAGAACGCTACTACATGGACTGCAGATCAATATGAAGATCTTAAGTTTATTATCAACGCTGCATCATTCAGTAATACTGGACAAACTAAACTTGTATTGAATAATGCTGAACTCGGTAGAGGAAATGGTGGTAAGTTAAATCTTCGTTCTGATGCTATTCAAACATTCCAACCAGAATTAGTTCTTACACTTAATTCCACAACATTACCTTACACAGTTGGTTCTCGTATCTATCAAAAGACTACTTTAGCAGAGGGTACGATTACTGCAAGAACTGTAACAGCAGGTGGTGTTCAATTAACTATTAATGATATTAGTGGTAACTGGGCAGCAGGATCTAATACTGGTGGAGTAATTGCTAACCGTGTTGTTTCTTCTAAGACATTAGCAACTATGGTTGTTAGTGGTGCTTCTGGTGACTTTACAGTCGGTGAAACAATTACAGGTAACTCCTCTACTGCTCCTACTGCAGAAGTTGTAAGTTGGACTACTGGAACAAATACACTGACACTTAAATATGTGTCTTCTGCGTTTACTCCATCATCAGAAACTATTACTGGTGGAACTTCAACTAAAACTGCAACAGTCAGCAGTATTACTTACTCTGGAGACGCTGTTGAGTCTGCTGCAATCCAACCTTCCTTCCCAACAGGAACACCAACCTATTCTACAAATCAAAGAAAGATTCGTGTTTATCATAGTAATCACTGTATGCACAGTGCATCTAACAATGTGATTATTGAAGGTGCTAAATCTGAGGTTTCTGATACTGCTTTGACTGCATCTATATCTGCTACAGATACTAGTATTGCTGTAGGAGACGCTACTGCATTCCACAAGATTATTAACGGTGCTGCTATTGGAACAAGTAACGTTGGTTACATTAAGATTAATGATGAAATTATTTCTTATAGTGCAATCTCTAGTGATAACAAAACTATTACTGCTCATGAACGTGGTCTTGGAGGAACAACCGCAGCATCACATGCAGATGAGTCTGTAGTTGAGTGTTATAACTTAGATGGTATTCCTCTAATCGAAATTAATAAAACTCATGCAGGAATTGGAGATGTTACTTTAGATTACTATGAAATTTCCACATCATCTATTGCTAGATTAGGAATTCTTGGTGGTGGAGCAGGTATCATAGCATCACAAAATATTCAATACAGCACTCTTGTTCCTCAGATTCAGAAGATGTTGCTTCCTAAGACTGACATTACTGCTAGAATTAACACAATTAGTGGTACGTCTATCAATGATGGATCTACTTTATCTCAAGCATCATTCTCAAATGATGGAGTATTCTCTGATATTATTTTAAGTCAGGATAATGATTTGATTACACCACAATTAGTTTGTTCTGCAATCAATGAATCTTCTGAACTTAGCGGTGCTAAGTCATTCAGAATGGATCTTACAATGACTACTGATAAGACTACAATTTCTCCTGTTATTGATACAGATAGAATGTCTATCACTTTGGTATCTAACCGTATCAATAGTCCTTCAGATCCTAATACTGCAAAACTATCAGTTGGTGATGGACATGATGCAGTTTATATTACTAAGACTGCAACTCTAACTAATCCTTCTGGTTCTATCAAAGTTTATTTTGCGGGATATCGCCCACCCAACAGTGAGATTAAGGTGCTATATAGAGTGCGTCCTGTTGGATCTTCTGTTCCTATAGAACAACTGGGATTTGACTTCTTCCCAGCTGCAGGTTCTAAAGTTCCTGCAACTACAGAAAGAGAAATATATTCATCATATGAATATGAAGTATCTGGTTTGAGTTTTGATCAATATCAAATCAAAGTAGTGTTTGTTTCTCCTAATCAGGCATTAGTGCCGATTATCAAAGATCTAAGAGCAATCGCTCTTGCTGTATAATGAAAATTCCTGTAAAAGACAATGCGAATTGGTTTAGGGACTCCTATGCGGGTTCCGTCCAGTGTGCTGATAAATCTCTGTATGAGAAATATATGGCAGCACATAAAGCAGAACAAGTCAAGAAAAGGGAATTTACTACTTTACAAAATGAAGTTTCTGAGTTAAAATCAGATATGAGTGAAATTAAATCACTCTTACTAACGTTAGTCCAAAACAAAACATCATAATGACTGTTGAAAAAGTATCACAAGAAGAGATGCATTCTCAATTTAAAGAGAGGTATCAAAAGTTGATTGAAGAAAATCAACAATTGTCTGCCAAAATTAAAGAAAATGAGGTGACTGCACTTAAACTATTAGGTGCTATTGAAACACTAGAATATTTTACAAAAGAAGAGGAAGAGACCGCTTCTACTCCTCCTGATCCAGTTCCATCAGAATAATTTGAAGGGGGCACAGTCCCCCTCTTTTTTTAGCATAAATAATAAATGAAGCATAATCTAATCGAGTTGTCGTAACAAATGGCAAATAGAATTCAATTAAGAAGAGGTGGCGCACAGGAATGGGCGAACTCTAACCCGACTCTTGCACAAGGTGAATTGGGTATCGAACTTGACACGGGTCGTTTTAAGATCGGTGATGGTGTATCTGCATGGAACACCTTAAGGTACGAACGTCCTGTAGAGTCTACATCTAATACTGCAAATACTTTAGTCCAAAGGGATGCTGATGGTAACTTCTCTGCAGGTACCATTACTTCTACTGTTATTGGTAACTCGTCTACTGCGTCTAGACTTGCTTCATCTAGACAAATCCAACTCTCTAATGAGGTTACTGCTTCTGGTGTATTTGATGGTTCTCAAAACTTAAATCTATCTGCTGAATTAGCACTTGTTTCTACTTTACCACATTACGATGGTACATCATCTCCCTCAGCAACTTACAATAAGGTAACTGTTGATGCTAAAGGTAGAGTAACAAACGCACAAGATTTTACTGCTTCTAACAATGGTACTCTTGCTGATTATGGTCTTGATGGAACCAATGAAGGAACATCTGCACAACCATATGATTTAGACTTAGTTGCTTTAGCAGGTTTGACCACTACTGGTATGATCTCTAGAACTGCTTCTAATACTGTAGCAACTAGAGCAATTACTGGAACTGCCACAAGAATCTCTGTAAGTGAGGGTGCAGGTATTTCTGGTAACCCAACTATTGATATGATTACCACTGCTGTTACAGCAGGTAACTATAATACGGAATCCCTGACATCTGTATCTGGTGCAGGTGGAAATGGCGAACCCTTTGGTACCGCTACAGTTAACGCTACTAAGTTTACTGTTGATGCCTATGGTAGATTGACAAGTGCAACAAATGTGCCTATCGCTACTGCTGCAGAAGGTAGTAAGTATGCTAGCTATAATGCAGGTACTACTTACGTTAGATATGACATCATTGCTAACGCATCAAAAGTTTACCAAGCCATCACTGGCATTGCTGCAGGTGCAGGTGCACCTACTCATAGTAGCGGTGACTCTGGCGGGTGGAGATATCTCGCTGCCGAAGCAACAGAGCAGAAGGGATTGGCTAGTTTTGCACAAGAAGATTTCGACGTTGACGCGAACGGGCACGTCACGATCGCCACCGCAGGAGTAGATAATACACAACTACAAAATAATAAACTTATTTTCACAGATGGAAATGCTGTTGAAAATTTTGAATTAGATAACGAACTTACAACTTCTACCGCCAACACTGGTTTTAATAAATTAAACTTTATTAAAATCAATAATACTTCTGGCGGTTTATTATTTGGTGCTAATAATACTGGTGATAGTGGTGCAGGTGAGATCGATGTAAACGTACGTTCTTACTTTAGCGATCCTGATATCACTTTAGATGGTTCAGTTGCACAAACTCTAAACAAAACTGGTGATGGTAATCTTACTTTCACAACTACTCAAAACTCATCATCTGCAAGATCTTTAACAGTTTCAGCATCAAACTCTGGTTCTGGAACTAGCACAGTTACAATTACTGCAGAAGATGTTGTTGATATTGATGCCTCAGATTCAAACGGAAAAGTTCATGTCGAAGATTCTAGATTCCAAGATAACTACATTGCTACGTCTAATGCCACTATGCACCTTGATCCTGGTGATGATCGTGCTACTAGTGGGTTAGTTCGTGTTCATGGAGATTTACAGGTAGATGGTACGACTACGACAATTAATTCAACAGTTACAACAATTGATGATCCCATTATTACTCTTGGTGGCGATACTGCTCCAGGTAGTGATGACAATAAAGATCGTGGAGTTGAATTCAGATACTACGACAATCAAGCAAGAATTGGATTCTTTGGTTACGATGATTCTTACACCGACCTCGGAGGACACGTCGGAGGATTTACATTTTTACACAACGCCACAAATACTTCAGAGGTCTTTAGTGGAACTGCGTCAGGTATAACTGCAGGTAATTTAAAACTTACAACAAATACTAACTCAACATCTAATACTACAGGAGACTTAGTAGTTGCAGGTGGTGTTGGTATTGGAGATGATGTTAATATTGGTGGATTACTAGATGTAGATGGCACATTCCGTGCTAATAGCACATCTAGATTTGATGATAATATTGTATTCCAAGGTGCTTCTAAGACATTATCATTGAATAATGGTAGTGGAACGACTAAAATACAACTCCACACTACTACAGGTAATGTAGAAATTGGTGGTATTTTAACAAATACTGGTGCTATTGATGCAAACAGCACTTTGAATGTCGCAGGTATTGTTCGTTTTGAAGATACAGATGAACCAACTGTTGCACAGAATGGTGGAACTGGTCTTTATGAAATTCAATCAAATGATTATGGTGCATTTAGATTTGATGGTGGTGGATATGTTGAAGGTGATACAGTATTCAACAGCGATGTTTTTATTAACGGTGTTCTAAACCAAAGAGATAGTGCTACAGAATCATTCGGTAATAGAAACTATCTAAACATCAGATATAAATTACGTTCTGGTTCAAGTGCAGCGTATACTCCTTCATATGCATCTGATAATACCTCTAACTTGAGAATCTTTGGTGGTGCAGGTATTCAAACTGATCTCCATATTGGTGATGATCTTTATATTGGTAAACTAAACTCTGGTGACAGTGTTTCATTCCAAGTATTAGGAGAGTCAGGTAATACAACTACTCAAGGAACATTAACTGTTGAAGGTCAAGCAACTATTAATGACTCTCTAATTGTTAATGCTTCTAACGAAAACTTTAAGATTCAAAATGGATCTGCTGCAGATAAATTTACAGTTGATACTGATAATGGTAATACTGTAATTCAAGGATCATTGAATGTTAACGGTGTTACTGATATTGATGCTGATTTTGCAGTTAGAAACGGAACGACTGATAAATTCTTTGTCGATAACGTAACTGGTAATACTAATATTGAAGGTACGTTGACTGCTGATGGTCATACTGAATTAAATTCAACACTTAATGTTGATAATAATACAACACTTGGTTCACAACTTACAGTAACTGGTAACTCAGAGTTCAACGGAACTGTAGATGTTGATGCAAACTTTGCAGTCAGATCAGGAACTACTGATAAGATGACTGTTGCATCTTCTACAGGTAACATAGCAACTGATGGAACACTAACAGTTCAAGGTGAAACACAGATCATTGACTCTCTTATTATCAATGCATCTAACGAAGAGTTTGCAGTTCAGAATGGTTCTGGAGTTGATAAATTTACTGTAGATACTGATAACGGTAATACAAATATTATCGGAACATTAACAGTTGCTGATGCTACTCAAATTAATAATACTCTTGGTGTTTCTAACGTTGTAACCTTAACAAGAAACACTCAGCAAACTCTGACTGGATCTTATTCTGCTGATGGTGCATTCAAACTAACTGGTGGTGCAGGTATCGGTAAAAACCTTGCTGTTGGTGAAGGTCTAAGAGTATATGGAGGCACTGAACTTACTGGTGCTCTTGATCTTAATAATAGTGCTGATATATCTGGTGCTTTAGTAACTCATGATGATGTTACTATCACTGCAGATAATAAGATGTTCAAGGTGCAGAATGCTTCTGCAGCGAACAAGTTTACAGTCGATACCGATAATGGTAACACTGATATTCAAGGAACATTGGATGTTGCAGGTGATGTAACTGCATCATCTGACCTTACAGTCACAGGAAATCTTACAGTCAATGGAACAACAACTACTGTCAATTCTACGGTCACAACAATCGATGACCCTGTTATTACTGTTGGTGGTGATACAGCACCCGCGTCTAATGATGGAAAGGATCGTGGTATTGAATTTCGTTATTATGATGGTTCTGCTAAAATCGGTTTCTTCGGTTTTGATAGATCATCCTCCCAATTCCAATTCTTAACAAGTGCAACAAATACTTCTGAAGTTCTCTCAGGAACAGATGGTGCTCTAAGAGCAGGTAGTTTAAATCTTACTGGTGCGGGCACATCTCTTGATGTTGATGCTAATGCAAACATTGATGGCACACTGACTGTAGATGGTCAGATTATTTCACAAGTATCTTCAGGTCCTGCTCTTGTTATCCCAACAACAGATAAGATTAATAATCTTAACGCAGACTTACTAGATGGTGCTACAACCGCAACTGCTGCAACTGCATCCACAGTTGTTCTTCGTGATTCATCTGGTGATTTTGCTGCCAATCAAATCACTGCTGCTAGTGCTGCAGGATCTGGTGCAGGTTTCTTAGGAAACGCATCCACTGCTGACGCATGGAAGACTGCTAGAACACTCACCATTAGCGGTGTTGTATCTGGTTCTGTAGTCATCGATGGAAGTGAAAATGAAACACTTACAACAACTTATGTTGATGCAGACATCACTGCTCTAGCAGCGATGAGTGGAACTGGTTATGTCGTACGAACTGCTGCTAACACTTATGCCCAAAGAACTCTCCAAGTCACCGCATCGTCTGGAATCACTCTTACTAACGCTGATGGCGTTTCTGGTAATACTACAATTAACGTTGCTAGTGCATCTTCTAATTCTGCAAACAACCTCGTCCTAAGAGACGGATCTGGTAACTTTGCTGCAGGAACTATCACTGCTGCCTTAACTGGTAATGTCACAGGTAATGTAACTGGTAACGTTACTGGTCAGGTATCTGATATCTCAAACCATGATACTGGTGATCTTACTGAGGGATCTAACCTCTACTACACTAATGAAAGAGTTGACGATAGAGTCAATGCTCTTATTACTGCAGGAACTGGTATTACTAAGGTTTACGATGACGCTGCAAATACATATACACTGACTGTAACTCAGTCAGATATCAATACTGATAATGTAACTGAAGGATCAACAAATCTATTCACAACTGCTGCTAGAACTAGAACTCATTTCACATATGGAACTGGTATCACACATAGTTCTGGAACTTTATCAGTTACTCAGTCTGATATTAATACTGACAACGTAACTGAAGGATCAACTAACCTCTTTACTACTGCTGCTAGAACAAGAACACACTTTACATACGGAACTGGTATTACACACAGTTCTGGAACTTTATCAGTTACACAATCAGATATCAACACTGATAATATTACTGAAGGTTCTACAAACCTATTCATTACTAATGAACGTGTTGATGATAGAGTCAACGCCTTAACTGTTGCAGGAACTGGTGTAAGTAAGACATATGATGACGCTGCAGGAACTCTAACTTTAGCAGTTGACTTTAGTGAGTTTAATACTGGCAATATTACAGAGGGTTCTAACCTTTACTTTACAAACACTCGTGCTGATGCAAGGGCAGACTTGAAAGTTGCTGCTGCAACTGGTTCAAACCTTGATCTTTCTTCTAAGTCTACTTCCGATCTTTCTGAAGGAACTAATCAATACTATACAGAAACAAGAGTTCAAGCAAAACTTGACAATGCTTATGAGCAACTAAGAGCAATGTTAACTAACCTTGCAACTAGCACCACTCTAAATCTTAACTTGTCTGGTGATCCTACACCTGGCGCAGTCGTTACCACTGGTGTTAGTGTTGGTGGTGGCGGTGGATTTACTGCAGGAACTGCGGTTGCTACATCTGGTTCAGCAACTGGATCTGGATTGACTGTTGATACTACGGTTGATAGTGATGGAAACATCACTGCTGCTGCGGTAAATGCAGGTGGTTCTGGATATCTAATTACTGATACTGTCACAGTCACTAACCCCAACGCAGGTAAGATTCTTACATTGAACTTGGCAACATTATCAGGTGGAACAGGTTATTCATCTGCTACTGGAGTTGCAGTCACTGGGGGTGACGGTTCTTCTGCGACTGTTGACATTACTGCATCTGCAGGTGCTATCACTAACGTAACAGTTAATAACGGTGGAACAGGATTCGCTGCGGGTAATACTATAACTATTGCTAATGCTAATGCTACTGGAGTTAAGACTCTTGGATCTATTAGTGCTGCAGGATCTGGATATTCAACAGGAACTGCCATTGCAACATCAGCGTCCGCATCTGGATCTGGAGCAACATTAAATATCACTTCTGTCAATGCTAGTGGTGGTATCACTGGTGTTGCAATCAACGATGATGGATCTGGTTACGCTGCATCTGAAGTCTTGACAATTACTAATGCTAACGCATCTGGTATCGCAACAGTAGGAAACATTGGTGCTGCTGATGCATCAAGAACTGCAGGAACCTATAACTTAGGCACATCTGATTATGGAACTGAAGCATCTGGTGCCAACGCAACATTCACTGTTGTTGTTGATTCAAATGGTGCTGCTTCTATCACCGTAACAGATGATGGTAGCGGATTTATCGCCAATGAAACTATCACAGTTGCTGATGCTCAACTTGGTGGTGGCGGTGGTGCTGCTCTTACATTCGATGTAACAGCAATCCATGGTAGCACTGCTACAGTTCCAGTATCTGCGATTCATGGAAACGGTGCAACAGTTAATGTCGCTACCGTTGCAACAAATGCAACTCTAACTCTAACTGACATCACAACGATGGAAGTTGGAGCAACAGTTACAGGTGCTACTTCTGGCACCACAGGTGTTATCACTGCTCTGGGAACTAACCAGATCACTGTCAATACCGTTGACGGATTCTTCAAGAAAGGAGAAGTCGTCAGTGCTAATGATGTTACTACACTTACTATCTCCTCATTCAGTTAATAAGTTATGTCTGCCACTAGACCCGTAAATAAAACTGAACTACGAGACTATGCTCTCCGTCGTTTAGGATTTCCTACTATAGACATCAACGTTGCTACTGAGCAATTAGATGATTTGATAGAAGAAGCGATTGATTTCTATCAAGAGTTTCACTATGAAGGTAGTTACAAATCCTTCATGTTTATTGAAGTTACAGATGCTATTAAAACAGCAGCAAAAAGTTCAACTCAACAAGGATCTACCAATTGGTATGAGAACAATAACTATGTTTCATTACCACCTAACATCTTAGGAGTCAATCAGGTATATACACAGATTGGTGCTTCTAGTATTGTGCCTGGTAACATGTTCAATATTAAGTATCAAATCTTTTTAAATGATATATACGCTATGACCCATGGTCATATTCTTCATTACTTTATGACATCTCAATATCTTGAGACACTTGATTTTGTAACAAACTCTAGTAGGAGTAGAAGAGTAAGATATAACGAGAAACAAGGTAGATTGTATCTCGATATGGATTGGGATTCATTGGGAACAGGAGACAAAATTTTAGTCGAAGTTCTCGTACGTCAAGATCCAGAAACTTATACAGCGATGTATAATGACAACTGGTTAAAAGATTATGTTGAAGCATTATTTCAACAACAATGGGGAAGAAACCTAAGTAAGTATGATGGCATTCAAATGTTAGGTGGCGTCACACTTAATGGTCGTCAAATTCTTGAGGACGCAAGTCAATTCAAGAAAGACCTTGAAGATAAAATTCGTGATACATATGAACTTCCTCCTTTAGACTTAGTGGGGTAATCTCTAATGGTATTTCGCAACTCTCCTGCACAAGATTATGTTCAATCGGATTATTCTAACGCAGGACGCTTCAAAGCAAATGGTTCTGCACAGGAACAAAAATTTATTGAAAATCTAGTAGTTGAAAGCATTGAAATCTATGGGCAAGATATTTACTACGTTCCGAGAACGATTGTCAACAAAGATACGGTCTTTGGAGAGGACTCGGATTCGCAATTCGATACTGCGAAACCGATTAGAGCATATGTCAATAATGCTGAAGGATGGGAAGGACAAGGTGAGTTACTTAGCAAATTTGGAGTCCGTATCGAAGACAAGACAACTTTTATATTCTCCCGTGAGAAATTTAAAGAGCATGTGGACGATAGTGTCACGCTTAACGTCGAAGGGAGACCAAACGAAGGGGACTTAATCTGGTTTCCAACAACAAAGCATTTATTTGAAATACAATTCGTAGAAGCAGAAAAACCATTTTATCAATTAGGAAAAGGATATGTTTGGGAATGTCAGTGTGAACTCTTTGAATACAGTGACGAAGATCTTGACACAGGAATCGCAGAGATCGATGCAATCGAAGCTGCCTTTGCTAATGCTATTACAGTTAACTTTGCTACTGGAGGGTCTAGCGATTTCACAGTTGGTGAAATTGTTGCAGGAGGTACATCTAACGTGACTGCTGAAGTTAAAGCATGGGATTCTACAACTAGACAGTTACAGGTCTTTAATCGTTCAGGTGTCTTTACGATACCTGAAACGGTTACAGGACAGACCTCAGGTGCTGCTTGGACAACTGCATCATACAACACACTAAATAATGTTAATACCGCTAACTCTATTGATCAAAACAACGATTTTGAAACTTTGGATAACGATATTATTGACTTTACCGAAACTAATCCATTCGGTTCAATTGGTTCCGTTACTGACACTACAATCTAATGTTAGGCACTTATTCATATCACGAAATTTTTAGGAAGACTATCGTTGCTTTTGGAACGTTATTCAATAATATTGAATTACGTCGTAATGATGAAGTTATGAAAGTACCTTTAGCGTACGGTCCTAAACAAAAATTCTTAGCAAGGTTAGATCAAGTTCCTGATCCAACCAACAAAAGAGTTCAACTTACTCTACCCAGAATCTCTTTTGAAATTAACGGGGTATCATATGATAGTGCAAGAAAACTTGCACCCACACAAAAGATCAAGATGGCAAGCAGTTCTACTACAAATAAGAACGTGTTTATGCCTGTTCCTTATAATCTTGGTTTTGAACTAGCAATCATCTCTAAAAATCAAGAAGATGGTTTACAAATTTTAGAACAGATTCTACCAATATTCCAACCTCATTTCAATATGGCAGTAAAACTATTGCCTGAGATGACTGAGATTAGAGACATTCCCGTAGTCCTCAATGACGTCGAATATGAAGATGACTATGAGGGTAACTTTACTACAAGAAGAGCGATCATTTATACCTTACAATTTACTGCAAAAACTTATCTATACGGTCCTGTATCAGAACCAAAAGTTATCAAAAAGGCAATTACAGATTACTATACAGATACCAATACTACATCTGCACCAAGAGAAGTAAGGTATACTGTTGTTCCTAATCCTCTCACAGCAGATGCTGATGATGATTTCGGATTCGGAGAGACTACTGCAGTCTTTACAGATAACAAGAAACGTAATCCTACTAGTGGTGCTGACGAGGCAATTTAATCATGTCAAATCCTTTCGATGGTCTCAACGATGCTTTTGGAACTGAACCTACAGAACTTCAAAAGCATGTTGAAAAAGTAAAACCTACTCTGAAAAAAACAGAGACTGAAGATGTGAAGCAAGACTACGAGTTATCTCGTGCTGCTTTACATAGTTTAGTGATGAAAGGACAAGAAGCAGTGGATGGTATATTGGAAGTAGCACAAGCATCAGATCATCCTCGTGCGTATGAAGTTGCTGCAACAACGATTAAGAACGTAGCAGATACTGCTGATAAACTAATTGATCTTCAGAAAAAGATGAAAGAGTTAGATGCTGAGGATAAAAAGAATGCACCTTCTACAGTAAACAATACTATGTTTGTTGGTAGCACTGCAGAGTTACAGAAAATGTTAAAGCAGCAAAAAGAGATAAATAAAAAGGACGAGAAATAACAACACACGACATGTCAGTATTAAATGTTCTTAGCACTAATACAGTTGCAGCAGGTGCAACTGAATATCAAGTAATTCAAACAGGATATTACAGAGTTGGATCTACTGCAGGTGCAGCAACTGTATCACTTAATGGTGGTCCTGCAATCACACTTGTTCAGAATGAATTCATTCTTCTCAAAGGTGGAAAACCTGGTCAAGCAAGAATTGTAAAAGCAGTATCTGATTCTACTGGTGACTATATCCTAGGTCAGCATATTCATTCTACAGGTGATGCACATCCATTCTCATCTGGTGATTTTATCGCAGTTGAAGATGATAGCACATCTCCTGCTATTGATAGTAACTTCCTTTCTGCAGGAACTGCAGGTAAAAAGATTACTGCTGTCACAGGAAACACAATCGCTACTGATATTGATTCATCAGGTGCATCAGCAGATTACACTTTTGCCTTCTCAGGTCCTCAAGCAGTTGTTAAAAGATGCATTAAAATCGTTGCTGCTACAAGTGCAGTGATTATTGAAGAGATTCAAGTCGTTGGTGGTTAAGATGCCCGCTGTAAATCAAGAGGCAGAGAGAATAGTTAAAGGGATGAAGAAGAATCGTCATCGCTTTAAGAAACTCTATGGAGATCGAGATAAAGAAGTTATGTACGCTACTGCTAATAAGTTAGCACAAAAAGAACAATTGAAAGTTATGTACTATCAAGATTTCATTAAACTAGTCGAAGGTAATCCTACTACAAGGATGCTATCGAAAGCAAAGTCAAAGACTACTGGAAACATTTCTGCTGATCGTGGAACTGACGAAAAGAAGAATAGGGAAAGTAGAAAGTCTCTTGAAAAAGATCTTAAGAAGAAAGGTATAGGTTATAAAAAGGGTGTAGGGGAGTATAAATATTCCTCAGGTGAAGGAACAGGACGTGAGGTTTCATACCAAACTACTCCTGCAAAAGGAATGTCTAAGAGACGTTTCGGTAAAGTTATGCGTCGTCTAGGACGTAAGCATGGTCAAGAATCAGTTATCACTAAGAAGGCAGGTAAACCTGCTAGACTACATGATACTGAGTCTAAAAAACCATCTAAGTCTATGAACTTAGGTAAGGCAAAACCAGGTAAAAATCCTGGTGGTTTCGGAGAAACTTCTGGTACTAAAGTCAGAAAAGGTAAACTAGGTAAAACTAACAAACCCGCGATGCACTATGGCAACTAATGAAATTATCGAAAAGAACAAAAGTGGTGATAGTTCTTTGCACGACTGGTTTTCTAAGAGTAAGTCTTCTGATGGGAAGCCTGGTTGGGTTCAGCTCGGTGGTAAATACGCAGGTAAACCCTGTGCCAAACAACCTGGACAAACAACCAAACCCAAGTGTGGTTCCAGTAAGATGAAAAGAAACCTAAATAAAAAAGAGGAAGATGCTGCCTTTCGTCGCAAAAACAAGCAAGATCCTAATCCAAACAGAAAAGGAAAAGCAATCAACGTGAAAACAGAATCTACACAAATACACGAAGGCGAAAAAGACGCATGTTACCATAAGGTAAAATCTCGCTATTCAGTTTGGCCAAGTGCTTATGCAAGCGGTGCACTTGTCAAATGCCGAAAAGTTGGTGCAAAAAATTGGGGGAACAAAAGTAAGAAAGAAGAATTTGATATGAAGGTAAAAGGATTCCAAAATTTTCAATCAGAATGTTGGAAGACTCATAAAAAAGTTGGTATGAAAATGAAGGGTGGTAAGTTGGTAAATGATTGTCGTCCTAAAAATGAAGCAAAGGAATACACAGGACCTGACAAAGCAGACAGAAAACTTATCAAGAAAATGGATAACCCTAGTTATGCTAAAAAGTTAGCAGACTATGAAAAGAACATGGATCCTAAGAAGCGTCAAGCACTTAAGGATAAAGCGACTAAGGGTATGAAGTTTACTCATGAAGAAACAACCAACGAAGCAAAGAAATGTTGGCCAGGTTATGAGAAAAAAGGAACCCAAAAACTATTCGGCAAAACGTACAACCGCTGTGTAAAAAAGGAAGACTTGGAGTATGTCAGAGAAAAAGCAGCAGCATGGACTAGGAAAGCAGGAAAAAACCAATCAGGCGGACTTAACGAAAAAGGCAGAAAAAGTTACGAACGCGAAAATCCTGGATCTGACCTTAAAGCACCTAGCAAAAAAGTTGGAAACCCCCGCAGGGCATCCTTCTGCGCTAGAATGAAAGGAATGAAAAAGAAACTAACATCTAAGAAAACTGCATCAGATCCTGATTCAAGAATTAACAAAAGCTTGCGTGCTTGGAATTGTTGATATATAATAGACTGTAGTCTGTATAATTAAAATGAAAATCTGTCCGAAGTGTAGTGCTACATGGATCGGGGAACAGTTATATTGGTCTACAGGAAAAGAGGGTTGCCCTCATGATCTTGCAGGACTAGTATGTAATAATCATGGAGATGAGACTTGTATTAATCCATGTAAAGGATCCACTAGTGGTCAAACATGGGAATATCGTCGTGGAATGATTGATGGTTTGACGGAGGGGTATGGTAAAGATAGTTCGTAATGTATGTCATCAATCTGTATTAGATTTTATATTTGAAACAGCAGCAAGAAGAGAAGCGTGGCATTGGAAGTTCCCTATGGGAGCAGCGTTCGATAAGAAGCATGCAAAATTAGACATTGTAGAAGATGGTAAGATCAAAGATGCTTTCCTAGCAGGTCTTGCATCTTCTGTTTTGTTGCAAGTATGGGAAGCAAGTAATAGAGAACTATTCATACCTGAGATATTTTATGCGGGTGTGGCAATAAAAGATAAACATAGAAAAGATAACGTACATGTAGATGATGCTAACAGAAATGATACCATTAAAATTATGGGTATCTTGAATAGTGACTGGGATCCGAACACGATGGGTGGTGGATTTATGCATGGTGGTGTCATACATAAATTGAACCCTACCGACTTTTGTATTTTTGATCCAAGGACTCCTCATGCAGCAGAGGATATAATCTGTGATCACAAAAGATTTGCCATGGATTTCTCTGTTAAGAAAACGTAACAAGCATGCAACTTTAAAATCTATCAACTATAATATAGTGTAGACTTTAAAAGGAGAACGATGTTTTTTGCATCACACCCGTCTGTTTATACTTTACCTGGCACATGGGAACCCCAACCAGATGTATTGTATAACCCGACACTTCTTATTTCTCTTGGATCAACAGCATTTGCTATTGGTGCGATTGTATCCATTTTAGCGGTTAGGAGAAAGAGAAAACGCATCTAATAAATGACAGACCTAAACACAATTATATTAAACACAACCGTTGCCATTATTGATTTTTTGTATAAAGATAGAGACTTCCAAAGATTTTGGGTGCTTGAGGAGATAGCTCGAGCACCCTATTTTGCTTTTTTGAGTGTCTTACATTTCAGAGAATCAATGGGGTTACGAGGACCAGAACACATTTATCTAATGGAGGAGCATTTTGGTCAAACACTTAACGAAACAGAACATCTTGAATATATGGAAAGTCGGGGTGGTAACGCTTATTGGATTGATCGTGCTTTCGCCAAACACCTCGTCCTTATCTACTATTGGATCATGGTGGTTTATTATGGGTTATTTCCTGTATCTGCTTACGACCTAAATGAAAAAGTAGAGTGGCATGCTGCACATACATATGAAGAATACCTAACACGTTTTCCAGATGACGAGGACATAACTCGAATCAAAGATGATGAAATTAAACATGCAAATGAATTATCCAAAGCAATGGAGTTAATTAAATGAGAACCCTAACCAAAAACGAGTATAAATTAGTATTAGATGCTCTTTGGAAACGTCAGCGATGCTTTATTGCAGGTGATAGAATGTTCAAAGAATACGAGAAACTTATTGAGGAGTTTGAAAATGCCAGTCTATCGTGACTACGAGATTAGACTTAATCTCAATGAATTAATTGAACACAGGATTCCAACCTGTGACTTGCTGCATCCAGACCACTGCTTATCTGAAGCACAAGTGGCACAGATAGCACATGATATTAATATGGATTTAGACTTGCACCCAATCTATCATCAGATTGATGATCATATCATGAGATATGTAAAGGCAGCAGGTATTGATAACTCAGATCACTGGGTTGAGAAAAAACTAAATGATTTAGATTTATGAAAGGAATGAAAACTACAGAATCTTCTGAACAACTGATTCAACGTTTTACCAAACGTACGATGCAGTTGACAGCAAGGAAACAAGAACTTCAATCTGCATATGATGAGTATGTAAAATTAGAAAGAGATCTGACTAGACTTGAAGGTTCTATGCAAGCAATTGAATATGTTGCTTTCGGCAAATTACCAGGAGATGGTAACCATACTGGTATGAAAGATCACTCTCCCAACTAAATAAGGGTGGCGAGGATCGAACTCGCCTTAGCCGAATTATGAGTTCGGTGCATTCACCAGATTGCTACACCCTCAATGGAGTTGAAACTATCATGTCCCATTATACTGTAGGTTATCACGATAAGCAAAATCAACATTATGAAATATGTGAGTATGCTGAAGATGCTTATCATGCTATCAAACAAGCAAGCGAAGATTTAGAAGGATTTAATAATCCACACGCAGCAGAATATTGTATCAAAGAAAATTAAATGGTTGTCTGGGGTGTCATATGGATGGTCTTTATACTCGTTGTAATCGTCTCTTGGTATATCTACTATATACTTAGAATGGCATACAAGGAGATGGACGATGGCAGCGATGCAACCACCGAGCAGGAAAAGCTGCTATAACTTTAGAGTAACGGAGATTAATCGTGTTGTTGACGGGGATACTATTGATGTCACCATTGATTTGGGGTTTGATCTATACAAGAAAGAAAGAGTTAGAATTGCAGGAGTTGATACGCCAGAGAAAAGAACAAGAGATCTGGAAGAGAAGGCATTGGGAATAGATGCTACAAACTGGATGAAAAAAAATTTGGAAGATGCTATTAATGGAGATGATGAACTCACTATACGAACTGAACTTAAAGGTGGGGTTGGTAAGTATGGTAGGTTGCTTGGTTGGTTATACGTTGGCGATGATGATGTATCACTCAACGAAAAAATGATTGTGCAAGGATATGCATGGTCGTACGACGGTGGAACAAAACAAAAAAACTTCGATGAACTCCGTGAAATTAGACGTAGCTTCGGAACTTTGCTCTAGTCTAGCATCGCTGATTAGAACTAAGATTTCAAGGTTACCACATTTAGAAGAACTTGTTTCAGATTATGATGAGGTGCATACAGGTGATGTATCCATTTATAATTGCATGTGGAATTCTAAGGGTTTAAGAAAGTTACATATAGAAAGAGCAATTACAAATAAAGGGATTGAGATACTACACTGTGTATTATTTCCAGATCCAGAGTTTCCTATTCCTATCTTTGGATGTGATATCGTAGAGGCAGGTGGTAAAGTTACTGCTGCTATAGTTGATGTGTCACCAGTGCATAAGGTAGATTATAGTTTAGGTAATATAACATATAATTTTAAAAAGAATAGGCATCTACCAGAGTGGGGTGAGATATTTTCACCATGGTGTAAGTTTGTAAGATTAGAAAAGGATGAGTATGATGACTTTTTATTATTGTGTAGTGAATACTTAGAGGTATTCTGTCACATAGTAAGAACAGCAGAAAGAGAAACAGACTGGAGAAATACTATGAGGAGATATGACGATCAGTTATGGTATTGCACATCGCAGATGAAGAACAAGAAAACTGAGGCGGTGCTATCCCAATGGTTCGATAATCCGTGGGCATCTAAATATATACAGAACATACTATTTGACAAACCCAAACTATGAGAAGAGAAATGTTGGAAGCTCTCAAGGCACTTGCCATTGGCAACATCAAGAAAGCAAAGATGAACGTTGAGGTTTACCTTAAGAATCCTGTTGGAATTGGTGAACACCCAGATGTTCTTGGTGCTATTCAAGAACAAATTGATTTGATTGCGAAAGAAGAGGAACGTTTGGAAGTAATCGAAAAGTATTTTGAAGTAGGAATGGATCTTTATGGTGGATCTGAATGAGTGATCAGTATCTCGGCAACCCAAATCTAAAAAAAGTTAACACATCAATTGACTTCAAACCAGAAGAAGTTGCTGAGGTATTGAAGTGTCAAGATGATCCCATATATTTTATCAAAAATTATATCAAGATCGTTTCTCTAGATGAGGGTCTAGTTCCATTTAACATGTATCATTTCCAAGAGGAAATGGTATCTAAGTTTCATGATCATAGATTCAATATCGCTAAACTACCACGACAGAGTGGTAAGTCTACCATTGTTACTGCATACTTACTTTGGTATGTGTTATTCAATCCAAATGTCAACGTAGCAATCCTTGCAAACAAAGCAGCAACTGCTAGGGAGATGCTTCAAAGATTACAATTAAGTTATGAAAACCTCCCAAACTGGATGCAACAAGGAATCCTCCAATGGAACAGAGGTTCTCTGGAACTTGAAAACGGCAGTAAAATCATGGCTGCTTCTACTTCCGCTTCTGCTGTCAGGGGTATGTCATTTAACGTTATATTTCTGGATGAATTCGCGTTCATTCCGAATCATATCGCTGATCAGTTTTTTAGTTCTGTTTATCCAACTATTTCCTCAGGTAAGTCTACGAAAGTTATTATCATATCTACTCCTCACGGAATGAATATGTTCTACAAACTCTGGCATGATGCAGAGCGTGGAACGAATGAATATGTGCCTACGGAAGTTCACTGGTCGGAAGTGCCAGGTAGAGATGATGTATGGAAAGAGCAAACTATTAAGAACACATCAGAATCTCAGTTTCGTGTTGAGTTTGAGTGTGAGTTCTTAGGATCTGTTGATACATTGATTGCTCCTAGTAAGTTGAGAATCATGCCATATCATGATCCAATTACATCTAATCGTGGACTTGCAGTATATGAACAAGTAATTCCAGAACATAATTATATTATCACTGTTGACGTATCGAGAGGTGTTGGTAATGATTACTCAGCATTTTGTGTAATAGATACCACAACTATTCCTTATAAGATGGTTGCCAGATATAAGAACAATGAAATTAAACCTATCGTTCTACCAAATATTATCGTAGACATAGCAAAGAATTATAATAACGCATACATCTTATGTGAAGTAAATGATATTGGTGGACAGGTAGCAGATATTATTCAGTTTGATTTGGAGTATGAGAATTTGTTGATGGCTGCAATGAGAGGTCGTGCAGGTCAACAACTAGGTCAAGGTTTTTCTGGTAAGAAAACACAACTTGGTGTTAAGATGTCTACAGCAACAAAACAAGTTGGATGTTCTAATCTCAAAGCATTAATTGAAGAAGATAAATTGCTTATAAATGATTATGACACGATTGCGGAATTAACAACGTTCATTGCGAAAGGTCAAACATTCCAAGCGGAAGAAGGTTGTAATGACGACCTTGCTATGTGTTTAGTAATTTTTGGTTGGATGGCAATGCAACCATACTTTAAAGAGATGCACGATAATGACGTACGTCAACGCATCTATGAACAACAGAAAGATATGATTGAACAAGACATGGCACCATTTGGTTTTGTAACTGACGGAATGGAAGATGATTATTTTGCAGACGCACAGGGCGATGTGTGGAAAGTCGCGGAATACGGGGATAAATCCTACATGTGGGAGTTTAGGTAAGGTTTCAAAAATATAAATAATCCTAGACATCTGATGTTGGAATCACCCTAGGAGAAAATTAACCATGGCAGCCAATCAATTATCGCCAGGTGTAGTGGTACAGGAGAGAGACCTTACTACTATTACCACATTATCGACCGCTAACGTTGGTGTGCTCGCTGCACCTTTTGAGCTCGGTCCTGTTGAAGAAATCGTCGAAATCTCCAGTGAAAGGGATCTTGCAGAGCAATTTGGAAAACCGAATGAGTATAACTACGAGTATTGGTATACTGCAGCACAATTTCTTTCCTATGGCGGACTACTAAAAACAGTTCGTGTTGACTCGACATCTCTCAAAAACGCAGTTAGTAATGGTACTGCAGTTAAAGTCAAGAATTTAAGTGAGTATGAAACCACTTACGAAGGTGCTACTAACACATGGAAGTGGGCAGCAAGAACTTCTGGAACTAAAGGAAACTCTATCGGTGTATTTGTAACTGACGCAGGTGCAGATCAAATCGCTGTTGTTCCTGCTCCTGGTTCAGGTAACGATCATGAATTCGTTGCTGATGAAGCACTCTCCGCAACTTCTGGTGCTGCAGGTAAAGTATTCAAATACAGCATCGTATTAACAGTCACAACTGTTGTTGGCGACTTCGTTCCTGGCACTACTACAACTGTTTCAATCTCTGGTTCTAACCAGACAGTTACCGTTCTTGCTTGGGATCCTACTAACAAGAAACTTGAAATCGGTCTTCCTTCTGGTGGTATCACTGGTATCCTTGCTGATGGTCAGACTGTAACTCAAGGATCTAATACTTGTGTGATTGCATCATCTGGTATTGAAAGAAGAGTATATATTGGATTAAACAAAGGTAGTATTGAATTCGCTGCTGCTGATAGTATCGCTGATACTAACTCAACTGCTGTTTCAATCAGTTCTGTTCGTTCTGAGTATGCAGAGCGTGAGTATCTACCTGGTGCAAAATGGATTAACGTTGCTGCTCGTCCTTCTACTTCACTCTTTGCAAATAATGCAGGTGGATTTAGAGATGAACTTCACGTTCTAGTTATTGATATTGATGGTGGTATCACTGGAACAACTGGTGCTGTTCTTGAGCGTTTTATTGGTCTTTCAAAAGCATCTGACGCTAAGACATCTGTTGGTGAAGCAAACTACTACAAAGAAGTAATCAAGCAAAAGTCTGAGTATATCTACTGGGGTTTACATGAAACAGGAGTATTCAATGCAACTGCTTCTGCTGCTGCAGGAAACTGGGGTTTAGCTGCTGCTTCTAGACAGTTTAACTTACTACGTTCTGCAGATGGTTCTACTGGTTATCCTGAGGGACGCACAACTGTAGGTTCTAAGAACAATGCAACATACTACTACAGATTAACTGGTGGTGTTGACTACGGTATTTCTGGTGGACTTTACAGTGTAACAAACACATCTCTTGCAACTGCATATGGTCTTGCAGAAGATCCTGAGTCACAAACAATTGACTTCATTCTTACTGGTCCTTCTGGTGCAGATGATGCTTCTGCAATCGCTAAAGTAACTTCTCTAGTTAACATTGCTGAAGAAAGAAGAGATTGCTTAGTATTCGTTTCACCTCGTAGAGGAAACGTAATTGGAGTTACTAACTCTACTACTGCAACTGATAATATCGTTAACTTCTTCGATCTATTACCAAGTTCTTCTTACATGGTATTTGATTCTGGATACAAGTATATCTACGATAAGTATAACGATGTATACAGATACGTTCCAACCAACGGTGACATCGCAGGTTTGTGTTTACAGACAACTGAGGTTGCAGAACCATGGTTCTCACCTGCAGGTTTCCAACGTGGTGTTCTAAGAAATGCTATCAAACTAGCATACACACCAACTAAGACACAAAGAGATCGCTTGTATGCAAACAGAATCAACCCTGTCGTATCATTTCCTGGTCAAGGCGTCGTCCTCTTTGGTGACAAGACTGCACTCGGATTTGCATCCGCGTTTGATAGAATCAACGTACGTCGTCTATTCCTCACCATCGAACGTGTTATCTCAGGTGCTGCTAAGGCACAACTCTTTGAGCAAAACGATGAAGCACAGAGATCACTCTTCTTGAATATCATCGAACCTTATCTAAGAGATGTTCAAGGTCGTCGTGGTGTAACTGACTTCTTAGTCAAGTGTGATTCATCTAACAACCCACCAGAGGCAGTTGATCGTGGAGAGTTCTACGCGGAGATTTTCGTGAAACCAACACGCACAATCAACTACATCACCTTGACATTTGTAGCAACTAGAACTGGAGTTGCCTTCAGCGAAGTAGCAAATTAAATTAAATACACACTTTTTTCAGAGGGTTTCCGCATCGGTACCCTCTGAAAATTTTTATTAGTCTAAATATAACTGACGGAGACACCTAAAAAAATGGCAAAAAGAGGAACGATTGACGATTTTAAGGCAAATGTCGCATCAGACTTTGCTCGTCCTAACCTATTCCAAGTTGATTTAGCATTTCCCTCTGGAATCATTAATAATTCTGATTTGGTAAACCTTGGTAAGTTCACTGTTCGTGCAGCGAATCTTCCTTCTTCCCAGATTGGTGTTATTGAAGTTCCTTTCAGAGGACGTACGCTAAAGATCGCAGGAGACAGAACGTTTGAACCTTGGACAATCACTGTTATGAATGACAGTAAGTTTGTTCTAAGATCCGCATTTGAATTGTGGGCATCAAGCATTCAAGCATACAACGAAAACTTCACTTCCGCAGCAGGTCTTGGAGACGCAGATGATGCAACTGGATACTTTGCTGACATGAAGGTTCATCAATTAGCAAGAGATATTAAATCAGGAGAGAAACCAAAAGTTCTCAAATCATATAAGTTCTATAACATCTTCCCTAGTGCAATCGCAGCGATTGATCTAGATTACGGAAACAACGATGCAATCGAAGAATTCACCGTTGAGATGCAGGTTCAGTATTGGACTCCTCTAGCAGACGCCAACGACTAACCCGCTAAATAGAACAGGACCAATAATTAAAACATTTAATAATGGCAAATCAGCTCTTCGGTTTTTCACTTGAGAGAGCGAAGAAGGTTCCTAAGGGACCTTCTTTTGTTCAAAAGGATAGTATGGATGGATCGCAACCTATTGTAGGGGGCGGTTACTATGGATATTCCGTCGATTTTGATGGCACGGTTCGCAATGAGTATGAACTAATCACTCGTTACAGAGAGATGGTTCTACAACCAGAGTGCGATAGTGCGGTTGATGACATCGTGAATGAAACTATTTGTGGCAACTTTGACGACGTTCCCGTCGAAGTCGAGTTGTCTAACTTGAAACAATCCGACAAAATTAAAAAATTAATCAGGGAAGAGTTCCAAACAATTCTTCGCTTGCTTGATTTCGATAATAGATCGTACGAAATTTTCCGTCGTTGGTATGTCGATGGAAGATTATTTTATCATAAGGTTATCGATCCAGATAACCCTAGAAATGGTCTTACTGAGTTACGTTATATTGACCCTCGTAAGATTCGTAAGGTTACAGAGTATGATCAGAAACGTCCAAACGAACTTCGTGGACTAGATCTGAATGCTCAACTTACACAAAAATCTGCAGATTATTATCTATATAATCCTAAGGGTTTGAAGAACTCTGGATCTCAGCAAGGAATTAAAATTGCTGCGGATTCAATCACTTATTGTCATTCTGGTATACAGGATCTCAATAAGAATATGACATTAAGTCATCTACATAAAGCAATCAAAGCGGTTAACCAACTCCGTATGATTGAAGACTCATTGGTAATCTATAGATTATCAAGAGCACCAGAAAGAAGAATTTTCTACATCGATGTAGGTAACCTTCCTAAGAACAAAGCGGAACAATACCTCCGTGAAGTTATGGGAAGGTATCGTAATAAATTGGTGTATGACGCAAACACTGGTGAGATTAAAGATGACAAGAAGTTCATGTCCATGTTGGAAGACTTCTGGTTACCTCGTCGTGAAGGCGGTAGAGGAACTGAGATATCCACTCTTCCTGGCGGACAAAACCTTGGTGAACTAGAAGACGTTAAGTATTTCCAGAAAAAGTTATACAAAGCGTTGAACGTACCGTCATCAAGACTTGAGACTGAGACTACCTTTAACATAGGTCGTGCTGCTGAAATTACTAGGGACGAAGTAAAGTTCCAGAAATTTATTGCACGTCTCCGCAAGAGATTCTCAGAATTGTTTATGGATCTCCTTAAAACTCAACTCGTTCTGAAGGGCACAATGACTCTTGAGGATTGGGATGATATCAAAGAACATATTCAATTTGACTTTATTGCTGACAACTACTTCACTGAACTGAAGGAAATTGAAATCCGCAATGAGCGTATGAATCAAGTGAACACAATGGATCCTTACGTTGGTAAATACTTCTCTATTGAGTATATGCGTCGTCAGGTTCTAAAACAAACTGAACAGGAGATTAAGGAAATTGACAAACAAATGGATTCTGAACGAGAAGCAGGTCTTATACTTGATCCAGAGCAAGCAATGGATCCCGCTATGGATCCTGGCGCTGCCCCAAATGGGGAAGTAGCTCCACAAGAAACTCCTCAAGTAGACGCGGGTGACGCGAAACGGGGAGAAATCTAAACTATAAATAATAAATGTGAAAGGAAAATTATGCCTACTGAAATTGCAAAACAAATAGTTCAACAAATCTTCGGAGACGACAAAGCGAAAGCAGTTGACTCCGTGAATGATGCATTGGCTGCAACTGCATATGATGCCATTCAAGCAAGAAAGGTTGAGTTCGCAAAAAGTATGGGGTTTGAACTAGATGATACCGCACAGGATGCTGCAGATGAAATTGCAGATAACCTACCTGACGGAACTGACGAACCTGAAACTGTTGAAGTTGATGGTCGCAAACCTGAAGATCCACCAGAAGAACCAGAAGCACCCGTTGCTGACGGAACACCTTCTTCTGTAGAAGAACCAATCGAGGAACCAACCGATGAGACTAATAGCTGAAGAAATTACAAACGTTGATTTTATCTGCGAAGATAAAGAAGGCAAGAAAAATTACTTCATTGAAGGTGTCTTTCTACAAGCGGAATTAAAAAACCGCAACAATAGAATGTATCCCTTGAAGACTTTATCCAAAGAAGTCGCTAAATATGATGAGAACTACATTCAAAAAGGGCGTGCCCTTGGAGAATTAGGTCATCCTGATGGTCCGTCAATTAACCTTGACCGCGTTTCCCATAAGATTCTTTCTCTAAAGGAAGATGGAAACAACTTCATAGGTAGAGCAAAACTGCTAGACACACCTATGGGTGGAATCGCAAAGAACCTCTTAGATGAGGGTGTCAAACTAGGTGTTTCATCTAGAGGCATGGGTTCAATTCGTAAAGAAGAGAACTGTAATGTTGTTATGGACGACTTTATGCTCGCAACTGCAGCAGATATAGTCGCCGATCCTTCCGCTCCTGATGCTTTTGTCAATGGAATTATGGAAGGAAAGGAGTGGGTTTGGGACAATGGAGTCCTAAAAGAAGCTGCTGTGGCAGAAATTAAACAAGAAATTGATCAAGCAACTCTAATTAATCTCCAAGAACGTAAGGTTTCCGCGTTTGAGGCGTTTTTAAAGAGTTTGTGATTTATAAATAAATACAGACAACGCTAATGCATAACGGAGTTTAAACAAATGGCTGAGACCCTCGATAAAGAGTTAGATAACATGGAGCAAGTGGACGAAGGCTCTGATCCTATCACCAAGAACGCAAAACCTGGTGAGAAGATGGACACTTCCAAAGCAGGAAGTCCAAAAAAAGTCGTCAACGTAGAAGGACCTGTAGGTGCTTCAATGGAAGGCGCAAAAGGAACTAAGAACGCAGGTAGTTCTGCTGCAGGTGCAGTGAACTATGAGGGTTCTAAGTCTCTGAGCACAAAACCAAGTGCTGCATCCGCAAAACAAGAGGAGGTAGAAACGGAAGATGGCGAAAAAGAAGAAATCGCTGAAACCAAGTACGACTTTACTCAGGATGTTGACGCTCTTGTCGCAGGTGAAGAACTATCAGAAGAGTTCCGAGTAAAAGCAGCTACTATTTTTGAAGCAGCTGTTACTGCCAAAGTTAACGACGAAGTTAAAGCGTTGCAAGAAGCGTTTGAAACTACGCTGACTGAAGAAGTCGAAAAAGTTCAAACAGAATTGGCCGAGAAGGTTGACGATTACTTGTCTTATGCTGCCGAGCAATGGATGAAGGAAAACTCATTGCAAATCGAGCATGGCATCAAGACTGAGATGGCAGAATCGTTCTTCAAAGGTCTAAAAGGTCTCTTCTTAGAGCACAACTTTACAGTGCCTGAGGAGAAGTTCAACCTGCTAGATGGAATGGCAGGTGAGCTTGATGATATGGAAGCTAAACTCAACGAGCAAATCGACACTAATGTTGCTTTGAACAAGCGCATTGGTGAGTTTGTAAAAATGGAAATTGTGAACGACGCAGCTACTGGACTAGCAGAAACCCAAAAGGAGAAGTTAGCATCATTAGCAGAGGGTGTTGAGTTTGAAAATGAAGAAGATTTTCGCAAGAAGGTCGAAACTATCAAGGAATCCTACTTTACTAAGAAGGCTGAAGTCGCTACAAAAGCAACTGAACCCACTGAAGAAAGTTCCGCTCCTTTGGTAGAAGATACTAACAGCAGCACAATGTCGAAGTACGTTGATGCACTCGCTCGTTGGTCCAAATAATTAACTACTAATCCCAAGAGGTAAATTTAAAATGTCTTTAAATCAACTTCAGGAGAAGTGGGCACCCGTTCTAAATCACGAATCTCTACCTGAGATTGATGATGCACATAAGCGTGGCGTCGTAGCACAACTCCTAGAGAACCAAGAAAAAGCATTAGTCGAAGAAGGACAAATCCTTACAGAGACTCTACAAACCGCAGGTACAGGTGGTTTCGGTGGCGGTGCCACTGCAACAGGTCCTGTAGCAGGTTTCGACCCAGTATTGATCAGTCTTATCAGACGTTCAATGCCACAATTAATTGCATATGATATTGCAGGTGTCCAGCCAATGACTGGTCCTACAGGTCTTATCTTTGCAATGAGAACACAGTACGGTACTGAAAGAGATCCTTCCAGTGGCGATTACAGAGAAGCATTCTTTAATGAGCCTAACGCAGGTTTCTCTGGTGCTGATGGTAACCGTCTTGCTGACTACGATCCAACTGCATCTGGTGGTTCTGCCATTAACGATGCTGAAGGTGCTAACCCAGGTCTTCTTAATGATTCCCCTGCAGGAACATATGAGTTGACAGGTGACGCTCAAGGAATGAACACCACTGCTCTTGAAGCAATTACAGATGCTGCTGCAGCAACTGCCTTCAGAGAAATGGGTTTCTCAATCGAGAAAGTTACTGTTACTGCTAAAGCTCGCGCTTTAAAGGCAGAGTACAGTATTGAGCTTGCTCAAGACTTGAAAGCAATTCATGGTCTTGATGCCGAGCAGGAGTTAGCAAACATTCTTTCAACTGAAATCCTTGCTGAAATCAACAGGGAAGTTGTTAGAACAATCTATGTTAACGCTGTTGCAGGTGCTCAAAACAACACTGCTAACGCAGGTATCTTCGACCTTGACGTTGACTCAAATGGTAGATGGTCTGTTGAGAAATTCAAAGGACTTCTGTTCCAGATTGAAAGAGACGCAAACGCAATCGGTCATCAGACACGTCGCGGAAAGGGTAATATCATCATCGCATCTGCTGATGTTGTATCTGCTCTTGGTATGGCTGGCGTTCTTGATTACGCTCCTGGTCTTCAAGGTAACAATGGTCTTGTTCCTGATGACACATCTTCAACTCTTGTTGGAACTCTTAACGGAAGAATCAAGGTTTACGTTGACCCATATTCAGCAAACGTAAGTGACAAGCACTACTACGTTGCAGGCTACAAAGGAACTTCTCCTTATGACGCAGGATTATTCTACTGCCCATATGTACCTTTACAGCAAGTCAGAGCAATCAACCCTGACACATTCCAGCCAAAAATTGGATTTAAGACTAGATACGGTATGGTTTCTAACCCATTCGCTCAAGGTCTTACCCAAGGTTCTGGAGCACTTACTGCTAATACTAACAAGTATTACAGAAGAGTTCAGGTTGCTAACTTAATGTAATAAGTATTATTACTTAACTTTCTAGAGGGTGCTTGACACCCTCTTTTTTTATGCTATAGTATATTTGTTGGACGCAACACTGGGAGTGACTGAATAAACTTACTGGCATATAGCTGGTTAAGGTGATGCGACAGAGGTGGTGCTCGCTGTCAGGAATGGCAGAACTACAAACCAAGTAGGTCGTAGGCAGAGTGGTAATTCTAAACTGTAGAAATGCCCTGCTCTTGTTGGTATACAGGAATCCAACCTCCCCCATTAATTTTTTTGTAGAAGGGTAAAGTACCTAGTGAGATTGTCAGGTTTCCCTTATAAGTAGTAATAGAATTAGGGTTAACAAGATGCACTAAACCTTCTTTGTTATTCACTTCAAAAATGGAGAGAGATTTATGCACAACCTAGTATCATATAATCAATTAGCAGGTTCTTACGAGGAAGAACACGACACACGGCTAACAGAATACTACGAGTGTTTAATCGAATGTGACGACCAACAACAGATCTGTAAAAGAATTTGCAGAGAGGTTCTTATGTAACACATATTCGGGAAGACTTAGAAAGGGGGCAGAGATGCTCCCTTTTTTATGTGCTAAATAGCTCTATCACAATGGAATTATATTATGGATTATAATCCTTATTCTCCTGAGTGGCATCGAAAAAGGTATCTAAAGGAAGCACTTTTTAAATACCTTGACGACTACGTTGAGAACGATATCATTATAAATGATATCAAAGATATCCTTCACAGTAGATCTGATGAAGCGTACAAAGAGTATACTAAACTCAATCAACTATCCGCCAAACTCAGTAAAGAATAACAAATGCTTTCAACCCAATACCGACTCCGACTGGAGTCTATCTGTAAACAGATCGTAGATGGTGAAAATGTCAAACTAGAAGACATGATTTGGGCACAAAAACTAGCAAAAAGAAATACCACTGCTGCCACTTGGATGCGACAAGCACGACAGAAAGCAGCAAATCCTGACATGAAAAATGGAGGGACGGACGATTTTCTGAATAAGATGGGGTTAGGAGAACCCGACCCATCGGATTATAGAAGCGGGTTCAATAGTGCAGATGACATTGGTGAATGGTTTAACAGAGAGAAACCTGACGACTGGAGACAACGAGACTAATGGCAAACTGGTTCCAAGACCAACTAACAAATAGAAACTTTCTTTCCCCTATAGGATATCTTTTCCTATTAGATAAGGCAAAGAAGGTGTCTTTTTTATGTCAACAAGCAGAGATTCCATCAATAAATTTAGGTGATGTTCTTATTCCTACTGCAGGTTTAGTCCCTTTACCTAGAGAAGGAAACATACGCTATGGTGATTTGACCGTTGAGTTTATCGTAGATGAAGATCTAAGAAACTACATGGAAATCCACAACTGGATGCGTGCTTTAGGAACTCCACAATATTATGATGAGCGTGTTGCATGGGAAACCAAGTATCAAGACGCACCGTCACAAGACGTACGTTTCTCTGACGCTACTCTTCAAGTATTAAACAACAATAACTTAGCAAACTTTGATGTAGTCTTCAAAGATTTATTTCCTACAGAACTATCAACACTATCATTTGATGTTTCACAAGGTGATAATTCATTCATGACTGCACAGGCAACTTTTAAATATACTCTATACGAAATCAGAAACGTAAATTCGAGAACTAGACGATGAAGAAGTTCAATCTATTCAAGTTTGAGCATACATGGGGTGGTAAAGATAACTGGTATACTAAATCTACTAGGTGGGCGAAGAAGCAACCCTTCCCTTTAAACCATTTAATTACAGGTTTTATCGAATGGTTGCATATTCAGTGGAATGATGGTAAAATAATTATGGCTATGGACGACGTTGATCGTCAGGTAGATAAAATCCAATCCCAGTGGGAGGAAAATGAGCAACAAACAAGACACACAATCGTGGAGACAGGAGTATTTGGAGATGAAGGCTGGTCTCTCGAAATTACAAATCCGATTGTTGAAAGAGGGTCCTCATCAACTAGCACAGGCATGGTTACTCCAAGCGATGCACAACGACTACAAGAAGATGAAGGGGATCAAGGAACCACCTAGTCGTGAGTCTGGATATCAGATTTCAATGAAAGAGTGGTTTGAACGTGAAAAGGATCAGGGTGTATGAATCTTGAACAATTTCAAGAGATGTGGAAAAAGGATAGTGTAATTGACGGAGATTTATACTGCGAAGAATCTACAAAAATTCCACAACTTCATATGAAATATATGGAGTATCACAATACTTTCTCTCTTATGAAAAAAGAAAGAGAGTTAGAAATGAAACGTCTCATAAAAGAAAAATGGTTATACTATAAAGGTAAAGCACCCTCTTCAGTATACAAAGAAACACCATTTGATTTTAAACTTACTACAAAAGAAGAGATCAATATGTTTATTGAAGCAGATGATGCTATCTGCAAACTACAATTTAAGATAGACTACATAGAACAAGTTCTATTGTATCTTGATAGTATCTTACGAATGATAAACAATCGTAATTTTCAAATTAAGAATGCAATTGAATGGGAAAAATTTAAGAATGGTTTTTAATGAATTACGGATTGCCCTACAAAGAAGTTATCTTCAATACAAAGGCACAGGATATAGTCAACAAGGTAATTTCGTATAGACATAATTGGACTAGAGGACAAATTCGTAGCGGAGTCCAATCAAATAGAAGTTCAGAGATAGCATGGTTAGGAGATAGAGAACTCCTGTCCATGCTTCTTCGTATGATTAAGAAAATAAATGAAGATGCTCGTTGGAATCTAAAGATTACAGGTGTCGAACCAGTTCAGTATGGTAGATATGGTGAAGGTGATTTTTATGATTGGCACATAGATCAACACCCTCAACCAGTAAAGGGATTAGTAAGAAAGGTTAGTATGACACTCTTTCTAAATGAAGATTACGAAGGAGGCGAGTTTGATTTGGAGATATATAAACCAGAGACAGATCCCAGATATAAAACTTTCAAGTTAAATGCAGGATCTGCTATCTTTTTCCAAAGTGATCGATGGCACAGGGTACGTCCTATCACATCTGGAACTCGTGAATCTTTAGTAGCATGGTTTTATGGACCTCCTTATTCGTAAAAAGAATGAAGTCTATCTTAAGGTTGAAGCACAACCTCACATTAATTATGAGTTAGCAGATTTCTTTACCTTCGAGGTAGAGTCTGCAAAATTCATGCAGAAGACTAGAAGGTATAGAGGATGGGATGGTAAGATTAGATTGTTTTCTCCTGCAACAGGAGAGATATATTGTGGTCTTGTAGATTACTTAACAGACTGGGCGAAAGAAAAGGGATATGAATATCAAATAGAAGATGATGAATACTTTGGTCATCCTATCACAGAGAATGAACTTATCACTCCCAAGTCGGTTGTAGGGTTTGTAAAATCACTGCGTCTGCCCCCGACTCTACAGGTAAGGGATTATCAGTATAAGGCAATTTACGAAGCACTAAAATACAACAGACGACTGTTGCTGTCCCCCACAGCGTCAGGAAAATCTTTGATGATTTATGCATTGGTTAGATTTCATTTAAACGTTGGTCGTAATGTTTTAATTGTAGTCCCCACTACCTCTCTTGTCGAACAAATGTATAAGGACTTTGAAACATATGGTTGGATGGCAAAGAAAGATTGCCATAAGATATATGCAGGGCAAGACAAATATACAGATCATAATGTGATAATCACCACTTGGCAGTCAGTATATAAAGAACCAAAAAAATGGTTTGATAGATTTGACTGCGTGATTGGTGATGAAGCACATCAGTTCAAAGCAAAATCTCTAAGTACATTGATGGGTAAGTTGCATGATTGTAAATACCGTATTGGTTTTACAGGAACACTAGATGGTGCCAATGTCAATCAACTTGTATTAGAAGGTTTGTTTGGTAGATGTTCTCAAGTTACTAGAACTAATCAATTGATGAAGGCAGGGCACATTGCTAAATTAAAAGTCAAGGTAGTTCTTTTAAAACATGAAGAAAAACTATTTGAAGGATATCAAGATGAAATTGATTATCTAGTTGAACACGAAGGAAGGAATAAATTTATCCGTAATCTTGCGTGTGATCTCAAAGGAAATACCCTTGTGCTTTTCAATTATGTAGAACGACATGGTGAACCTCTTTACAAATTGATAAATAGTTACACAGACAGACCCGTGTTCTTTGTTCATGGGGGTGTAGATGTCGATGATCGCGAAGAAATTCGCATGCTAACAGAGGCATCAGACAATGCAATCATTATTGCATCGTATGGTACGTTCTCTACTGGCATCAATATTAAAAACTTACATAATGTTATTTTCGCTTCTCCTTCTAAATCTCGGATTCGTAATTTACAGTCTATTGGACGAGTATTGCGGAAAGGAGACAATAAATCAAAAGCCACTTTATATGATATTGCTGATGATATCTCAACAGACAGGGGCAATAACTACACGTTGAATCACCTGATGGAGAGAGTCAAGATTTATAATGAAGAGAAATTTCAGTATGAGATCATAGATGTAAAAGTAAAAGCTTATGATTAACTACGCAAAACACGACGAAGAATTTCACGGTATATTCAAACTGGTTAGTGGGGAGGAAATCCTTGCTAAGGCAGTTATGACAGAAGATCGTGGAGAGAGTTTAATTTTCATGTCTGATCCTGTTAGCGTATTGCCAATCACTAAGGACGTCGGCGAGCAAAAAATATTAAGAGGTATGGGTTTCAGTAAATGGATTCCAATGTCTGACGAAGAATTTTTTATTTTAAGAGAGAAGGATATCATGACCATGGCAACAATGAGTAGACCTGTCAAACTCATGTACGATGCATACATCATCGGCGAAGATGCACATGGAAAGCAAATGAAAGAACGTCAAGTTCCGCCCTCGATTGCCGAAGGATATCTAGGAAACACAAAAGACATCCGTGCCTTGCTAGAAAAATTGTATAAGAAGTAAGTTATATTTCCTCTGAACCCTTACAGTGTTAGTATACTTGTCCTTGACAGGTTTGTCAAGTGTTGTTATAATTAAAACAAAGAAAAATTTGTATGAAGAAATCTTCCCCCAAAAAGCGACAGCATTATGTAGATAATCAAGAGTTTCTTGCTGCTATTATCAAGTATAAAGAGAAAGTAGACCATGCAAAAGAAAAGGGTCTACCAAAACCTCGTGTCAATAATTACATTGGTGGTTGCTTTTTAAAGATTGCTACTCATCTATCATATAGACCAAACTTTATTAATTACATGTATAAAGATGATATGGTATGTGATGGTATCGAGAATTGTATACAGTATATTGATAACTTTGATCCTGCTAAGAGTAGAAACCCCTTTGCATATTTTACTCAAATCGTATACTATGCTTTCCTAAGAAGAATTGCTAAAGAGAAAAGACAAATGGATATTAAAGAAAAAATTATAGAAAAATCTGGATACGATCATGTATTCACAGTTGACGGAGACGCAAGTTCAGAGTATAATCAAATTAAGTCCCGTGTCGAAATGAATTCTAAACGATGAAGATTCTCTTAATAACAGATCAACACTTTGGAGTTCGTAATGACAACCAACATTTTATCAATCATTACAAAAAGTTTTACAATAATATTGTAATTCCTTTTATAAAAGCATCTGGCATTAAACAGGTCATTGCTCTTGGTGATACCTTTGATCGTCGTAGATTCATTAACTTTATGTCTCTAAACGAATCAAAAGAAATGTGGTTTGATCCATTGAGAGATATGGGTATCCCAATGACCATGCTTGTTGGCAACCATGACATATACTACAAAAATACTCTTCGAGTTAATGCCCCAAATGAATTACTCAGAGGGTACGACAACATCACAATCATTGATGACCACGATACTGTCACTTTTGATGGTCTACCTATTCTTCTCCTTTCTTGGATTTGTGATGACAATCGCGAACGATTTCTCAAAGTTATCCAAGAATCTGATGCCCCTGTCTGTATGGGTCATTTGGAGCTTAACGGTTTTGAGGCTCATCCAGGTCATGTGATGGAAGGTGGGATGGATCCCAATGTCTTTAGTAAATTTAAAAGAGTATTCTCTGGACACTATCATCAGAAATCTACTAAAGGTAATATCAGATACTTAGGTAATCCTTATCAACTTTATTGGAATGACTACGCAGCGAAAAGAGGTTTTCACGTCTTTGATACAGACACTCTTAAAACTACTTTTTATAGGAATCCCTTTGATGTTTTTTATAAACTGTATTATAATTCTGGAGTGTCTCTCCCAGACGAATCAGAAATCAGAGGATCATTCGTCAAACTAATTGTAGAAGATAAAGGAGACTATCAGAAGTTCGACTACAATGTAAAACGCATACAGGATATGGGTTGTGCAGATCTTAAGATTGTTGAAGATCTTAGTGTGGAACTGGAGAATGGAAGTGAAGTGCTAGAAACCGAAGACACAATGACGTTGTTAGACAAATATATAGATGAGATAGATTTAAGAGTCAGTAAACCTAATGTTAAGTCTGTCATGCGATCACTATATGTAGAGGCATCAGAACTATAATGTTTGTTCTTACTGATAAAAAAACTGGTGGTGTTTATGCTAACTCTAAGTCAGGCGACGAACAGGGTAAGAAGAACGTGCTTGTTTTTGCAGAGAAAGACGATGCAGAAAGATATATCGTACTTCTAGAGGCAGATGATTTTAATCAGGAACTTGACATTCTGGAAGTAGATGCAGAAATTGTTGCCATGAATTGTGGTAATTATGGGTATTCTTATGCTATAATAGAACCTACTGACTTACTCATACCAAAAATCAAATTTGATAAATGATTGTTTTTGAAAATATTAAGTGGAAGAATTTTCTTTCCACTGGTGATCAATGGACAGAAATTAGTTTGAATGAATCTCCATCAACTCTTATTGTTGGTGCAAACGGTGCAGGTAAATCTACTCTCTTAGATGCATTGTGTTTTGTTTTATTCAATAAACCTTTTAGAAAAATTAGTAGAGGACAGTTAGTAAATAGTATCAATGAAAAAGGTCTTAAGGTTGAAGTATTATTCTCTATTGGTGTTGATGAGTATCGCGTCTTTCGTGGAGCGAAACCTAATATATTCGAGGTCTACAAAAACAATAAAATGGTTGACCAAGATGCTGCTGCCAAAGACACGCAGAAGTATCTCGAACAATCCGTTCTCAAACTCAACTTTAAATCCTTTACACAGGTCGTCATCTTGGGTTCATCCACATTTGTCCCCTTCATGCAACTCAACGCACCTGTCAGGAGAGAAGTTATTGAAGATTTACTTGACATCAACATCTTCTCCCAAATGAATACGATCCTAAAAGATCGTGTTAGAAATGCAATGTCGCAACAACGTGATTGTGATCATCTTCTTCATATCGCAGAGGAACGTGTAAACAATCAAGAAAGAATTATTAGCACTCTTGCTGATGTGAGTGCAACTCGTCAGAAAGATAAGAAAAGTAAAATTAAAAACAATAATGAAAAAATTAAATCAGAAGAAAAGCAACGTGATCTACTGAAAGAAGAAGTAGAAACTCTTACTATAGGTTTGAAGAATGTTGATAATCATAAAGCAGTATTAGATGACCTTCGTCAAGAACAATCTGATATCAATTCAGAGTTAAAATCTGCTGCCAAACAACTTAAGTTTTTTAAATCACATGATGAATGTCCTACCTGTTCTCAGCAGATTGAAAAGGAATTCAAGACAGCAGTGATTGGTAATTTAGAAACTAAAGGTAAGAATCTTACAAAAGATTTTAAAGGTTTGACTAATAAAATTGCTGATGCTGTTAGTGTTGTAGAGAAAATGGAGATTCTTTCTAGAAATATCATGGAAACTCGTAGTAAAGTATCCTCTGCAGAAAGAGAGATCGTACGTTTAGAGACAGAGAACCTTAAAATAAATGAAGAGATATTAGAACTACAAACAAACACTCCTAAAATTAGAGAAGAAAAACTATCTTTAGTTAAGTTTCAAAAAGAATTAGAAGAAACACAAAAAGATTGTGGAAAGATTCATCAGACTCTTGATGAATTTAAAGTCATAGGTAATTTGTTAAAGGACTCTGGTATTAAGAGTCAAATTATTAAGAAGTATGTTCCTATTTTTAATAATTTAATCAATAAATATCTGCACAGCATGGACTTCTTTGTTAACTTCACACTCGATGAAGAGTTTAAAGAAGTAATTAAAAGTAGATTTAGAGATGAATTTTCATATTCATCTTTTTCTGAAGGTGAAAAAGCAAAAATTGATTTAGCATTGCTATTTACATGGAGAGAAGTTGCTCGTATGAAAAATAGTGTTGCTACTAATTTACTCATACTTGATGAAGTATTCGATAGTTCTTTGGACGCAGAAGGAACAAATGAACTCTTGAAGATTCTTCATGCTTTGGGTATTTCAAGTAACATATTTGTTATCTCACACAAGGGTGATGTCTTATTAGACAAATTCCTAAGGACACTTAGATTTGAAAAGATTAATGATTTCTCGCGTATGTCAGACGACTCGTAAATTTTGGAGAGTATGGGCAAAAGCACTTGGAGACAAGTCTGGAAACTCAGATAAAGAAGCGGATTGGATTGCTTTAATCCGAACATTTATTTTCATTCAGTTAGTAGTTACTAACTGTTTTATCGTAGCAGGTAACATAAGGCACTGGAACGATCATCACGTTCCGCCATCATATCAGCGTGTGCCAATTAAAAAAGTGGCACAATAGCTAGCACATTCTTGATTGGTCTGCTATAATAGGTATATACGAAACACAGACACATGATCAATCAAGAAGTAAAAGGAACACTTGCTAAACTACTAGCAACAGAAAACCTCACAGTTGAGCACCGTCAGGTTACAACTGCATACTTCGATGTTGAGAATCGTGTTCTTTGCCTCCCTATCTGGAAGTCTGCCTCAAACACTGTTTACGATCTACTTGTAGGTCACGAGGTAGGACATGCACTTTATACTCCTGCAGATGATTGGGATAAAAGTGTTCCTAAAGCATTCATCAATGTTCTCGAAGATGCTCGTATTGAAAAACTAATGAAGCGTACCTATCCTGGTCTTCGTAAGTCTTTCTTTGACGGATACAAAGAACTATGGAATCAAGATTTCTTCGGTGTCAAACATGAGGATCATGAGAATCTATCACTGATTGATCGCATCAATCTTTACTTCAAAGGTAATCTAAATATTCCTTTCTCAGATGAAGAGAAAGCATGGGTAAACAGAACTGGAAAAACTGAAACATTTCAAGAGGTAGTAGACCTTGCCAGAGATCTATACGGTTGGGCAAAAGAAAAGCAAGCAGAGAACGAGCAAGAAGATATGGAAAGTGATATTGAGATTGGTAATGGCGATGGTAATATGAGTGGTGGAGATTCTGCTACAGAAATGGAAGTCAAAGAGAAAGATTATTCTGAAGAAGAAACATCTGCACCTGAGATTGATCCTAATCAACCATGGGATAGTTCAGAGAATCCTCTTGAGGATCTATCAGAAGGTCTCAATAATTACTCAGAACCTATCGGTGGCGATGGATCTGATCTATTCAATGACTTTGATCAAGTAGACGAAACTGAGAGTATTACAGATAAAGCATTACAAGAATCACTAGAAGACTTAGTTGATGATGATGCTAAGGAGTGGGTTTACCTTGGTCTTCCTAAAGTAGAAATTGACAAACTTCTAGTTTCTCACTCTACAATTCAAAGTGATCTTGAAGAATTCTTCTCTTTTTACAAAAATGGTGACGAAGATGCAGAAAACTATAAGAGAGAGTGTCTTCAGTATGCAGATGATCATTACAACAAATTCAAGAAAGATGCACAGAAATCTGTAAACTATCTTGTCAAACAGTTTGAGATGAAAAAGTCTGCTGATGAATACAAACGTGCAGCAGTATCAAAGACAGGTGTTATCAACACTAATACTCTTTACAAATACAAACTAACTGATGACATCTTCAAGAAAGTTACAACTGTTCCTGAGGGTAAGAATCATGGTCTTATTCTACATCTTGATTGGTCTGGTTCTATGCAGTATCAACTCTTGGATACTGTAAAGCAAGTTTTCAACTTGGTATGGTTCTGTCGTAAAGCAGGTATTCCTTTCCGTGTCTACGCATTCCAGAGTTCATACTATGGTTATGATCATAGTAATTGCAAACAATGGAATCCTGGTGTTGAACCTAAGGAAGGTGATCTTGGTATTGCAGATGATTTCAGACTTCTTGAATTACTATCTTCTAAGCAAAATGCTAAGTCACTTGAGAATTCACTCAGACAAATTTACAGACAAGTATTTGCTATCGGTGGATACCGTATGTCTGCTATGCCCAAATACACTCTTGGTGGAACTCCACTTGCTGAAGCAGTTTTCTGCACTCGTCAGTTGGTAAAAGATCTCAAGAAGGTAGAAAATGTTCAGAAAGTAAATGTTGTATGCTTAACTGATGGCGAAGCAAATCCAATGTCATACTGGACAAAAAGTCCTTACAGCACTTACATGCAGGAGATGCGTGAGGAAAAATTCAGACTTGCTCAAATGTGTCACTCAAGAAATAGAGTATTCATTCTTCGTGATTCTGACACTGGTTATCAACGCAAACTTAATGGTAGTCCATATGAAACTACAAAAGAGATCGTAAGTTACATGAGAGAAGTTACTGATTACAACTGGATTGGTATCAGACTCTGCAGTAAAGGCGAGGTATCAAGATTGATTCGTATGCTTGGTATGGACATACAACGTCAAGACGAACTTGACAAGCAATGGAAGAAAGAAAGATTTGCTTCTATCAAAGATGAAGTTGGATTCTCTCAATCTTTCTATATGCCTGACAGGGGCAATGGCGAAGGAACTCAAGACCTTACTGTAAAACAGAAAGGCGAAGTTGCTACCAAAGCAGAACTACAACGTGCATTCAAAAAGCACATGGGTTCTAAGACCACAAACAAAACTCTCCTCAACGCATTCATTGAACAAATCGCATGAAGTGTAAAGTAACTCTATTTAAAGCGGGAACAATCTTTGAAGAAACTGTTATCGCTGTGGATTATGATGATGCAAAAAAAGTTGCATTAGCAAGAAATCCTAATTCTACCGTAATGAGTGTGACAGCAGTGTTCGGATAAATAACTGTCCACTTGCTGTAGCACTAAGCAGATATACCTGCTATAATAAATGTATAAACAAACAAAGACTATGACTTTTGAACCAAACCCTGTGACAACTGAACAACTTGTTCAACACCTAACTGATAATGTTGGAACTGAAGTCGGATGCAAAGACATTCGTGAGTCAGCAAAGATACTTAAACTATCTTACACAACTGCATGTAAAAGACTTAAGTCTTATAAATCAGGTATAGGCAAGTGGAATCTAACCATTCAAGAAATTGAACGTGCGTACGAAGCACCTGCTGCTAAGAAAAAAGCAAACTATGTTCCTGATAAAGATAAGACTTATGTTCCTTTTGGTAACTTCACTTCTGTAAAGAAAGTTATCTCATCGAAGAAGTTCTATCCTCTATTCATTACAGGTCTATCTGGAAACGGTAAGACTCTATCAGTTGAACAGGCATGTGCTGCAACTAATAGGGAGTTAATCCGTGTCAACATCACAATCGAAACTGACGAGGACGATCTTATTGGTGGGTTTCGTCTTGTTAATGGCGACACTGTTTGGCACAACGGACCTGTGGTTGAGGCTTTGGAAAGGGGAGCTGTATTACTTCTAGATGAGATCGACCTAGCATCTAACAAAATTCTTTGTTTGCAATCTGTCCTTGAAGGTAAAGGTGTATTCCTTAAGAAGATTGGTAGGTATGTAAAACCTGCTCAAGGATTTACTGTTATCGCTACTGCTAACACTAAAGGTAAAGGATCTGATGATGGTAGATTCGTAGGAACAAATATTCTCAACGAAGCATTCCTTGAGAGATTCCCAATCACATTTGAGCAAGAGTATCCTTCTGCTACTATCGAGACTAAGATCTTGATCAATCAGGGATGTGACAAAGACTTTGCAGAGAACCTAATCAAGTGGGCAGGTGTAATCCGTAAGACATTCTTTGATGGTGGTGTTGATGAAGTTATCACAACTCGTCGTTTGGTTCACATTGTTTCAGCATATCAGATCTTTGGAGATAAGTTGACAGCAATCACAAATTGTGTAAACCGTTTTGACGATGATACAAAATCATCTTTCCTAGATCTTTATACAAAAGTTGACGCAGGAGAAGATTCAGAGTATACTGATAATAACGAAGTTCAATCATTCAGTTAATTATGAAGTATCGTGAAGAGGAGTTCCTAGAGGAACTCCGACATTACATCGAGAGCACTTACTCTCAACACTATGCTAGTGATAAGATTCAGACTCTTGATGTAATCGATGCATGTGGCGATGCTACAGCATTTTGTAGAAGTAACATTTTAAAGTACGCTTCTCGCTTCGATAGAAAAGGTAGTGCTAGACAAGATCTCTTAAAGGTGCTACACTATGGAGTGTTACTCATGCACTTTTATACAAGAGATCAAGCAAACTACGCAGCAGCAACTTTTGCAGCACAAGAAGACTAATTCATTATGACAGTAATTTCCAAACCCACCATTGAAGTCCTTAAAAACTTTTGTTCAATCAACAAGTCTATTGTTATTAAACCTGGCAATAAGATTTCTACGCTCAGTATTAATAAGAATATTCTCGCTATTGCCGAAGTCGAAGAACAATTTGATTCGCAAATTTCTATCTATGATTTGGGAGTTTTCCTTGGAGGGTTATCTTTGTTTGACTCACCAAAAATCGATACTACTGAAACCAACTACGTCACAGTAAGTGACCTACAAGGTAAATCAAAGACACGTTATTTCTATGCTGATCCTGATATCATTACTCAGGCACCAGAAAAAGAAATCAACTTGCCATCAGAGGATGTTGAATTCAAACTTGAATCTAAAATTCTGATGCAATTACAACGTGCTGCTATGGTATATCAACTCCCTGATCTTTGTTTGTATGGGGATGGAGAAACTATGCAGTTATGTGTGACAGATAAAAAGAATGATACTTCCAATAATTATTCAGTAGAAGTTGGAACTACTACAGATGAGTTTTGTTTTTGTTTCAAAGTTGAAAACTTAAAACTTTTATCTGGGGATTATGATGTAGTATTGAGTAAGACAAATGTTGCTTTGTTCAAAGGTGACGGAATCAAATACTACATTGCTCTAGAACCCAACACATGAGATGTTGGCACTGTGACACCGAACTAATCTGGGGAGGTGACAACGATTGTCCTTATGCAGAGGAGTATAGTTTCGTAACTAATCTCCACTGCCCTAAGTGCGATTCTTACGTTGAAGTTTATTATCCAAAAAAAGATGAAAGAATTTGATTATGAACTCGATTACAAGAGACTTGATTTTACAGACGAGGAAACTCGTAAACTATATCGTATTGGAAGAGGGGAGCAAGGGGTTCTACTGGTTCGCCCTTATACTAACGATATATGTGCTCATTGGAGATTCAAAACTCCCACTGAGGCAGTAGAATCTTCCAACCATATCTTTGGTATGTATCTTGATTATCGTGATGAAAAAGATTTCATCGGTATGGATATGTGTCGTAAGTTTCTTGAAATGGGTTTTACCAGATCAAGGAGATATGCCAATCATAGAGATGGTAAAAAGTATGATAAAGAAGGTAATGTAATACCCCAAGAACCAGATCATGCTACCTGTCATTTTGCTGAGTCTGCTAAAATATTTAAGAAGGTTCGAGATATTGTTGCGAAGAATAAAACATATGTTACAATGAGGAAAGAATGGAGGGCATCTGAATGAACATTTTTGTAACTGATCCTTCCCCAACAAAGTCTGCTCAGGTATTACCTGACAAACACATCGTCAAGATGCCACTAGAGACCTGTCAAATGCTTTCTATTGTTGCATCTGATAAATGGGGTCACGGTTTTGGTTCTCTATCTAAACTAGATGGCACACCATACAAAACAGATAAGGGTGCTTTTCGTAATCATCCCTGCACTGTATGGGCACAAGATAATTGGACATGGTTGATCATGCATGGTCTTGCCTTATGCTTTGAATATACTCTTAGATACGGTAAGATACATAGTTGTCAATCAACTATCGAACATGCTGAAAAAATATTTCCTCCTCAGGATACTGATCCAACACATTTTGTTTTCGCAGGTCCTGATCAGTTTAAGCATGATAAGACTATTGACATTTTTACTGCATACAAGTATTATATCAATAGCAAACCATGGGTATCAGATAATTATCTAAGGTTACCTGATAGAAAACCTAACTGGGTTAATTAATTATTATGAATGATTTTTTGTGGGTCGAGAAGTATCGTCCTAAAAACGTAGAACAATGCATCTTGCCCGAATCTGTGAAGACTACCTTCAAGAGTTTTATACAGCAGGGTGAGATTCCTAATCTCCTTCTATCTGGGACAGCAGGGGTAGGTAAAACAACTATTGCTAAAGCACTTTGTCATGAACTAGGAGCAGACTATTATGTTATCAATGGATCCGATGAAGGACGATTCCTTGACACCGTACGAAACCAAGCAAAGAACTTTGCTGCAACTGTATCACTTACAGCAGAAGCAAAGCACAAAGTTCTTATCATCGACGAAGCAGACAACACTACACCAGATGTTCAACTCTTACTTCGTGCATCGATAGAAGAATTCCAAAAGAATTGTAGATTTATATTCACCTGTAATTTTAAAAACAAAATTATTGAACCTCTACACAGTAGAACAACTGTTGTAGAATTCAACGTTCGTGGTAAAACTAAACAACAACTTGCTGCAGAATTCTTTGCTAGATGTAAAGGTATTCTGATTGCTGAGGAAGTTACCTTCTCAGAAAAAGTTGTAGCAGAAGTTGTTCAGAAGTATTTTCCAGACTTCCGAAGGACTCTTAATGAGTTGCAACGATATGCAAGCACAGGATCTATTGATACTGGAATCCTAGCAGCACTAGGAGACGCAAATATCGATACTCTAGTTGAATCATTGAAAGCAAAAAGATTCAATGATGTAAAGAAATGGGTTACACAAAACCTAGATTCTGATCCTGTCTCTATCATGAGGAAACTCTATGATAATGCTTCTAATGTAATGACAGGTCCTAGTATTGCAGCAGCAGTTCTAATCATTGCTGAATATCAATACAAGTCTGCATTCGTTGTAGATCAGGAGATCAATCTCCTTGCATGCTTAACTCAATTGATGCTTGAATGCGAATTCAAGTAACATCCAGTGACCTTTACAAAGAAGTAAAGGAACTTGTCTTAAGTCCTGATTTTCCTTGGCATTGGCATGACAAAGCATACAATGATGATGAGGTTACTGAAGGTAGAACAAACTTTGGTTTCTTCTCACATGTAGTCTTAGAGAGACCTGGTTACACATACCTAACTCCTAAGATAAATTCTGATCACTTTCCATTGTTTCATGATTTATTTGTTGAGATCTGTAGAGACAATAACATTGATCCTAAAGTAATTTACAGGATCAATGCTAACCTGACTACTGAATCACATCACAACAAATATGGTCCTGACCACACAGACCATGACTTTCCTCATAAGAATATGTTAATATACTTAACAGGAACTCATGGAGGTCTTACTAAAGTTGGAAACACCAACTACTCTTGTATGCCTAATGAAGCAATTGTTTTTGAAGGTGTTCACGCACACATGGAACCTACGTCTGGAAGACGAGTAGTTCTAGTTTACACATTTTTATGATTATGACTAACAAATTTATTAGAAAACGTGAAAAGATTAAAGCACAGGTAAAGTCCAGATTCTACTACTGGTTCTGGGGTGCTATGGCAGGTGCTGTTGTAGGTGGTCAACTATATGTTGGATCTTCATACAGACAAATGGCAAGATCAATGGACAGATGGTTTGAAGAGACCATTGAGATGATACAAATTCCACTAAAACCTCCAACGGGACGCATGATGCCTGTTCCAATGCCTAATCCAGATTTCTATGACGATCCTATGATTATCAGATGACATCTTTAAAAACACCACTAAGATATCCTGGCGGTAAGTCTCGTGCTACTAAAAAGATGGCACAATATTTTCCAGACTTTAGAGACTATACTGAATTCCGTGAACCTTTTCTTGGAGGTGGATCTGTAGCGTTATACGTTACACAGATGTATCCTTATTTGGAAATCTGGGTCAATGATCTATACGAACCTCTGTATACATTTTGGAAACAACTGCAAAAGCATAGTGATGAACTTAGGAACCAACTTGTTCAACTCAAGCAAAAATATCCTGATCCGTCTTCGGCAAAAAATCTTTTCTTACAATCCAAAGAGTATCTTACTAGACACCCAAGAGATTGCGATTTTAAGGCTCGTGCTGTCGCTTTCTATGTTGTTAACAAGTGCTCTTTTTCTGGTCTTACTGAGTCCTCCTCGTTCAGCAAACAAGCGTCTGATTCAAACTTTTCAATGCGAGGAATTGAAAAACTACCATACTACGGAAGACTTATCAAAAGGTGGGAAATCACTAATCTGCCATACGAAAAATTATTGACAGATGATACTAATGCATTCCTATACTTAGATCCTCCGTACGATATCAAGGCAAACTTGTATGGAAAGAGAGGCACAATGCATATTGGATTCGACCATGATTCTTTTGCAAGAAGGTGTGATAGAGTCGAGTGTGATCAAATGATATCTTATAATTCTTCTAATTTAGTAAAGCAAAGATTCCAAGGTTGGAAAGCACAAGAATACGATCATACTTATACTATGAGATCTGTAGGTGACTACATGAAAGATCAAGAACAACGCAAAGAACTTCTCCTTTTAAATTATGGCATATGATGAAAGATATCCTCTAAAGGATTATCTAAACTCAATCAACTTCAGTAAAGATTATTTGATGGATGAGGATCCTGCATGGGAGAAAAACTATCCTTCATATGTAATCAATAAATGCATGTCGCATCATTTGGATACGATCATGTATGCTAATGAAATGAATATACATTCTCATATAGATAAACGTTTGCAATATGATTTCTTTATAAATATCGTGAGACCCCGAAAGAGATTTTCTCCTTGGGGTAAGAAACAGAAAGTGAAAGATCTTGACCTTGTTAAAAAATACTATGGTTATAGTAATGATAAAGCATATCAAGCCTTAGAGATCTTAACTCCATCCCAACTTAATTACATTAAGGATAAACTGAACAAAGGAGGTAAGACCAGATGAATGAAGTTAAAGAAGTCCAGTGGACTAAGAATGATATGGTTGAAGTGAATTTAAAAGAACCAGACGATTTTCTAAAGGTTCGTGAAACACTTACTCGTATCGGTGTAGCATCTCGTAAAGAGAAAAAGTTATACCAGTCCTGTCATATTCTACATAAGAAAGGACAATACTATATCGTGCATTTCAAAGAATTATTTGCTCTTGATGGTAAGAAAGCAAATCTATCTGAGAATGATGTGCAACGTAGAAACAGAATTATTAAATTACTATCTGACTGGGGACTAGTTGAAATTGTAAATGTATCAGCAATCTCAGACGCTGCTCCATTAAGTCAAATTAAAGTAATTGCATACAAAGAGAAAGGAGATTGGACGCTTGAGTCCAAATATAACATCGGGAAAAAACGTCAAGTCACAGAATGATATATAGTTTAGTGTTATCATATCAGCATAATGGCAGACGCAAAGAAAGTAGAGGATAAACCAAAAGGTCCTCTAGGAAAAATCAAAGAGTTCAGTGAAGATAAAGAAGAACAACTTGCTATCCTAAGTACATTCGTACGTCTGGGTATTTTGATTTGGAGTGGTGGTATCTTAACTTTAAATTACGTTACGATACCTGGTTGGGAACAAGATAAAATTGATCCAACTTTTATAGCTTCGGTTTTCACAGGAGTCACAGCTACTTTCGGCATTCAAGCGGGAGGTAAGAAAAAGAATGGAGACAGTGGTGGTGGTGCAAACATCTCTAAGAAAGACATGGAGATGCTTATTGAAAAAGCAACACAGGCAGCACCAACTCAAACTATTAAGTTAGAAGTTCCTACAGTTAAAATTACTAGTTAAAATCATGCAAAAAATTATCAACGGAATCGCTATCTTCTCAGGTGTTGTGGCACTTGGTGTAGTAGGACTAGGTGGATATGTATACATCCGTAAGGATGCTATCATTGAAGACATCAAAGAGAAAGCAATCAATGCAGCACTTGGTGGAGTAAGTGACTCTCTACCTGACATGGTAGATACACAACTACCTCCTGTAACTGGTGCACCAGTTCCCTTACCTTCATTACCATGAACGTTAAATGGATATCAATCGGTGTAGTTGGTAGTATATTCGCAGTATCTCATCTGGGAATGATAGGTTATATTGCCAGTAGAAAAACCGAGAGTCAATTACCTAGGATAGATGTTCCTGTAGGTGACTATACTTCATATGCCATCTCAGCTGATAAGGATGGATATAAAATTAGTTACTCAGCAAACGATCCTAAGACAGCATTTATTACTAAGGACATCAAAGAGAAAGGTGGTTTCTTAGGACTAGCAAATGAAACTACTAAGATCACTGAAGAATACTTCTTAGATGGTAAGACTAATCAAGGCGGTGCTGTATCTAACAAGAGATCTTGGATTGATCAACCACCTGGTTTAACTGCAGAGCAATCAGCAGAAATAGTCGCTGCTCGAAAAAGTGAAGCCTGTATCAAAGCAATCGGATCAGCAGAGGGTACAGGACGTCTCGTTGGCACATCAATTGGTGCTGCTGCTGCTCCTTCTCTCAGTAGTATCCCCTTTGTTGGTTGGGTCGCTGCTGGCTGGGTGGCAATGTTTGGTGGCAATCAGGGAGCTGATATAGGTGGAAATATGGCAGAGGATATGAGTAAGGATTGTTAATTCTTTTTCTTCTTAGGACGTTTGAATGGAGGTAATCCTTTCTTCTCACGATACTTATTACACTGTAACTCATTACGACTTAACTTAGGTGGTTCTTTACCGAGATTCTTTTGTATGATCGTAGTGAGTTTTTTAATGAGTGGTTTTATAACTCTCAACAGTAATGGTGTTGCAGCAGCAGATGCTGTAGCTACCACTGCGATAGTTGCTGTTACGCTGACTTGATTTGTGCTTGGTAGAAATCTTTGAATTGCTGTAGTATCTTCATACAACACTACACATTGACCATCTCTAACTTCATGACCTATAACTCTTTCTTCACCATTCTGAGTTAGATCACCTACTCTAGGTTGATTAGGTGCAGGACACTCAATCTCTTTATCAGTTTTTGGTATCGGTGGAACCTCTGGTGTATCTACTTCTGGTGTAGGTGGTGGTTCAACGACAGGAGGTGGTGGTGCCTCTATGACCATCTGTAATTGATCAGGTTGATAATCCATCGCATCATATGATGGCACACCTGCATCACAAAATACTAATACTTTATCTTCATCGTCTTCAATTATTTTATTATTCTTGTCACTCTGCTCGTGTGCTTCCACACAACCAGGCATCTGAATGATGGGTTGACCTATGTTTACAGTAGCAGGAGGTACGAAAGGTATTGAGTGAACTGGTTGTTTAGTTAACCAATCTGGGATATCACTAACAAATATTCTCGTTGTTCCTATGTCTCGAACACTTGCGTTATTGACTTGTATCTTTGGTATATCCATACATCATGGGTTTCCTATTGATATATCTTCTAAGTTATTTGCATTTGTGCTAGGAATCTCATGAGCATGAGGAGCAATGATATTAACATTCTGCACAACAACGTCTGCACATATACTATAGTATGGTGACTTAGGATGGAATGAAATTCCCTCTTTTATCAAATTTCCACAATTTTTCAAACGAGCTATCTCAAAGTCAAGTCTCTTATTTGCTACGGTTTGATTCATTAATGCGATATTTGCTGCTGCTGCCTCTTTACATTGCTCTTGTAGTTTCTTATCTAATGGTCTAGACCATGTTGCAGATACACCAACTGAGAAATTATAATTATCTTTCTGTGCTGTTCTTGTAGGAACATGGTATAAAATATTACCTGGATTATCTAATACACCGTCATCATTCAAATCTGACATGTCATACACAGGATCCATATAGTATGGTTCGTACGGTTTTTGTGCTGAAGCCGTCCCTGTGATGTACGGAGTAATATTCATGGTAGCACCTTGGCACTGAATGCCATTACCATAAGTGTTTGTTATATACGGACCTTGTAAAACTTGTATTGCCTGGTTGGTAACTGAGCCTGAAGAATTGGCGATTGGACTTGCAGTCGCACTGACACCACCAACTGTCTCTGCCTTAACAGTAGGAACAAAGGGCATGAATCCAGTAATGGCAAGTAATGCTATTGACTGAAGATACTTGTTGTATCTGTTACCGAAGTTACGGTTGTTTCTCTTTGTATTACCGTGTGGTTTGAAAGACCTGGTCCCATGTAGGTTTCTGTGTATTGAAACGCTGCACCTGGCGTCTGTATTGTGAAGTTGGGTTTGTCGCTTATACCCGTCCATGTCGAATTCACTCCTTCAATAGTATTAACTTGGGTTGCATTAGTGGGTGATAAATTATCATCTGTAGTTACACCGTGCCCACTGACCGACCATTGATAGCCTGTGTTATAGTCCATCGAAGATATGGTCTCCACCACAGTGGAAGTCGTTTCCGTGTGGGTGGTCATCGAGCCTTGTTGGAAATTTGGCACCACAGGCACTGCTATGACTGGGTTTATAGCACCACCCATAGCTATTAGTAGGAATAACTTATATGTATTCCTCATGATTATTAGTCAAAAATAGTAATTTCGCTAACAAACTGACCTGTCAATGAATTACCTGCACCGAGAGTTCCTGCTGAACTTGTGCCCTGATTAATCGTAATAGTATGACCATTTGTGATTGTTCCTGGTGCACCTGTTCCTGCTGTTCCTGCACTTTGTGTGGTGATATCACCCCAACTAGCAGCTGCAGCAGAAGAATTGTCACCTTGTTGCCATGATTGGGCGAAGGAGAATGATCCTGCACATGCTAGGTCATCATCTGCAGATGATCCTGTGCATCCATTTTGAACACCAGTAATTGTTCCAACTGTTCCAACACCTGTAGTAGCACTATAAGTGTTAATACCGATACCACCATCTACAGCACTACCATTGGCAGGTGTATGTGTTGTGATCACGTTATTTCCAGAGATCGAATAGCTATTGCCAATTCGTGTCTGAGTCACGATTTGAGGTTCAACAGTTAGTTGTAAACTAGATTGGTGTCTAGTCGATAGTCCGCCCGCATTTGCTGCTGTGCCGAACGTCAAAAGCATAATGATAGGAATAAATTTCTTCATTATTTTACTCATAGGGAATCCTGCACTATATAGGTGTGCAAAACCTTACACATATGTTCGGCATGTACCATTTCCTGACATCTCAGTCTATGGTTAAATAGTAGTGTCGCCTTCGGGGACAAAAACTAACACTCGCTTATTTAAGGAGCAACATGACTAACTTATCAAAGTGGACATCGAAGGATGTCGATGCAATTTTTAACGCTGCAAATCGTTACAGCGTAGGATTCGATGATCTGTTCGACAGACTACACGCATACGGAACAGGATCACCTACTGGACAATACCCTCCATATAATATTGTCAAAGAATCCGCAGAGAAATGGAGACTAGAACTAGCACTCGCAGGATGGTCAGCAGACCAAGTAGAAGTATCTACAGAGCAGAACGTACTACTAGTCAAATCAAAAGAGCAAGATCCAAATACAAAAGAAGAACAATACGTTCATAGAGGTGTAGCATCCAGAACATTTGCTAGAGGATTTAATCTATCAGATGACGTAGAACTTGGCAAAGTATCCTTTGTTAATGGAATGCTAACAATTGAGTTACAAAAGGTAATTCCAGAACATCAGAAAAGACGAGTCTATGACATAGGTTAACTAAAACTTTCGCAGTTCTTAACCTGTAGTTAAAGATACAAAACACTCACTTATGCTATATTAAGTGGGTGTTATTTTTTTTAAACAAATGAAAGCATTAGCAATTGCATTGCTTCCTTTACTATTCACAAGTGGTTGTGCAAATGCAAGAACAAGGTTGAGTGGTGCAGGTGCATCATTCCCATCTAAAATCTATACTCGTTGGTTCTCAGACGTAGCAAAATCTGGTGGAGCAAGAGTAAACTATCAGGCAGTTGGTTCTGGTAGTGGAAGAAAAGCATTTATTGACGAGACCGTAAACTTCGGTGCGTCTGATGATCCTATGAAACAAAAGGACATAGACAAAGTAACAAGAGGATTAGTTCAGATACCTATGACAGGTGGAACTATCGCATTTGGATATAACAATCCTGATTGTGATCTAAAACTTACACAACAACAGGCAGTTGAAGTTGCTATGGGTATCATCACTAACTGGAAAGAAGTTGGATGTGATGATCAGAGGATGACTTGGGCACATCGTTCAGATGGTTCTGGAACAACCAAGGCATTTACAAGTAGTATGCAAGCATTCTCTCCTACATGGACACTAGGCACAGGTAAATCTGTAGCGTGGCCAACAGGTGTGGGTGGTAAAGGTAACGCAGGAGTCGCAGGAGTAATTAAAAATACACCTGGTTCAATTGGATATGTGAATCAATCTTATATTGATGATGTTGTAAGACCCGCAGCATTACAAAACAAGTGGGGTGACTTTGTAAAACCATCAGTTGACGCAGGATCAAAGGCACTTAACGGTATCACTCTTGATGAGAACCTTGCAGGAACAAATCCAAATCCAGAAGCAGAAGGAGCGTATCCGATTGCAACTTTGACTTGGATACTTGCATATGAAACAGGTAACGGTAAGAATACAGATGCAATCAAGACAACTTTATCAACTCTATTGAGTGATGAGTATCAAGATAAAGCAGGTAAGTTAGGATTCGTTCCTCTTAAAGGTGACATTCTTGAGAAGGCAAGAGCAGCAGTTGACAAGATCGGTAAATAGTTTTATAATATAAACGTATCGTAATTATTTTATGAGTGTAAGAATCGTACGAACAAGAAACGGTGAAGATGTTATCTGTGATCTTTATGAGGTCACAACTAAAGAAGATCCAAGTAAAGCAGTAGCATTTCAACTTAACAATCCATACATTGTATGGTTGCAAGGAAAGAAAACTGAAGAACCTAAAATTCTTGTTGAAGATGATGCAGGTGACATTGTAAGTAAAATCAAAGATCCCGATATCTACTTCCAACCTTGGATTCCTCTGTCTTCTAACAAACAAATTCTTTTGAAGTTAGAGGAAGTGGTAACCGCATATGAGACCTATCCAGAGGTCATCACTAAATACAACACATTAATCGAGGCAGATGGAGGAAAACCAAATCAAACTCCTGTTGATGAATCAACGGAGTGAATACCTTATTGGAAAGGTAACAGAGTTAGATGAGGAACCTAGTATCCTTATCGAAAAATGCTATGAAGTGACGGGTGAGGATACCATGATCCCGTTTCCAAAATACAGTTCACAACGTGATGTCTTCTTGACATCTGAAAATATCTTGAGTATACTAGATCCGACACCAAAACTGTTGGAAATCTACAATAAATTATGAGTTCTTTCTACACCAACATTCAACTAGCTGGTGACACTATACTTTACAGAGGGTATGAGAATGGAGAAGCGGTTCAATATCGCACATCCTTTTCTCCTACCCTTTATGTTTTGTCTAAGAAAAAAGAAAAGTTTACAACACTAGATGGGAGATATGTGTCTCCTGTCAAGTTTCATAATGCAAGAGAAGCAAGAGAGTTCATCAAACAGTATGAACATGTAGATAATTTTGAAGTTCATGGTTACGAAAGATTTGTTTATCAATTCATTCGTCAGCAGTATCCAGATGATGTTGACTTCCACATTGATCAGATGAAAATCTATGCATTGGACATCGAGGTTCAATGTGAGAATGGATTCCCTGATGTAGAAGCAGCAGCAGAAGAAATGCTATCAATCACCATCAAAGATATGGTGACTAAAAAATATTACAGTTGGACAACTAGAGAGTTTGATGCACCAGATAATCTAGAGTTGAATGTCTCTTGGACAGAACAAGAGATGCTTACAAACTTTATTACATGGTGGGCACAAAACACTCCAGACATTCTAACTGGTTGGAACGTTAACTTGTATGACGTCCCATACATTGCTCGTCGAGTCAATCGTATTCTCGGTGAGAAATGGATGAAGAGTTTATCCCCATGGAATCGTGCAAATGAAAGAGAAGTATACGTCCAAGGTAGGAGGAATTACGCTTATGATATCTCTGGTGTTAATATCCTTGATTACCTCGACCTATATCGTAAGTTTACATACTCAAATCAGGAGTCTTATAGACTCGATCACATTGCCTTTGTCGAACTCGGACAAAGAAAAGTAAATCATGATGAGTATGAAAACTTCAAAGACTTCTATACATCTGATTGGCAGAAGTTTATGGAATACAACATTCAAGACGTTGAGTTGATTGACCGTCTTGAAGATAAGATGAAGTTGCTAGAACTAGCAATTACAATGTCTTATGATGCCAAAGCAAACTTTGAAGATGTGTATAGTCAGGTTCGTATGTGGGATACGATGATATATAACTATCTTACAGATAGAAACGTTGTTGTTCCCCCTCGAAAAGGAGCGAAGAAAGATGAAAAATACGCAGGAGCGTATGTCAAAGAACCGAAACCAGGATGCTATGATTGGGTTGTCAGTTTTGACCTCAATAGCCTGTATCCTCATCTTATTATGCAATACAATATCTCGCCCGAAACACTCAGGGAGACTAGACATCCCAGTGCAAGCGTTGAGAGAATCCTCAATCAGGAGTTGGAGATAAAGGAAGACTATTGTGTATGTGCAAACGGTGCCATGTATCGAAAAGATATTCATGGTTTCCTGCCAGAGATGATGCAGAAGATCTACGATGAACGTACGATCTACAAAAAGAAAATGCTTGCTGCAAAACAGCAACATGAAAACTCACCATCTAACAAACTAGTTGCTGACATTTCAAAGTTCAACAACATTCAAATGGCAAGAAAGATTCAACTTAACTCTGCCTATGGTGCTATCGGAAATCAATACTTCCGATACTACAATCTGGCAAATGCTGAGGCAATTACTTTGTCAGGGCAAGTTTCAATCCGTTGGATCGAAAACAAAATGAACGAGTATCTCAACAAGATACTCAAAACTACAGGAGAAGATTATGTTATTGCTAGTGATACTGATAGTATCTACCTCAATTTGGGTCCTCTGGTCGAGGCTGTATACAAGGGGAGAGAGGCAACTGATTCGAGCATCGTCTCTTTCCTTAATAAGGTGTGTGAGGTGGAACTTGAAAAATATATTACTAGTTCTTATGAAGCGTTGGCCACATATGTAAACGCATACGAACAGAAGATGGTCATGAAGCGTGAGAATATTGCCAACAAAGGTATCTGGACTGCCAAGAAAAGATATATTCTCAACGTTTGGGATAGTGAGGGTGTTCGCTATGAGAAACCTAAACTTAAGATCATGGGTATCGAAGCAGTTAAATCTTCTACACCTGCAGCATGTCGAACATCTATTCGTGATTGCCTAACAGTTATCATGAATGAAGATGAAGAGTCTGCACAGGGGTTTATTGCTGACTTCAAAAATCATTTTTCTTCTTTACCTATTGAAGACATCTCATTTCCTAGAGGTTGTAACAATCTAAATAAGTGGTCGAACCCTACAACGATCTATAGCAAAGGGACACCTATACATGTGAGAGGGGCACTGTTATATAACTTTTATAATAAGAAAAACAAACTTACTCACAAGTATCCCTTAATTCAAGATGGAGAGAAGATCAAGTTCGTCTATTTGAAGACTCCAAACAAAATCAACGAGAACATTATCAGTTATCTTAATACGTTCCCGAAAGAGTTTGGACTTGACAAACAGGTGGATTATGATCTACAATTTGAGAAGAGTTTCTTAGAACCCATCAAAGTGATTATGGACGTCATTGGTTGGCAACCAGAAAAAATCGCATCATTGGAGTTTCTATTTTCATGAAATATGTTGTTGAATACCAAAAAGCATTTGGTATCCCAGACAAAAGAGAACAAGTTTTTGACGATGAGTCAGAAGCAAAATGGTTTGAACGTGCTATGAAACGTACGAACTTTATTACTAAAATTACGGAGGTTGACGAGTGAGTTTTCTGAAGACAGTTGTATCAGAAATTGGAAATGAATATGCAGGACTAGTATCAGACGGAGTTTCTGCAGGTGATACAAAAGATTATATTGATACTGGTTCTTATGTCTTTAATGCCTTAGTTTCTGGATCAATTTATGGCGGTGTGCCAAGCAATAAAATCACAGCGATTGCAGGTGAATCATCAACTGGTAAAACTTTCTTTTGCCTTGGTATTGTGCAACACTTTTTAGATTCTGATCCTGATGCAGGTGTAATTTATTTTGAATCTGAGTCTGCTATTAGCAAACAAATGATTGTTGATAGAGGTATTGATGCAGATAGAATGATGATCGTTCCTGTGTCTACTATCGAAGAGTTTAGAACTCAATCCTGCAGGATTCTTGACAAATATATGGAACAGAAAGAGTCTGATCGCAAACCTATGATGTTTGTATTAGATTCTCTTGGTATGCTTGCTAGTAATAAAGAAGTTGAAGACGTTGCTAATGATAAGAATGTCAGGGATATGACAAAAAGTCAACTAATTAAAGGTGCGTTTCGTGTTCTTACGCTAAAATTAGGTAAAGCAAACGTTCCTATGCTCGTAACGAATCATACATATGATGTCATAGGAAGTTATATTCCAACGAAAGAAATGGGAGGTGGAAGTGGACTCAAATACGCTTCATCAACAATTGTATATCTATCAAAGAAGAAGGAAAAAGATGGTACGGAGGTTGTTGGAAATATTATCAAATGTAAAGCCCAAAAATCCCGACTAACAAAAGAGAATTCTATTGTAGAGACACGGTTATATTATGATCGTGGACTTGATAGGTATTATGGATTACTAGAATTAGGTGAAAAGCATGGAGTATTCACACGCAAAGGTAATCGTATTATGGTTGGTGAAACTTCTGTATATCCTAAATCCATTCTTGCTGATCCCGAAAAGTATTTTACTGATGAAGTAATGGAAGCATTAGACGAGGCAGCAAAGAAGGAGTTTCGATATGGTCACTAATCTTACTGACTACATTAAATGCTATGATGATATGTTTGAAGAGGATTTTTGTAAATCTGTAATTCAAACATTCACTGAATCATATAGAGATGTTACTCGTATAGATAGAGAACAAAGACCAACCTTTAATGAGTTGAATATCTCACAAAGGTTTATGGCAAAAGATCCTGCATGGATGAGTATTCAGAAACATATACAGACAGTCTTTATTGATATTGTCAAAGTTTATATGAATGCTTTACAGTGTGAACCAGATTTTCCTGCAAAATATTCTTTTGAAGAGTTTAGAATTAAACAATATAATAATGATGGACTAGATCAATTTAAAGATCATGTAGATGTAGGAGACTATAATTCTGCTCGTAGATTTCTAGTGATGTTTTTATATTTGAATGACGTTGACGATGGTGGACAAACTAATTTTCCTAGATTGAACTATGCAGTTTCACCTAAACGTGGTAGAATATTATTATTCCCTGCTACATGGCAGTATCGTCACTCAGGATTGCCACCTGAGTCTGACAAAAAGTACATTGTTGGAACTTATTTACACTACCTATGAATCTCGAAGTCACGATTCTATGTAATCTCTTGTATAATGAGAAGTATGCAAGGAAGGTTCTTCCTTTCTTGAAGGTAGATTATTTTACCGTACGTTCTTACAAGATTATCTTTCTTGAACTACATGAATACATTAGTCAGTATGATGCATTGCCATCTCTGAACGCACTTAGTATTGAATGTCAAGAAAGAAATGATCTTACAGAAGAACAATTTAAAGAAATTGTTGAGGTTTTAAATGTCCTTTCCGATGATCCCAAAGACCACGACTGGCTCGTGGATTCTACAGAAAAGTGGTGTCAAGAGCGTGCGATCTACTTATCGCTTATGGAATCTGTTAAGATTGCTGACGGTCAAGATACCAAACGCGATAAGGGTGCTATTCCGCAGATTCTTTCAGAAGCATTAGGAGTATCATTTGATCAACATGTCGGTCACGATTATGTTGAGAACGCTACTGATCGTTTTGAATATTATCATAGAAAGGAAGACAAGATTCCTTTTGATCTGGAGTTTTTCAATAAGATTACTAAGGGTGGTTTAGTAAACAAATCACTAAACATTGTTCTTGCAGGAACAGGTGTTGGTAAATCTTTGGTTATGTGTCACTTTGCTGCATCAACTTTATTGCAAGGCAAGAATGTTTTATACATTACTTGTGAAATGGCAGAAGAAAAGATTGCAGAACGTATTGATGCAAACCTTTTAAATGTTCCTATTCAAAAACTCGCTGATCTACCACACCCAATCTTTGAGAAGAAGATTAAAACACTAGCAAAGAAAACTCAGGGTAAACTTATTATCAAAGAATATCCTACAGCGTCAGCACATGTAGGTCATTTTAAATCTCTTATCAATGATCTTGCATTGAAGAGAAGTATTAGACCTGATATTATCTTTGTAGATTATCTAAACATCTGTGCTTCCCAGAGATACAAAGGAAGTATTGTTAATTCTTATACCTATGTTAAAGCAATTGCTGAAGAACTTAGAGGACTTGCGGTGGAATGTAACGTCCCGATTGTCTCCGCGACACAAACGACTCGCTCTGGTTTTGGGTCTACTGATATTGATCTCACTGATACGAGTGAATCCTTTGGTCTCCCTGCTACTGCTGACCTCATGTTTGCTCTTATCTCGACTGAGGAACTTGAGGGGATGAATCAAATTATGGTCAAACAACTTAAGAATCGCTATAATGATCCTACTATGAATAAAAGATTTTGTGTAGGTATTGACAGAGCGAAGATGAGGTTGTATGATGTAGAGGAGTCTGCTCAAGATGACCTTGTTGATTCTGGTCAAGAAGAAGAGAAGGTTGATCTTGTCAAACGATTTACATCAAAGAAAACTTTTAGTGAACTAAAGTATGATTGATTTTAAGAAGTATACTGAATTTGTAAATGCTGTTACATCTGAAGAGAGTAAGTATAGTGGTCATTTCCAAGATCGTTTAAGAGAATTAGATTATAAAGACTTCTCTTCACATAGAGCATTAACTGCTGCACTCGGACTATGTGCTGAGTCAGGAGAATTTACTGAGATAGTAAAGAAGATATTATTTCAAGGTAAACCAGTTACTGAAGAGAATCTATTTCATATGAAACGTGAACTAGGTGATATCATGTGGTATTTTATACAGGCATGTATAGTATTAGATGTATCACCAGAAGAGGTTATAGAAATGAATGTAGATAAGTTGAAGAGCAGATATCCTGGTGGAGAGTTTGATCCCCACTATTCTGAAAATCGTAAACAAGGAGATGTTTAATGGTAGGACCTGGTGAATACATGGCAGTTGTTAGTGATCTTGCTAACGCATACAATACTATTGAATGGAAAGATGCTATTCCATTTTTGATTTGTATTATTGGACTTTATTGGATTAAAGTTAAAATCGATACAAGTTTAGGACTTGGTAAAAAGAAATCAAGAGAACTAAAAAAAATTATTGTTGATGCAATAGTTGAAGGTCATCAGAAAGCACATAGATCCTGATGTTAGGTAAACTTGATCCAGAAGAAAGGGTTCTATCTGAAAAAAAGATAGAACCTATGCAATTGACAGCAGAGTTAATTGCTGAGATTAATTGTGCTATGGCACATACAAAGAAAGATGGCACATATAATTGGTTGCCTACTGATGAGTATGAAGTTCAAATAGCAGGTACGTTTGCTGCCGATAGATTTATTGTTATCAAAAACAAAACAAAGAATCCAGTAGTCTCTGCTGAACCTCATCCTTACTTTGACTATGAGAAAAAAGTCTTTACCAAAGATGGTAGAGAGGAGTATATGAAAGAGTTTAAAATAAATAAAGATAAAGATAAAAAAGAAGATGGCGACAAACGCTAGAGAAACTGCTAAACAAGAGAATGGTTCTAGAGTTTTTTTCGAGTCTGTAATCGAAAGAAACAAAGAACCATCCTTAAAAGAAATGGTAAAAGTCTATGAAGGATACGGTCCTGAATGGAGATCAACATATCTTAAACAAACTGCAGCATTAAAAAAGTTTTTAGGATCTAATAAAGGGTATGAATATTCCAGAGATAAAGGAATCATGCCTTACATTGAACACATTGCTAAGAAAGAGTGTGGTGTATCAGTAAAGGATCGTTGGAATCCTATGGATATTGTATTGGTTAAGAAGAGTGCAAAGAGAGTTGTAGAAGGAACTATAAAAGAAATTACTAACATTGATGGAATGAGTAAAGATGCAAAACTTACTCTACTCAATGCGTATATGCGTGAAGCATTGAACTCTAAAATTTTAATTGGTGTATCACTTAAAGCAATTGCAGCAAAGAAAAAAACTGCTAACGCAGATCTTGCAAATGCAGGTAGAACAACTGGTCAACCTACCATGGTTAACATGGTTCCTAAATCTTTGAAGTGTACGTTAACTTTAGGAAAGAAAAGGAATTACCTATTTGATACTGGTGAACTTGGTTTTGATATAGTTACAGCGAAAGGCGGTAAAATACATGGTCAATCAAGAAATTTTCAGTATTCTAAGGAAAGAAATTTAGTTCAAACAGATCTCACTCCCAAAGGTAAAGACGCAGGAGCAAAACTTGGTAAAGTTTCTAGTGTTGCATTAGATAAATTTCTAGGAGATTTAAGATTAACTCGTCCAACTTCTGCAGCAAAACATAATCATATTCCTAGAGTTGGTGGTTGGACAGATAGAGATAAAAAATATTGGATTGACTTGTATAAAAAATTAGTTACATCTCGTATGATTGATTTTGGTGAAGTTGCTGTGTATGAAAATAACCAAAAGGTCGCTGAAGGTATCGAAGCAGTTATAGACTATGCAATTTCATACGAAACTCGTCAGGCGGATAGAAGTTCTGCAGGTAGATTCTCATCTAAGTTAATTGCTATGGAGTGGGCACATATTTGGATGCAGATTGCTAAGATGAAGAAAATGCAACAGTGGTGCACAGCACTATACTATGGTGCAAAAAAAGAATTCGGTGATTCTAACGGTCCGTTCCTAAAGATATACTAGTCCAGTTTACAAAGTGTCCACTATCACTCGCATTTCACCCTCAGCGTGCTATAATATTAGTATACAGACAGAGGACACCTTGCCTAACAAACACCTTGAACACCTTGAGGATCTGATCTTTACTGGTCGTAAGGAAACGTTGGATGCAGTTTGGTTTGCACTTAACAAACCAGAACTAAGCGTCAAGTGGGACGGTGCTCCTGCTATCGTCTTTGGCACCAATCCTGCAAATGGCAAATTCTTCGTTGGAACAAAATCCGTTTTTAACAAACACAAGATCAAGATCTGTTATGATCAAACAGATATTGACGAACTTTACTCTGGCAACCTTGCGGACATTCTGCGCTTATGTCTTTGGAAGCTTCCTCGTATCAGTGGAATTGTCCAGGCTGACTGGATTGGAGTCGGAGGGGGTAGTGTTTATCGCCCTAATTGTTTGGAGTATCGTTTATCCTCTCCGATCCTTAGCGATATTATCCTTGCTCCACATACTTCTTATACCGAAGTTTCTCCAAATGCTGTTGGCAGCATTCGCCACGATCTACCTTCTACATTATCTAATTGTTACTTTATAGGTAAGAAAGAGGCAGATGCATCTGTTGCTAAGACTCCTTTCTTCAACTGGGTCAAGTTTCTCAGCAGGTTGCCTAGATGTAAAGTGCCTAGCGAGAAGGTACGTCCACATATTCAGAAGCATATCAACAGGTTTTTCCGTTGTGATTTACCAATTCCTTCAGCAGAATTTTTGTATACTACTTTACCTGATAAATATAAGTATGAAGTTAATGTTACCACATTCAAAGTGTGGCATATGTTGTTTCAATTGAAGCAGAGTTTATTGAAAAACATCGTTGTTGATGGAACTGTGAAATGCTACATAGATGGACAACCTTCAGAACATGAGGGTTTTGTAACTGTTTCAGATTCTCCCTACAAAATTGTAGATAGATTGACTTTTAGTAAAGCGAACTTCAACCTTAGTAAAAATTGGACGAATGAAAAAATTTAATGCTTTTCTAATAGAAGCACAGAGATCGTTTGCTGCTAAAGCAGCGGAAAAATTAAATCTTAAACATGTAGGTTACGGTAAATACGCAGACCCATCTGGGAATGTGACTCACATGTCTAAGGATGGTAAGCTTGTAAAAATTACAGCAAAAGATGCAGCGAGGACACAACAGAATGGAGGAGAAGAAACGGAAGGTGGCGAAGGTCAGGTCGATCAAGGCGCAATATCTATTACATTTGGAAGATTTAATCCACCGACTATTGGGCACGAGAAACTTCTTAAGAAAGTAGCACAAGAAGCAAAGTCTGGTGGAGGAGAGTATAGAATATATCCTTCAAGAACTGAAGATCCTAAGAAGAATCCTCTTGATTCTGGAACTAAGATCAGGTTTATGAGACAAGCATATCCAGACCATGCAAATGCGATCATTGATAATGAGGACATGAGAACTATCTTTGATGTTCTTACTGCTCTTGACAATGATGGGTATAGTTCAGTTAATATTGTAGTGGGTGGTGATAGAGTAAGTGAATTTAATTCATTAGCAACGAAGTATAACGGTGACTTATATACATTTGATGAGATTAAAGTAACATCAGCAGGAGGTAGAGACCCTGACTCTGAAGGTGTAGAGGGTATGTCAGCATCTAAGATGAGAAAGGCAGCGATGGAAGGTGATCAAGATTCTTTCAATAAAGGTATACCTAAAGCGATGTCTAAGAAAGATAAAGAAGCGATGTATCTAACACTCAGACAATCAATGAATGTGCAGGAATCATTTGATGACTTCGCTGAAGCATCATATCATCTTTATGAGATCGCTCCTAAGTTAGATCCTCAAGGTTTAAGGGAAGCATACTATGATACTGGAATGTTTGAAGTAGGTACGTTTGTTGAAAATATCAACACAGGTATTGCAGGTAAGGTTGTTAGTCGTGGTAGTAACTACATCATTTACATTGATGAGCATGATAATATCTTCCGCTCATGGTTGAAAGACCTTGTTGAGACTAAGAATTCTGTTTATGGATTCGAGTTTACACCTGCAGGTGAGATAGGAACCAACGAATTAGCTGCATATTATCGTAGAATGACGCCTGGCGAGTTCCTAAAGAAGATAAATAAAAAAGTAAAGGTTACTAAGTAAGATGGATTTAAAGAACTTACCTGACATGAGTGCTGCATACCAAGAGGTGCAGGAAAAAGCAAAGAAACTAGATCCCGTTGGAAAAGAAGACGGTGATGTAGATAATGACGGTGATAAAGATTCATCTGATAAGTATCTTATGAAGCGTCGTAAGGCAATTGCCAAAGCAATGAAGAACGAACATCATCAAAAAGATGAGAATGGTAAAGTCATCGAGCATGATGTTGAAGAGGAAGAAGTAAAAGAAGCATACACAGTAACGAATGCTGATAAGAAGGGTAATACACCTGCGTATCAAAACTTCAAGAAAGGTATGAAGGGTAAAGATGGTAAACCTTTATACAAAGCAGCAGATCACATGAAAGAGAATCAAGAGATTCATCCTGATGACAACGTTTTATCACCAGAAGAACTAGAGAAAGTAGCAGAACTCTCTAGACAGTGGGATGCTAAGATGGAAGAAGGTTATGGTATGATGAAAGGATATTCTAAAGGTGGAGAGGTAAAGGCACCAAGAATGCAGAAAGGTGCTATGGCATATGATGGTCCTAACAAGGCAGCAAGTGAAGCAAAGGATAGAATCCTTGCTAAAACTAAGGCAAAACGCGAAGCAATGAAAAAGTAATGTTATCTTTCAAACACCTATCTGAAAAGAAAACTAAAATTAAACTAAATCCTAAGAAGGAGGATGTCATGGAGGGAGATAAAACTCTCAACCATGGCGAAGATTGCGGGTGCATGAAATGCGACAAAAAACGTCGCAAGGATGAACTTGGCGATGAAAAATCAGTATCTACCGAACAAAAAATTTATGACAGTAACGAAGAAGTCTCAGAAGAAAGCACAGAAAGCAATGCTCAAAGCGATAACTCTGAAACGAACTTGTTAACCTTCAATCAATTTCATGAAGGATCATCTTATGGATTATATAAAGGATCAGGTAAACCATCAGGTCCTATGGCTGCCTTTGCCAAACCAACTAAACCTAACCCTAAAGCAAAAAAACAGAGAGTGAAGAATGTAGGTGTAGGTGAAGAGACTAAGTATGAAGTCATGAGTAAAGAAAAGTATAAGAATACTCATAAAGACTTCAAGGGTGGCACTAAGAAAGAACCTAGGGTATCAGTTTACGATCCCGAAAAGAAAGCAACAGTATCAAGATTGGTTAAATTCTCTGAAGCAAAGTATGAGAGAGGTGCGTCAAACTATGGTAAGATGTCTATCAGAAATAAAAGAGCAGTAGGTTACGGTGGTAACGCTGCACCTCCAGAGGAGAGAAGGAAGGCACATGATGAGAGAATGAAGAAGCATAAAGCATCTCAAATGAAAGAAGAAAAGCATAGAGATGCTGCACTTGATGCTGTAAAGAAATCAATCATTGCCCAGTATGGTAAAGGTGCTATCATGAGAAAGGGTAGCAATCAACAGAAGAAAGTCAGAGGTGCTAAGTCTACTGCAGGAACTGGTAAGTATAAGAAGATGGCAGATCAGAAAAAGCAAACTGCTGCAGACGCTAAGAAGCGTGGGTTTAAGTCTGTTCAGAACTACACTGATACTATGGCACGTTATGGTGGTAAAGATAATTACGACAAGGGTAGAGGATTAGGGTCATGAGCACACCTCTTGACCTATCTCATTGTCCCGATGGTCAGTATTATTGCTTTGATGATAGAAAATGCAAACCAATACCCAAAGGTATGTCAGTAGGAAAGAATGGTATGTTGGTCAAAGAAACGACAGAGTTAAAGAACGAAATAATTGCGAAGGCACAGAAAAAACATACTATGGCAAAGTCAAAAAAATTCAAGGATGTCATGGCAAAAGGAAAAGAAGCAAAAGATAAGTTATATAAGACTACTAGAGAAAAAGGCGTACGTTTCTATGACAAGAAAGGTTCTGGTTACATGAAGGACGGTAAGAAAAAATACGATTGATAGCCTATATACTGTGTAATTACATATTAAGATCATGATTGGTAATTTTTTAATGCCACTGGCATACAAGGTAATCGATTCTGCTGTCAAAAAAATCCCTGATGATGCAGAACTCGGAGAGAAACTAATCGATATTTGTTTATTGATTATTGGCAAGGCAGTGAAACTCACTAAGACGACCGCTGACGACGCTCTATTTGAAAAAGTAAAGGAAGCACTTGCTGCTAAATAAGTAGCGTTTGCGACCCTTTTAGAGGGGTCTCAGAGACCCCTTTTTTTATAAATAACTACAGGAAAAAACAGAATTTTAGGAGCATAACCATGGCACTTTACGGTGTAACTGATGCAGACGAATCTAAGCCAAAGTGGGCTGTGAGAGGGAGCGGTGTAGACCCCCAAAATATTTTTGCAACCGCTGATGGTTGGGTTCTTCGTCATTACAAGAATGCCGCGAAGACAAAGTTTTGGGATGAAATTTTAGTCTCAGTTGATGGTCTTGTAGGTGCAGGTTCTCGTGGAACCAATACCTTGGGTGGTGCAGATATTACTGCAGTATTCTTTGAAGAGACAGGTTATGCAGGTGGAGCAACAGGTTCTGTTGTTGTCATCTATAACGAACAGGTTGACGTCACAAACGGTGCAACTTTAGTCGTTAGAAATACTACTGACAGTGCCAACATCACTGCAACTGCTGCAGCACAAACAGGTGTAAACCGTGTTGAGTTTACATTCACTGCTGCTGCAACTGGTAAAGCACATGCTATCCAAGCACAAACAATCTCTGGAACAATCGTTGACTCCACTGGTGGTGCAGCATCCGATAAGGTATTTGTTTCTGGTGATGTAGTTGGTGCAGGTGGAAGTGGTTCTACCGCAACATTTACTGCAAGTTAACTAACATATGAAATTTGACGAACTAAATGAGGATACATTCCTCATGTTCGCCATTAAGCATTATGAAAATCCTCACTGTGTGACTAGAGAGGATTTTGATGAAGATTTAAAACGCTTCAAGTATCTTAAAAGACTCTTGAAGCGTTATGTGAGAAGAGGTCCGTTAAGGATTCATCTCGTCATCAATCATATAATCATCTTATATAATGTTTTTGGTGAAGCAGCAACTCCTCTTCTCTTCTTTAAATTAGAAAGAGAATATTGGAGTTTAATAAAGACTCTACTGATCTATTTGAATAAATATCCAGTAGGGATGCTTCCAGACTTGGAAACAGACCCCGATTTAGAAGAAGAACTTAAACAGGTATAGGCTATGATGACAGCAGGAACAGGCGGATTTAGTGGTAGCGCAGCTGCCAAAGGTCCTGTTGCGGGTTTTGATCCTGTCATGAAGATGAGAGGTAAACTTAAAAAAATTAAGGCACAAAAATCTAGTTGCTGTGAAGAAACAGATAGAGTAAACCCTCAAGGTCCTTCTAGATTATTCCAATACAAAATTAACGTACCTGAGGTTGGTGAAACAATCGTGTTTGCTAATAGTCCTGCTGAACTCAGGATGAAATTAAGGATGGCAATCATGCCTAAGTATAGGTCTGGTATTAATATTGAAAGAATCATGCCTGGTGGTGCTGCTAAATTCTTCATGGACAAGAGAATGAAGCACATGAAGAATGTGAAGGAAGAGTCTGAACTAAAGAAAGCAAATATAAACTATAAGACTACTAAGAGCGGTGGTAAGACAACTCATCATGTCAATAAGAATGACGAGGCAGATGCACAAGCAGCGATGAAAAATGATCCAAAATACATTCTTGGTAAGACTAGAGTAAAACCTGTTAAAGAATCTGCAGGTGATCAGCAGATGAAGAATCAAATGAATCAGCAAAAGATTCAGAACATGAAGAAGAAAGTCATGTTAAAAAAGCAAGAATTACAAAAACAATTACAACTAAAAACACAACAACTTAAAAAACAAGCAAGGACTGGAGTAGAACAAGACGCAACAAGGTAATGTCTGACCTTAACACCGCTATAATAGAGAGACTCGAAAAAGTAGTTGATTCATTGCAGGAGAATTCTGTAAAAATGGGTCAACTTCTTGCTGTGCATAATGAGAAGTTAGATAAACAAGACAAGATCGATCAAGTTTTGTTTGAAAAGGTTGATAGATTGCATGCAGATATTAATAGAGAGACAGAACAGATAAAGAAAGGTTGTGAAAGAGACATCCGTAAGATAGATGATCGTCTAAGGTTGATGGAAAAGAAAATGTGGACTATATTTGGAGCAGTTTCAATCGTAACGTTCCTTGTTTCAGCACCAGGACAGGCAGTTTTGAAGCAGTTGACAAACAATCAAAATACTAGTATGATAACGACAGAGATTATTAGGTCTACTTGATTGACAATTTTTATGCAAACCTACTCTCTGCTCGTCTTGACAGATTTAAGCAGGTCAAGAACGGGACGTACAACTTTAGGTGTCCCTATTGCGGTGACTCCCAAAAACGTAAGAATAAAGCACGAGGTTACTTCTTCACTAAGAAGAGTGGTCTCGTTTTTAAGTGCCATAACTGCGGTGTAGGCAGATCGTTTGGTAACTTTCTAAAGGAACAAGCGAATGACCTTCATGATGAATACATCATGGAGAGATACAAAGCAGGTCTTACTGGTAAAGGTACGAATGTAGCAGATCCTGAGTTTAATTATCAAAAACCAATATTCAAAAAGAAGGGAGAACTACAAAGTATTTCAGAGCTAAATACTTCGCACTCAGCATTAGCATACTTAACCAAACGTGGTATACCGAGGAAACATTTCTCGAATTTATACTATGTCGATGAGTTTTGCACATGGGTTAACACACAGAAACCGACCTTCCGAAATGTCACAAAAGATCACCCAAGGATTATTATTCCTTTTGTTGATGAAAATGGAGAATGGTTTGGATTTCAAGGGAGGTCTCTGAATCCCAACGATAAACTTAGGTATATAACTATCATGTTGGATGAAGATCGAATCAAGGTTTATGGTCTTGATCGTGTCAACTTCAACAAGACCGTGTATATTACTGAAGGTCCTTTCGATAGTCTTTTTATCGACAATGCAATTGCTATGGCAGGTGCTGATGTTGATTGGAAACTAATAGATGGAAAAGAGGCAGTCTTTGTTTACGATAATGAAAAACGTAGTAAGGAAATTGTTAACCGTATTGAAAAAGCAATTGATAAAGGATATGAAGTAGTAATCTGGCCTAGTAGTCTGCAAGAGAAAGATCTAAATGACATGTTCTCTTCTGGACACGACGTGCAATCTATGGTAGAATTTAATACTTACCAAGGATTAGAAGCAAAAATTAAATTAACCGAATGGAAAAAGGTATGATTAGTCCAAGGACACCCAAACCAATCAACGTCACAAAAAGAGAAGGAGAGAAGACACCCTTAGACCTTAATAAGGTTCATAAGATGGTAGAACTTGCCTGTGAAGGTCTTGCAGGGGTCTCTGAATCTGCTGTAGAGATTAACAGTGGTCTTCAATTTTTTGACGGAATTAAGACAGCAGACATTCAAGAAATTCTTATTCGTTCAGCGAATGATCTGATCTCTCTTGATCATCCTAACTATCAGTATGTTGCTGCAAGATTGCTGCTGTTCGGTCTTAGAAAGGCAGTATATAACGGTCACCCTGATGGTCATCCTCCTTTACTTGAGCATGTCAAGAAGTGTATAGACAAAGGTGTGTATGATAGCAGTATTGTTTCCAAATATACTGAAGAAGAATGGGAAAAACTGAATAGTTATATTGATCACGACAGAGATTATTTGTTTACATATGCAGGTATTCGTCAGGTAGTCGATAAATATCTCGTACAAGATCGTTCATCAGGAGAAGTATACGAAACTCCACAGTTCATGTATATGATGGTGGCGATTACGCTCTTCCAAGACGATGATAAATTTTATCGCTTGGAGTATGTAAGAAAATACTATGACGCAATCTCAAAACACAGACTCAACATTCCAACGCCGATTATGGGAGGAGTGCGTACGCCACTCAGACAATTTGCAAGCTGTGTTCTTGTTGATGTTGATGACACCCTCGATAGCATTTTTAGCAGTGACATGGCTATTGGCAAGTATGTTGCACAAAGGGCGGGTATCGGTATCAACGCGGGTAGAATCCGTGGCATCAACAGCAAAATCCGTAGCGGAGAAGTACAACACACAGGTGTTGTACCTTTCCTCAAAAAGTTTGAAAGTACTGTCAGATGCTGCACTCAGAATGGCATTAGAGGTGGATCAGCGACTGTCCACTTCCCAATCTGGCACCAAGAAATAGAAGATATTATTGTTCTAAAGAATAATAAAGGAACAGAAGACAACAGAGTAAGGAAACTAGACTATAGTATTCAGATTAGTCAGTTGTTTTATCAAAGATTCATTGATGATCGCAGCATCTCTTTGTTTAGTCCACATGATGTGCCAGGTTTATACGAAGCATTTGGAACTCCTGAGTTTGATGATCTATATGTAGAGTATGAAAATGATCGTGCTATTCCTAGAAAGACTATGAAGGCACAGAAACTCATCCTTGATCTATTGAAGGAGAGAGCAGAAACAGGTCGTCTTTATATCATGAACATTGATCACTGTAATAGTCACAGTTCATTCAAAGATAAAGTAAACATGAGTAACCTCTGTCAGGAGATTACTCTTCCAACAGATCCTATTCAACACATAGATGGATCAGGTGAGATTGCTTTGTGTATCCTATCTGCTATCAACGTAGGTAAGTTAAAGAACCTTGAAGAACTTGATGAACTATGTGAACTTGCTGTTCGTGGTCTTGATGCATTGATTGATTATCAACAGTATCCTGTCAATGCTGCAAAGCAAAGCACATTGAATCGTAGATCACTTGGTATTGGTTACATTGGACTAGCACATTATCTTGCTAAGAATGGTGCTAAGTATGATTCTCAGAAAGCATTTGATTTAGTTCATAAACTTACTGAAAGATTCCAGTATGCTCTTCTAACAGCATCGAATCGTATGGCAATGGAGAAAGGTCCTTGCGGTTATTTCGGTAAGACAAAGTATGCTGATGGAATTCTTCCTATCGATACATATAAGAGTGAAGTAGATGAGATTGTTCCGAATGACCTATCATGTGATTGGGAGTATCTCAGGGGCAGGATCAAGGAGTATGGACTCAGGCACAGCACTTTGTCCGCACAGATGCCTTCGGAGAGCAGTTCCGTTGTGTCAAATGCCACAAACGGAATCGAACCTCCTAGAGACTACCTGTCCGTTAAGAAATCAAAGAAAGGACCTCTTAAGCAGATTGTTCCGTCTTATAACTCTCTAAAAGCAAACTATACCCTGCTATGGGATATGCATAACAATGATGGTTACATCAAAGTAACTGCAGTTATGCAGAAATTCTTCGATCAGGCAATCAGTGGTAACTGGAGTTACAATCCAGAGAATTATCCTGACAATGAAGTGCCTGTATCTGTGATGGCAAAAGATCTTTTGACCACATACAAATATGGTTGGAAGACTTCATATTATCAAAACACTTATGATGCTAAAAAAGATGGTGACGACGAACCAAACGTCGATAAATTAATCAACGACATACTCACCTCGGAGGAAGAAGACTGTGACAGTTGCAAGGTCTGATGCAGAAGTAAAAGGAATGACAGTATTTAACAAGAACAAAGTAAACACAAAGAAACAACCAATGTTTTTTGGACAACCATTAGGAGTCCAAAGATATGATGAATATAAGTATCCAGTATTTGATAGACTTACACAATCACAACTAGGATATTTCTGGAGACCCGAAGAGGTGTCTCTACAGAAAGATAGATCAGACTATCAAACTCTTACACCAGAACAGAAGCACATCTTTACTTCTAACTTGAAGTATCAGATCATGCTTGACTCAGTTCAAGGTAGAGGACCAGGTATGGCATTCATTCCCTACTGCTCTCTTCCTGAGTTGGAAGCATGCATGACGGTATGGGAGTTTATGGAAATGATCCATAGTCGTTCCTATACATACATCATCAAGAATGTATATCCAGATCCTTCAGAGGTATTTGATACTATCTTAGATGATGAGAATGTAATGTCTCGTGCATCATCTGTGACTAAATCGTACGATGAATTTATTAATTCAGCACACGAGTTTGATAATTGTCAAACATGGGATCTTGCAAGACAAGGACATTTAACTGGAACCTATGAAAGAAAAGAACTCAAAAGAAAACTCTATAGGGCAATTGCAAACGTTAACATTCTTGAAGGAATTCGTTTCTATGTCTCCTTTGCGTGTTCGTTTGCTTTTGGCGAAAATAAACTTATGGAAGGCTCAGCTAAGATTCTCTCTCTTATCGCTAGAGATGAAAGTCAACACTTGGTTATCACACAAAATATCCTCAAGAACTGGGCAAAAGGTGACGACTCCGAAATGGCAGAAATCGCAAAAGAAGAAAAACCATTCGTCGTAGATATGTTCAAGAGAACTGTTGAAGAGGAGAAGACTTGGGCAAACTATTTGTTTAGAGAAGGTAGTATGATTGGATTGAATGATCGCTTACTACATAATTATGTTGAGTGGATTGCCAATCGTAGAATGAAAGCAATCGGATTAGATCCTGTGTTTGATCAAGTTGCTAGAAACAATCCTTTGCCATGGACTCAACACTGGTTAAATAGTAAGGGTCAACAGAACGCACCACAAGAAACGGAGATTGAAAGTTATGTCGTCGGAGGAATCAAACAAGACGTCAAAGGAGACTCCTTTGCAGGATTCTCTCTCTAGCACAGAGTGGTTAGATAAAACTTATAATGATCTAGTGGAGTCAGGAAATGACTACGGTCCAGACATTACTGACATGATCTGGACTGCTGCTAGGAAAGAAGCAACTAAGAGGTTGCACGAAGACTTAAGAAAAGATAAAGATAAGGATAAAATGTGTTAAAGTGTATCATAGTGAACTACCAATGTCAGGAATCTATGATATAAATATAATGTACAGGTAACAGTTGTTACCAAACGTTCATCCAATGCACGGACTCGCACTACTGGTATTGATGTTTGCGGAACACGATGCTTCCCACTGGGAACTATCATGTAACGAATGGAATCAATCAAGGATTGAGATACTCAGCGATGAGAATCTTAGTTCAGATGCTCATGAGTATCTTATAGATTACTTCTATACCAAAGTATCAGAACCAAATTGCGAAGCTTGGCAACTTGGACGCAAGTAATTCGCGGAACGGAGCGTTCATCCCATGATCCCTATTTTAATTGCTACTGCAGTGACATGTGCTGATATTCAACCATTAATCGAGCGTGCTCGAATTTATGAGGGAATTGATGAACAATCAAGGCAAGAAATCATTGAAATTTATCAAGTAGATTTTGCCAATGCTGTAGGACTTGAGTGTGATTGGGACGCAAACGAATAAAGGAACGGACCTTAAACAAGTCACTAACTTTAGGAGTAAAATCATGACTACAATTACTTACAGAGGCGTCAAGTATGACGCTGAAGCATACAAAGCAAAGGTTCTTGCAGAGCAAGCAAGTAACAACCGTCACGATCTAATGTATCGTGGATTGAAGGTCGAGCGTAAATTCGCATCCCAGTCTTAATCATGACAGAACTACAAACCATCGGGATCGTATCCCTAGGGTCTGTTGTTTTCATGATTATGATCTATCTGGAACTGCGTCTTTTGCCTCTCAAGAGACCAACAGTTGCTAAAGATTAATTTTGAGTGGGATTATGGTCTTCCCGAATATGATTCCACTAAACACGATCCAGTCAAGACCTTCGCTTTTTTAACTTATCGTGGAGTGCACTATGCTAAGTGGGTTTACCTCAAGGTAGACTTCGGTGGTGCACAACCGTGGAACATAACATCTTAATTATGTTAAGATAAACACTTAAACCCTAGTCCTTTACGACTGGGGTTTTTTATGTTAGAATAAATATTATGAATTATGCGAAGGAGCACCATGAAAATTTTTCTGGATTGTTCTGATGCCGAAACGATCTCTAATGCTTTTGAGACAGGTTTAATTGACGGTGTAACTACCAACCCATCTCTTATGTTAAAAGCAGGACAAGATCCTATGGAAGTCATAACGGAAATTTCAAATATATTTCCTTTCCATGCTTCAATCTCTGCCGAAGTGGTAGGTGATACTGCCACTGAAATGTTAGATATGGCAGAGAAGTATATCGACATTGGACCAAACATCACAATTAAAGTTCCATGCACACCAGAAGGTCTTAAGGCATGCAGAGACCTCACTAACGATGAAGTTAGTGTAAATGTCACATTAGTATTCTCAACAGCACAAGCAATTCTAGCATCTAAAGCAGGTGCAACGTACGTTTCTCCTTTTGTAGGAAGAGTATACGATAACTCTTTCGATGGAATCCAATTGATTGAGGAGATTGCAGACGTATTTGCAACTCATGGACGAGACACAAAGGTTCTCGCTGCTTCAGTTAGGGAAGTTCAACAAGTATCATCTGCCTTTAGAGTAGGAGCAGATATATGCACTCTCCCTGTTCCTGTTTTCAATAAGATGTATAAACACATTCTTACAGATAAAGGATTAGAACTGTTTGATAAAGACTGGCAGGAATTGCAAGGATGTCTGAAGAAATAAATCGTAGATATCCTCCCTCTGGGAGAGGTCAAATGAGAAAGATTGATATCGAACCCAGAATCTTCAGACTCAAACACGAACTCTATAATGAACATGGCGGTGCAAGTGATGACTGGAAAGCAGGTGCACACTATTCACTCGATAGAGTTCTACAAATCCTACAAGAATATTACTCATGAAGAAAAGAAATTTAAAAACATTGATACATGACCTTGAGGTTGCAGTAGCAGAGTTAAAATCTGAGGTCTATTCAGACACTGGAGCATATCGTATAAGTAGTGATACTGACAAGCACACTACTTATCGTGACATCAACGACGAAGACGGACTCTGCGATTGATTATGAAAATCCCTGGCTATGTGAAGGTTCAACTTTCACTTCTAACGATATTGGCGATTTCTTCGGTTTCGTCTACCGTATTACAAATAAGGTTAATGGGAGAATCTACATCGGAAGAAAGTATTTTTATGCCTTTAGAACACCAAAAGGAAAGAAAAGAAAACAAAAACAAGAATCCGATTGGAAGAAGTATTATGGATCTTGTCCAGAATTAAAAGAAGATATAAAATTGTATGGAAAGGAACAGTTTAAACGAGAGATTATAAGCCTACATAACTCGAAGGGTCAATGCAATTATGAGGAGACCCGACAACTATTTTTCAATAATGTACTTACGGAGGCAACAAAAGATGGAACCCCTGCATTTTACAACTCGAACATACTTGGTAGGTACATGCGTAAAGATTATTTCAATGCTTGACAACTGCTGATAACTCTTCTATAATCTCAAGGTAGTCAAGGGAGTTCTCTTATGGACGAAGAATTCAACATTTCAGATGCGATGATCGACATCATGATCGATCAGTTGCATAAATGTGCTGAGCTCGAAGAGGAGGAACTTGAAAACCACTGGGACAGTAGCTCAGCGGAAAGAGCAACTGCCTTCTAAGCAGTCGGTCGTAGGTTCAATTCCTACCTGTCTCGTTGCCTTCGGGCAAATCGGTCTATACAGGTTAAAAAAATGACTACAGCACAACGTTTCTCGTCTTGTCTCGATATCCTTACCGATGCAGTAGACAGACAGATTATACTTGACACCGAACATCCTATCATATATAATGAACTAGTAAAACACTATGAGGATAAAGGTGTTCAACTCTACGGTGATGTAGATGAGGATTACGAAATCCTTTTATCCAAACTTGAAATCGATCTTTATTATGAAACTTGAAACCATTTTAGAACGGTATCCATACCGTTATGTGTCAGTTGGAACTCTTCCAAACGGTCATCCAGACTATCGTATCCAGAAGTTTCACGAATGGACACAACGCTACAGAGACATGTATCTTCTTGACAATTCAGTTCAACTGGATTATGTTATTGAAGACTTTGAATACACAAAATGGTTAGACCCTGATCCTGAGGTCACTGCGTACGGCAGAAAACGGGATGTTGTTTCCGCATCTAATTAATGAGTTCCGAATTGTTATTGAGGATCTACAGAGCAGTGACTAAAAAACCTGTCTCTCCTCCACGAAAACATTATAATATCCTAACATACGGATAAATCCCGTCTTTGCCAATAGACGTTAAACTAGATGGTTTTAGGCGCGAAAGCAACTCATAGTCCTAGTCCTAATCAGCACCCTTCGGGGTGCTTTTAATTTTCTTATATGTTGAATCAGAAATCTTAATATTTCAAACGCTTGACAAATGTTAAAACATTATATATAATTGTAACAGTTCTTAATAAAACTACACAAAATGACAACAACAACTGAATCAGGCGGAAGACAAAATATGTTTCCAACTGAAACTCGTCCTTACATTGATGAGAACTATCAAGGATACGGAAAGAACGCTGAACTACTCAATGGTCGCTTGGCGATGCTTGGTTTAGTTGCGGGTTTCGTCTCTTACGTTACCACAGGTAACTTCTTCTTCGGTGGTCTTCTTGGTTTCTAACCATGGAACTTATCGAATCAATTATATACACACAATCAACACACAACAGGAACACTATCATGACTCCAGAAGCAGAAAGATTTAATGGATGGGCAGCAATGCTCGGTTTCGTAGCAGCAGTTGGTGCTTACGTTACAACTGGTCAAATCATTCCAGGTATTTTCTAATGTATCCATCAAATACAAAAGAAGTAGAAGCACAGAAAGTAGTTGCTGAGAAACTTAACGGTAGATTAGCAATGCTTGGTATCATCGCAGGAATCGGTGCTTACTTAACAACAGGTCAACTCATTCCAGGTTTCGTATAATGAAACATTGGATTTTCGCAGAGAAATTAAACGGTAGACTAGCGATGATTGGTCTACTCGCAGCAGTAGTGAACTATGGTTTCACAGGTTGGATCGCACCAGGTATTTTCTAATGAACTATCACGACGTCATGGAAACGTATAAGAGACCTATGTCTGTACGTTACATTCCATTCTTATACTTTATTATCGCCACAGGTTTAACAGCAACTGTTGGATTACCTGTATACGCTCACGGATTAATTTAATGTATATTGATCAACAAACGTGGATTCATACAATGTTGTTTCCGTTTATGCCTGTCATAACGCTCTTCATTGTTAGTTTTGTCATGCTTGGTGATCTTCCTTGGGACGATGATGACGATGATGATGATGGTGGCGGGGGAGTAATGACTCCAGTTTATAACTATGCACCTCAAGGAGCATAAATAAATTATATTATTAGCATCAGGAGTTGACGATGCCAAATCCTAAAGCACTCTATGAAGATATGGAGACCCTTAACATGCTCTATGAAGAGTTACTATGGGATCCTGATGCAGAGTTAGAGTTTAAAGCAGATTACAGTAACAACAGAATAGTTATACAACCTAAAGAGGAAGCTTGACTTCCTCTTTTTTTATAAATAATCTTATGATAACGTGTAATTAATCATGGCAGCAGATCCAAACAACACTTCCGTATGGGTAGCAACCCGAAGGACTGACGATAAAGTAATTGAATACTTAGTTTCACATACTGCATGGAACCCCGACAAAAGATTCGCAAAAATTTTTGACACTCAAGCAGGTGCCAGAAAGTTTCTTAAAGAAGGGGGTATGAAAGGTACCGTACGAAAACATTCATGACAATTCCCGCATCAGACAAATTACCTTATGATGGATGGTTTGATGACAACCCTTTAAAAGGAACAAAATACATAGACAAACCTGTCTACGAATCATGTGATATTTCTATACACCAACAGATGTATGACTTCTGCACAAGGCATCTAAGTAGAATAGGTGGATCAGAAAATAAGTATTAATACTCATCTTTTTCACTTGACTTATTCGTAAAGATATATTACTATAAATAAATCAACTGGGTGAGGAAATCCTCACCTTTTCTATGTGCACCCGTTTAACCGAGACCTATGGGTGGGTAAATTACGTCTCTCATATCCATCAGTGAAGGGATTGATGGAAATATAGTATCGCTCTACCCTTTGAGCCCTACTTAACAACGTCCTAATGACAACTCTTTCAAGACAAGGCAGACAAGGCGGACTCCTACAAGGATGGCCTGAGTTCTGCGAATGGGTAACAAGCACTAACAACAGACTTTATGTTGGTTGGTTCGGTGTCTTAATGATCCCATGTTTATTAACAGCAGCAGCATGTTTCATTGTTGCATTTATTGCTGCACCACCTGTCGATATCGACGGAATCAGAGAACCTGTAGCAGGTGCTCTAATGTATGGAAACAACATCATCTCAGGTGCAGTTGTTCCATCTTCAAACGCAATCGGTCTACACTTCTACCCAATTTGGGAAGCAGCTACAATCGATGAGTGGTTATATAATGGTGGTCCTTACCAGTTGGTAATCTTCCACTTCCTAATCGGAATCTCTGCCTACATGGGTAGACAGTGGGAATTATCATACAGACTAGGTATGAGACCTTGGATCTGTGTTGCTTATTCAGCACCAGTATCTGCAGCATTTGCAGTATTCCTTGTATACCCATTTGGTCAGGGTTCTTTCTCTGATGGTATGCCTCTAGGAATTTCTGGAACATTCAACTTCATGTTCGTATTCCAAGCAGAGCACAACATTCTTATGCATCCCTTCCATATGGCAGGAGTAGCAGGTATGTTCGGTGGATCTCTATTCTCCGCAATGCATGGTTCACTTGTAACATCTTCTCTAATCAGAGAGACTACTGAGGAAGAATCTCAGAACTATGGTTACAAGTTCGGTCAAGAAGAAGAAACCTATAATATTGTTGCAGCACATGGATACTTCGGTAGATTAATCTTCCAGTATGCAAGTTTCAACAACTCAAGAAGTCTTCACTTCTTCCTAGCAGTGTTCCCAGTTGTATGTGTATGGTTAACCTCTATGGGTATCTGTACAATGGCATTCAACTTGAACGGATTTAACTTTAACCAATCAGTTGTAGATGTTAACGGTAAGATCATTCCTACATGGGGTGACGTACTTAACAGAGCAAACCTAGGTATGGAAGTAATGCATGAGCGTAACGCTCACAACTTCCCACTAGACTTAGCATCTGCTGAGACTACAGAGGTTGCTTTAACTGCACCAACAATCGGTTAAATTAATGCTGAGGAGCACAAGCACAAATGACTCAATTTCTCGTAAAATACGGAGGATACTTTTCAATATTTGAATTCATATTCTTTATTGCAATAGGTATCACGTTAGGACCTGTCCTAACCTAATCTAAATAGAGGGGTAAGACCCCTCTTTTTTTATGGCATTTTATTATCCAGAAGGTAGTTTTGGTCCTGTATGTGATCTACCTCCCACTGATGCTGAGATAGCACAGAGGGCACGATTTGCTGTGTCTGATACTGAGCGTTTAGGAGAAGACTCTGAACGTGTTGTTACTCTTGATTTGACAGGTTTATATGATAGTATGCAAGAAGTTATTGGAGAAGTGCCCTCCTTCTTAAAGCGTCAAAGATGTAAACAAAGAACGTTACCTGATGGCACTATAGAAAATTACGATTGTGTATGGGAATATCAAGGTGACCTTGGAGAGAATTATGATAGTGGTTGGAATTCTGCAGAGGCAAATAATGAAGTTAGTTTAGGTAATTCTTTTCCTCAACCAACATTATCTCCAACAAGTTGTTCACAATATCAACCAGACATTAATATTAGACCTCTAACTTTCTTCAATGCTAACGGAACTTTAGTTACAAAAACTGCTACTGAAGGATCTTCACCAGTAACATTTCCAGTTGAATCTGAGTATCTATGGTCTTCTGAAGCAAATGAATATGGTGTATGGACTAACGCAGGAGAGTGTACGTTACCACTCGCACCTCAATCAGTAACATATAAAATTAATATCACAGAAGCAGGAACTTATGGATTTACTTTTGCTGCTGACGATACTGGATCTGTAACTATTGGATCAGAGACTAGTGCGTTCATCACAAATAGTGGTGGTATGACAACCACTGGAACTCCCACTACTGCTACAAGATCATTGTCAGTAGGTGTTTTATTAGTGACAGTTATATGCACGAATGAAGTCGCTAATCCCCCAACGATAACTGATGATGAATATCTTTGGAGAAATAATCCTGGTGGATGGTATCTCAAGATATGTAAGGGTGGAGCATGTGGAAGTGCAACCAGTATTTCTTGGGTAACCTCAGGTCCTCATCCTCTATGGTCATCATTCATGAATACTTACGCAGTATTCCCAAGTGATAATGATCCTTTACTAGATGCTGCTCAAACAGCAACTTATAATATAAATATTCCTACAGCAGGTAATTATGATTTTGAATGTCAGGCAGATAACACTGCTACATTCACACTTGATGGAACACAGATTGCGACGTCCAGTTCATATACAACAAGTAGCACTGCTACACTTTCTAACTTGAGTGCAGGAATGCATACTTTAGTTGTCTCAGTTACTAACACTACTACATCTGGTAACGTAGCTAATACTTGGACAGATAATCCTGGTGGTGCAGCATGGACAATTTCTCAATCTGGTGCTATAATAGCTTCATCATTAAATCTTTCTACATCTGGTGACGGAAATCTTTTCTGGCACACTAGAAAGGCAACAGGATACACATACTCAATCACATAATGGAACTCCCCAAAATCCCAAACGATCAACTACCTAAAGAGATAAAAGAAATTGTAGGTGATGCTGATGCACACTTTGATTTGGTTGTAGATCCTACGGAAATCATTGACGTACCCTTAGACACAGATGAATACTTTGAAGGAAAATATCAAGTGCAAAAAATGTTAATTGAAAACCGTAAACGAACACACGAATACCATGAATCCAAAAGAAACAATCAAAGCAGCAAAAAGAATCATCAAGGAACGCAAGATTAATAAAAAATTGTGGACTAAAGAAGATGCTCTCTTTGCCAAATTAATCAAAAGAAGGGCAAAGAAAAAATTGGCAGAAGAAAACACTTGACAGATCCCAAAGAAAGTGTTAGTATAAATACTCGAAGCGAAGGACGCTTCGCGAACAAAGATTTCCGAATGGCTCAATTACTCCCGCTAGGTCTCTACAGTTCAAAACCTAACGAGAACACGTCGAGTTCTCTAACATCTGCAGGTATAACTCTGCAAGAAAATAAGAAAAACAAATGATTAAATCAACAATCGCTGCAGTCGCTGCAGCCCCTCTTCTAGTATCTGGTGCAGCTTTTGCTGGTCCATATGTTAACTTAGAAGCAACTGGATCATATCCTGATGGAACATACACATCTGGTGGATTAGAAGCAGTTGTAGGATACGAAGGAGAAACACCTGGTGGTATCGGTTGGTACGTATCTGGTGGTCCTACTGTAACTCATACAGAATCAACTGATGAGTTCGGAGACGTTGAATTAGTAGGATACCTTGGTGGATCTTACGATAAGTTCTACGGAGAAATCTCTGGTGTAACTACATCTGATGACGACATTGACTTCTCTGCTAAGGCAGGTGTTAAGTTCGTTTTCTAAACGCATCTATATAAGATGAATCCAAGGGACTCTATGAGTCCCTTTTTTATTCTACTAAACTATTATGAATTTTACTGTTTACACACGAGACGGTTGTCCTTACTGCACTCAAATCAAACAAGTATTAGAAGGAAAAAAATATAATTATCGGGAATACAGATTGGGGGTTGACTTTCAAAGAGAAGCATTCTATAATCAATTTGGAGAGGGATCAACTTTCCCTCAAGTTGTATTAGGTGGCACCAATCTTGGTGGTTGCACTGATACAGTTCGATACCTTCGTGAAAACAACCTTATCTGATGGAAGAATTTTACGGTCTTGTTGAATCTGCTATTGATGCTGCGTTTGAAAAGAATATGTTTCTCTTCAAACCGTATAATTATTTGACTCACAGCAAGATTAAACGTAAAGAAATACAAGAGTTCATTGATAGCACAACTGCTAAGGAATTAGCATTGACTATTTCTGATCTCGATGCATATGTCAAGGGTGGATCTGACTCTTATCATCAGTTACTTCGTGAAGCATATGGGCATCTTGGTAAACCAAAAGCAAGGAAAATTTCAAAGTACTTGTCACAGATTTTGATAGATGCTCGGCAATACGAATGGTATAAGAGACCAGGTCGTAGGAAAACCTCTAAATAAAAATAGCTAAGGAGAGTCCTATGGAAATTGCACTTGTAGTATTAACAACAATCGGTGCTTTTATTCTTGGTATAACCGTCTCTTGGTTAGCGAAAGGGTACGTTGAAGATTACATCGAAAACGCTGCCTATGCAAAATCGGTCACACATCCTGAGATGTTTGATGAAGACGGTGACATGATTCATGATGAACTAATCTATATTCGACCAGACTATAGGTTCTTACAACATGAAGATGACGATGACGATGATGATTAACAAATTATGCCTACACGATCAATTGAAAACAGTAACTCTAGGTTACTAATTAGTGAGATCCTAAGAAAGGTCTCAAATGCTAAAACTAAAAAAGAAAAAGTTGACTTGCTGAAGAAACACAACACTCCCGCACTACGTCAACTAATGATCATCAACTTTGATGAGAGTATTGTATCAGAACTCCCCGAAGGTGAGGTTCCATACACTCCTAACGATGCCCCTGTAGGGACAGATCATACTAGACTTGAACAAGAATACAGAGGACTATACAGATTCTTCAAAGGAGGAGACAATCGTCTCAAGTCTTTGAAGAGAGAGTCCATGTTTGTGCAACTTCTAGAAGGATTGTCTGCTGAGGAAGCAGAACTTTTGGTTCTATGTAAGGACGGAAAGATGGGAGATAAGTATAAGAGAATCACTAAGGCAGTAGTTTCTGAAGCATTTCCATCTATTGAATGGGGAGGCAGAAGTTGAAAGGAGTTCGAGTTTTCAAAGAAAAATGCACTCCCGATGATGCAAAAGATAAATCATTACCTTACACCGCCTATTTGGTTGAGTATAAGGTAGATGATAAACCTGCGTTTGATATTGCAATCGCAAGTAAAGCAGTAGATCTTTTTGATTATTACTATGATCTTTATAAAAAGAACTTTGTAAAGTTTACACAATCAGAAGGTAGAATTAACCCTAAATTATGGAACGATCCAACACAGAAGAAAGGCAAGCGAAACAAAAGATGAGCGTCTACTTTGACCGTAGAAAAGCACTCGATGCAGAGGAAAAGAAAAAGAATGAAGAAGCAGCAAAAGCAGTTGCTAGAGTAGTTCAATTCTTTGTTCAACCTGCGATTGTTATGCTACTATGGAATTGGTTGATGCCAGGTTTGTTTGGTCTTGCCACTATTGGATATCTAAAAGCGTTTGGTTTGTATCTGATGTCTAAAATTTTATTTGGAAAGTATGAGTAAAGTATGTTTGATATCTGTGACTCCTGATGCAGAAAAAACTATCGGGTATGTTGCTAGGGTGAGTAATCCTAAAAACCAAGAGAACCCTGATGTCGGGGGTTTACTTAAGTATTGTATTAAGCACGGTCATTGGAGTGTCTTTGAACAAGCGTTCATGACTCTAGAGATTAACACGACTCGTGCTATTGCTGCTCAAGTCCTAAGGCATAGGTCGTTCACATATCAAGAATTTTCACAGAGGTACGCTGACTCTTCTCTACTTGCAGATAGCATCCCTCTTCCAGAACTACGTCGTCAAGACGATAAGAATAGACAGAATAGTATTGATGATGTAGATCCATTTATCAAACAGGACTACGAGTTAAAAATGCAAAGGCATTTTGTAGATGCAATGAAACTCTATAAAGAAATGCTTCACTCAGGTATTGCAAAAGAATGTGCTAGAATGGTATTGCCTCTAGCAACACCAACTAAAATGTATATGAGTGGATCACTTCGCTCATGGATTCATTACATTGATCTGCGTTCTGCTAATGGAACACAGAAAGAACATATGAAAATTGCAGAAGCATGCAAACAACATTTCATATGTCAGTTCCCAATCATCTCCAAGGCACTTGATTGGTGTCCTGATGATGATTGTAAATGTTCTGATGAAGACTACTACAATGACCTACAACCCTGTTTGAGGATAGATTAATGCCTACTTACCCAGTGATAAACAAAAAAACTGAAGAGAAAAAAGAACTCCACATGACCATGAAAGAATATGATCAGTGGAGAAAAGATAATCCCGATTGGGATAAAGACTGGCAAGCAGGTGTTGGAGGTATGACCTATGGTCAACCTAAGATGGAGGACGGATTCAAAGAAGTCATGTCCAAAGTCCAATCAGCACATCCTAAAGCGAATCTATCTCGTTTCACATAATGGCAAAAGCAAGAAAAGGAACTAACTCTCCTAAAACTTTCCCCAATGGTATGTCGAGGAAACACATGAAACGTAAGAAACCTATCGACTCATCATACATGACAGAGGTTAAACCTCTGACAGATAATCAGACACTAGCATTTGCTCAGTATGCTGAAGGTAAGAACTTGTTACTGCATGGTGCTGCAGGAACAGGTAAAACTTTTATTACTTTATATCTTGCTTTGCAAGAAGTGCTTGACGAAAACACAGCGTATGATAAAATATACATTGTAAGGTCTCTAGTTCCTACTAGAGAGATTGGTTTCCTACCAGGTGACCATGAAGATAAATCTGCACTATATCAGATTCCATACAAAAATATGGTAAGGTATATGTTTAGTATGCCTGATGACAACTCCTTTGAAATGTTATATGATAACTTACGAGCACAAGAAACTATTTCGTTTTGGTCTACTTCTTTTATTCGTGGAGTCACTCTTGATAATGCTATTGTTATTGTCGATGAGTTCAGTAACTTAAACTTTCATGAGTTGGATTCTATGATTACCCGCATAGGTGAAGACAGTAAGATTATGTTCTGTGGTGACATTACCCAGTCTGATCTTACACGAGAGAATGATAAGTCTGGTATCTCAGACTTTATAAAAATCCTACAGGAGATGAATGAGTTTTCATGCATTGAGTTTGATATCAATGATATCGTTCGCTCAGGACTTGTTAAGTCTTATCTCTTGTCAAAATATAATCTTGGTTTCTAATGTTTAAATTCGTTGATGTTGGTAATATTTCAGTTGAAGTAGAACCAGTAAGTAAAGATGGAGTACGTTTCTATCCTATTCCTGGTGCGGATAAATATTATCCAAGCGTAACCTCAATCACATCGTTTAAGAACGCACAGTTTTTCAAAGATTGGAGAACCCGAATAGGTGAGGACGAGGCAAATCGCATCACTGCTAGAGCAACTCAACGAGGAACAGCATTTCATAACATTGCGGAAGATTATTTCAAAGGTGAATTAAACCTTGACAGATACTTGGAAAATACTCCATTGTCTGTTAGAATGTTTCAATCAGCAAAGTCTACACTAAACCGAATCAATAACATTCATTGTCTAGAGACATTTCTCTATTCACACTATCTTGGTTTAGCAGGTCGAGTAGATTGCATTGCTGAGTTCGATGGCGAGTTGGCAGTGATCGATTTCAAAACGTCCACTAAAGAAAAAAAGGAAGATCATATCGAGAACTATTTTGTTCAAGAAACTGCATACGCAGCGATGTTCCTAGAACGTTCAGGAATTGAGGTCAAGAAAATTGTCACACTTATCGCCACTGAAGAAGGATCTATTCAAGTATTTGAGAAGTACAATCTTGATGACTATTTACAGTTACTTAAAACCTACATCGAAGAATTTGTTAGGGGAAGACATGCCTAAAGAAAAACTTGAGGATAAATTTTTAACACCTACCAAATTCTCACAAGAGATTGAAAGGTTAGTTAAGAAAAGTAATGGTCTCATTACATATATTGAAGCAGTAGTTACATACTGCCAAGAGAATGAGATCGAGGTAGAGACAGTTCCCAAACTGATTTCTAAACCGTTGAAAGAACGTTTGCGTCACGAAGCACAACGTTTGAATTATATGAAAGCATCTTCTAAAGGAGTATTACCACTGTGACAGGGTTTGAAGTGTATAAG